TCCTTATTATATAAATTGACAATTTTCAGGAGGACAAATAGATGGCAATTACAGCTGCTATGGTAAAAGAGCTGCGCGAGATGACCGGCGCAGGCATGATGGATTGTAAGAAGGCATTAAACGAGACGAACGGAAACATGGACGAGGCGGTAGAGTTCCTTCGCAAGAACGGCCAGGCTAAGGCTGAGAAGAAGGCAAGCCGTATCGCAGCAGAGGGTCTGTGTGCTGTTGTTGTCTCAGATGACAATAAGAGCGGAGCTGTAGTAGAGGTTAACTCTGAGACAGACTTCGTTGCAAAGAATGATACTTTCCGTGAGTTCGTTGGCGCTGTTGCAAAGCAGGCGGCAGGAACAAACGCTTCCGATATGGATGCATTTATGGCAGAGGCATGGAATGAGGATTCTTCCAAGTCTGTTCAGGAAGCACTTGTAGAGAAGGTTGCGGTTATCGGCGAGAACTTAAAGATCCGTCGTTTTGAGAAGCTTTCCGCAGAGGATGGCTGTGTTGTTTCCTACGTACACGGCGGCGGACGCATCGGCGTTCTTGTTGCTGCTGAGACTTCTGTAGTTGACGATGCGGTTAAGGAGGCTCTTAACAATATCGCAATGCAGATCGCAGCATTAAATCCGAAGTATGTAAGCCGCGCAGAGGTTAGCGCAGATTACATCGCACATGAGAAGGAGATCCTTCTTGCACAGATCCAGAATGATCCTAAGGAGTCACAGAAGCCTGAGAAGGTTATCAACGGAATCATCGAGGGACGTATCAGCAAAGAGCTCAAGGAGATTTGCCTTGTGGATCAGGTATTCGTAAAGGCTGAAGACGGTAAGCAGAGCGTTGGCAAGTACTTAGAGCAGGTATCTAAGGCTGCAGGATGCACAGTTTCCGTTAAGAAGTTCATCCGTTTCGAGACCGGCGAGGGACTTGAGAAGAAGAACGAGGATTTCGCAGCAGAGGTTGCTGCACAGCTCGGAAGTTAAGTACGTCAGCAAATTCTTAATCAAAATGTTCCAGAAAGTCAGTAAATACGCTGAATTGGAGCTAGTTTCGTATGATTTGGTAAATTGAGTATAGTATCATAAACTATCACAAAGTTGCATAACTTATCATAAGGTTTTGAGTAAAAATTGCGTAGTAAAATGCGTAAACCAAAAAGCATTTTCCATCAGCGAAAAATACGCAAATTTCTACAGTATCAATTTACGCATATGTAATACGGGAAATAGGGCAGCCGTGTGGTTGCCCTATTCTAAAAAATATAAAATAATACAGAAAAACTATTGACAATTATTACTGCATAATATATTATAGGTATATAGAATGAGGGAGAAGTATTTGATATAAAATATATTAAGTCTTAGGAAGTTATAGGGCATGAAATTGTATCTCATAATTTTTGCAGTACGTTAAATTAAACCAAAGGAAAATGATTACAAATTAGAATGTGGAGGACGAAATGGGCGAGCTTAAATTATTAAACAAATGTCCGGTATGTGGGAATGAATTAGAATACTCAGCTTTAATGCAGTATTCAAATATCTTTAAAGTTTTGCAAAACGGTAAACTATCAAAAAATCGTATACGAAAAGAAGATAATGGCTCCATGGAATGTGGTTATTTATCATGCGTAAACCGAGATTGTGATTTCGTTACGGACTGTGAATTAAGATGTAAAACATATCCAGAAATTAAAATTGCCTATGATGATGGTGGTAAGTTATACTATAAAATTGAAAATAATTAGAAAGATTGGGTGATAATGTAATGAATGCAAATCAAATAAGGGTAAAAGATTTACTCTATATGGAAACTGAAATTATAAATAAAATCCACTGTGAAATTGAGGAAACATTGCGAGGTCATGGAAGGAAAAATGAAGATTTAAGAGAATCACTGGATTACACACTTGATGAAAGATTTTCGCATATGCGGGAAGCTGAAAAAATAAAGGGATAGCAATTAAGCTATCCCTTGTACTATTCAACGATATCTAACCGTTCCTTTATGCAGTCTATGCACAACTCTTCACCATCAAATTCGAATAATTCTCCTGGCTCAAGTTCCTCACCACAACAATCACACTCATAAATTTTTACATGCCTGTTTGGACACGAAGAACCCATGCATGGATATAATGGTGCTGCACATGCAAGACATTGATTTTCGTATCTTATCATTTGTTATTTCTCCACAATGACATCTGCATAACCATCTGCAATGAGCAATTTATCTACAGATTCTTTATATTTCTTAACGTAGATTTTGGTTTTAATAAAATATGCACGATATTTTGCTTGTCCATTTTCAAGACTAATATCTGCCTGTTCCTCAATTTTTGTAGCGATAAATGTTTCCATAAATTATTCCTCCGTCACATTAGTAATTTCATCAACAATTGTTGGAATTACATCGGTTAAAATGTTATCAATATAATCACTCAGCTCAGCACTCTTTTTAACTAACGCAGAATTTTGCTCATTTAACCACTCAATTGCTGCATTAGGCGTTGTAAGACACTCATCGTACACATAGAAATTAACAACATCGTCGCTATTTTCATACTTTCTTTCTTCGACCACCACATTTTTACGAATGTAAGCATAATCGTTATATGCAACAACAGTCTGTGGGTACACTGTGCTCTCGCTCTTTTTCCATATTAAATTTGACATTATTGTTCCTCCTATCATAATTAGAAATGCGTTTCTTTAATTTACCAAAATCAACTTTTGGTTTTATATACTTTTCATATGCTGAATATGTATCAGTTGATTTTATCCATCCTAGATAGGATAGCATCTGTTTGCAATCATGGATTGTCACCTTATCCTTTTTACTCATTTTATTTGCTTTTCTACAGGCTTTGAAGTATATGCTCCTTCTCAATGTAGTCCGGTTTCTATAAAACCTAAATCCCATAAAATCTAAAAATCTGCCTTTTTCTTCACCAGTCTTTCTATCTATATAATGAAATCTAAACACTTGCCAATTTTGTTTTATTTCCAGACCTAATTCAGTTTTAAGATAACATTCTATCGCGTCTTTCATTTGATGCAATTTCTTCTTGTTTGAAGCAAATATAACCATATCGTCCATATAGCGCATATAATATTTAGCACCAAGTTCTTCTTTGATATAATGGTCTAAATCTTGTAAGAACCAATTGGCGAGCCATTGAGAAGTATAAAAGCCTAAAGGTATGCCGGATTCAGTGACATCTATTATTTCAAAAAGGATTTTCAAAAAACGTTCATCTTTAATTTTCCGTCTCAATTTTTCTTTTAGTATATCGTGTGATATGCTATCGAAAAATTTTCTAATGTCCATTTTGAAACAATATTTTATATCTTTACCACCATTTGAAATCCACCGTTCAATATATTTCTTACCTTTATGACCGCCTCTTTGTGGAATAGAAGCGTAGGTATGTTCATACATTCCTTTTCTGAACATCGGCTGCATAACATTGACCACCATATGATGAACTACTTGCTCTTCAAAGGATGGTACAATTATCGTCCTTCTTTTTCTTGAAATACCATCATAGATTTCTTTAGGTGTATGTTTTCGATTTTTGTAATTTGCAGCGTATTCTTCAATTATCTTTTCATAATTTGGATTATTTAAAGCTCTTTTTACATCTTTTCTTTTTCTTTTATGCTTACTAGCATTTATGATTGAGAGCCGGATATTTTCTTCTGATATAAATTTTTCGTATAAATTCTTGTAAGTTTTCAATTTTGTCTTATCCTCTGTACCACTTTCTCTATAAAATAGTTACTAACAGCATCTCTCAACGAGTTAATTTTCTCCAAGGGGAGAGGAATTGTGGCAACATTTAGTTTTTTATCCCAAGATTAGATAAGATTAAGACGCGCCAATGTTCCAGTTCGAATTAGAAACCGCATTGTTCAGATTCGAGTAGAAAGCCCCAACATGCAAGTCATTGTTGCAATTGCCACCGACATACGCAGTCGTTACCACAATCCCTTATTTAAAATAAATTTTTTAACAACTTAAAATAGGGGAAACGAATGTTTCCCCCTTGCTACATTTCATTCCGCAATTCCCTCTTCCTATGCTGAGAGAGGTTTGCAAGACAAAGACGCGCCAAAGCTCCAGCCCGAATGCGAAACCGCAACGTTCAGACTCGAGCAGAAAGCCCCAACACGCAAGTCATCGCCGCAACAGCCACCGCCACACGCATAATCTACTTGAGAATTGCTGAACCATAGACCATCACATTCATATGTAGAATCTGACCCACTAGCAGTTTGAGGGAATAATCCATATGCATTCATTGTAGAAGCTGAAATGTAACCTCCAGATGTGCCGCCAGGTGTTAAGCCAAGTGAAATATATCCAGTGCCATCCGTGTTGTATCCTGTAGTAGTTGAACCATCTTGCGTACCGTAAGTTAATTTTACTTTCTGCGTACCATTTGAGTTAATCCAACCACCAATTCTTCGCCACTGATTGCCCCACCAGTTTTCAATACCAAATACCTTAACGCCGACACCTGTTCCATTAGTTCCATAAAACAGACCTTTAGCATCCATTGTTCCGCTCTGTAATAAGTTACTAGCAGATGAACCACCTGTATAATATCCATTACCGAATACAGTCTGTGTATTTGTTGACTTACCGATAAGTGTAAGAAGATGATTGACCATAATTCTGTCACAAAGAAGCTCGGTATACCAAATAGTAGAACCACTAAGATTATTTGCTTTTGCATAAGTAATCTCATTTGTTCCGGTTTGTGTATTCATGATAGTTTGTCCGCTCAAGGAACGAACCTTGCTTGAAATAAGGGAACCGTTGTAGATTGGAAGATATGTAAACGGCATAATGTTTCCGGCACTATCCATATGAGCATATGCTTTATATGAACTATCAAGCTGCTTAGAACAAATATAGCAATACTGATATCCATCAGATTCATAAGTTTTAAACCAAATAGTAGGGAAACCAACCATTGCATTTCCTTCATATGAAGTATTTGAGATATCCGAAGAGCCGCCAGTCTTTTTCTTTGAATAATCATCTGGATTTAATTCGTAATCGACCGTACCATTGTATTTAAGCATACATGGTTTTAAATTCTTGATAAAGAAAGCGTCAGCCCATGAACCGTAATTAAACTTTCCAGTAGTATAATCCATATAGGCAGAAGAGTAGGATGCATTTTTGCAATCTGAAAGATAGGTAACTCTATTTGCCGGGTTGGAATTTGATTTTTCAATTTTAAAGCCATATAATTCGTAAAATGCCAATTCAACGGAAAATCCGCTATCAGCATAGGATGTAATGTCAATCTCTGATTCTGCTGTGTTATCTCCGTCTGTTGAGGATACAGTTGTCTTGCCTAACCACGCTGTTATAATGGTAGCCTGTCCCTCATTGTCGAAAGTTGATGATGAAGAAACGCCGCCAGAAGAAGTTGCTGTAACAGTTTTTCCAAACAGTGACGCTTCACTTGTACTTACGGTAAGTAAACCACCTGTCAGTACGGATACACTTCCGTTCGTTGGAACAGTTACAATATCATCAGTTGATACAGGGAACAGTGAGAAGTAATATCTTGTCTTTTCATTTAAGCCGGAAATAGTATATCCAGAAGATGAATACTTATCATGTGTAGTTTCTTCTACCGCAACCACTCCATCGTTAATGCTTGTAGGGTATGAGCCTTCCTTATAAACTAAGACCGTTTTAGCCCACGAAGCTGTATAATCTCCGTTATTTTTAGTTGCCGCTGGGTCAGTCCATGTAATTGTTACAGAGTTATTTGTTTTTGTGGCAGAAACAGAAGTACAATTATCTAACTGTATTGCCGCAGGTGTAGCAGAAGTTCTATTTGTTTCATTTGTATTTTCTGCATCATCTGTACTATATGGGAATAAAGCAATATAATATACAACGCCATTTGTCAATCCTGTAATTTCAAGACCTTCCGAAGCGTATTGATTTCGTACTTGACTATCAATAACAAGTGTTCCGTCATCCGGGGAAGTTGGATATGAGCCTTCCTTATAAACAACTTTTGTTCCAGCCCAACGACATAAATATGCGCCAGAAATTATTACATCCTCTGGGTCTGTCCATGTCAAAATGATTTTCTTATTTGATGGCTTTGCTGTAATGTTGGTCACGTCCCCTGGTATTACGGCAGAACCGCCTGTTTTAATTTTGTTCCAATTTTCTCCGTCATTATATGCAAGCTCATTATTATAGTATCTAATACCATGAGCACCATCTTCGCTGCTGACAGAGACATCTCCATGTTTTGCTAGTAATGTAGATGCAGTAATGGATTTTGTACCCTTTGCTGTATCTAACAGTAACAAGTCAGAATCACTAGCAGATTCTACTTGTGATAAATCAGTAATTTTCTTTGAATCACTCATAAATTATTATCCTCCATTATGTCATATTAACCTTCCACCAAACCAAAAGATTATTTCCATCATCGGTCACGAGTTGAACGTTATCGTCTGTTGTTAAGAACTGCGTTACTTCTCCGTTAATTAGGTAATCTTCAAACTTATCCATCTTATTCTCAAGAATTAAAAGCTCATTAGTAATAACCTGGTTTTCTACAGGATTAGTGGAAACGGTCGAAAGACTACTATCGACAATTCCTTTGGGAAAGTGTTCAGACATGTACTTTATAATTTCTTGTGTGTATATCTTTAATCCATCAAAATCTAAAAAAGCCATGCTTATACCTCGCTTATTATTCTTCACTTGGGAAGATTATTTGTTCATATCTTTCAACTCTATCTTTTAATGATTCGATTTTTCTGGTAATAACTTGGTTTTCAACTGGGTTAGTAGATGAAGTCGAAAGACTATCATCTACTTCCCAAATAGAAAGGTGTTCAGACATGTATTTTTTGAGTTCACTGGTAAATTGCTTTAATCCATCAAAATCTAAAAAAGCCATGCTTAATACCTCATTTAATGCTGATTATTGTGTGACAATAGTTGCTCTGAATTACTCGAAAAGACCTGTAATATCATCTTCCGGAATAACTTCAATATCCCCTGGCTGAACAGCAGAAGCGGCAGTAGCTCTAAGCTCTGTAATATCGCTTTCCTGTACAGCTGAATCAGCAAGACCAAGTGATGTCTGTACTGTATCGCTCAATTTAGCAAGGGTAACGTTCTTGTCGGCAATCTTAGCCGTAGTAATTGCGGAATCAGCAATCTCAGCTGTGCCAACAGAACCAGCAACAATGAGAGCTGAGATTACATTATCAGCAGAAATTGAGAGCTGAATCTGAGCTGCGTTCTTCTCAGCGGTATAAATATCAACGAGCTTATCAGCCGGAATATATAACTTGCTTGCTTCTTTATTTGCGATTGTTAATACGATGTAAGTACCCGGAGTTGTCGGAGCGCCCTCACCTGTAGGAAGAGTGTCCGCAGTATAAGTTTCAACTGTACCACTAGATACAACCATATCCTTCGGGATGTCGATTACTGCAATTTGAGTAGTACCCTGCTTAACTGTGTAAGATTTAGCAGCACCCTCAGACGTAGTATCCGTTGTGATTGTTACGGCTGAATCTGTTTTAATATTGTCAACAGCGCCCTTAACCTCATTTACCGCACTTACAACATTATCCTTGGCAGTTGTAGTTAAGTTCTCTAAAGAACCAATTTCTGCTTCTACCTCGCTCTTTGCTGTGCTAACGTCTGTTGATGTAGCGATATCTGTAGCTTTAATGCCAGAATCTACTACAATGCCATCAGCGCCGATAGTAACAACGTTACCTACAACACCACCGTTAATCTTCTCCAGGAGATTAGATAAATCCTGCTTTGGAAGTGTAATAGTGAAATCCGGTGTAGCATCACTAGCTGGTGTTTCTGCTTTGTAGAAGTTTAATGTCTGACCACTAATCTTCACTGTTTTTAATGCTTTTGCTTCGCTCTTTGAAATTACGCCCTTGATAAGACCGTCATAAATCTTCAAACCTGCGATGTCCAAATACTGTACTGTAGCCATATAATGACCCTCCTTATAAAAAATGTTTAAAAATATGTATAATAAAAGAGAGCATCAAAATTGATGTTCTCAGTTATTCGAATAATGATTCAATTGTAGATGTGGAAATCGGTTCAACATCTTCATCGTTTGAACCACCTCCACCGTTATCGGAAGATGAAATATCCCATTCATCTTTCCCAGAAAGTACATAACGCTTACCCGCCGTTGTTCTTGCTACGGAACCTTGTCTGCATGGAGTTGATAATTTCAAATCCCCTGTTCCAGATTTCTTGCTTGTTGGTAACATCGCTAAATCTGATTCATCATCTAAAGCAAACACACAATGGCGCGTTGTATTATTTCTATTTATTTCATATGCACTCATATAATACCTCGCTTTCACTCTATGGTGTAATTTGAAGAACTGTTACATTCTCATCAAGTTTCTGCTCAATTGCTGAAATTCTATTGGTAATTTTAGTTAATGAATCTAAAATATCATTTATTTTTTGCGTATTGTCTGAATCGTATTTTTCAACGTCATCAATACGTGATATGATATCCGATAAATCAGAATTGATATTTTTAATATCAGTTTTGATTGCTTCACCATCTTCATATGTTGTTGCTCCAATATCAGAGCATGTAATATTTACATTTCCATTACGATATGTTGTTTCCTTTTCACCTTTAATACCAACAACCAAACTTCCGGCAAGACAATCCCAATATCCATCATAGGTATAATATACATTAGTACCTGCTGGACAAACCACGCCAGCTCCTTCTTTGAATGTTGAATCTGTTGTAAATTCATTGCTAATATTGAACATATATCCAGGTTGTTTTTCTTGGGTAGCCAATTGTTCATATGCAATTGTCCCCATTGGAAGTAATGCGCCCGAAAGACCTTGTGAAATAGATTTTGATTGTTCGTAATAATATTTAGCATTGTCAACAGAATCATTATCTCGATATGAATTACCCGTACCAACTGCGTATGATTCAGCTTTTTGTGCATTATCAAGAGAAGAAAGTTCAGTCTCTAAAATAGTAGTCATATACTGCTTTGCTTTGTCCTCAGAATCCTTGGCATTAGATTCGGAAGTCTTTGCATTTTTTTCTGATAGACCTGCGGCTTGTTCACTTGATTTAGATTCATTTTCAGAACTCAGTGCGGCAGCGGCAGAGTTGGCAGCTGCATCTTCGGAGTTTTTGGCGTTTTCCTCACTTGTCTTTGCATTAGTTTCAGAATCCCTTGCTGCATCTGAATAATCTTTGCTTAACGATGCACTTGAAGCACTTTCTTGCTCTGAGTGTTTTGCATTTGTTTCTGATGAATTAGCAGCTTGCTCACTTGATTTTGAATTCTGTTCAGAAGCTAAAGCGGCAGCGGCAGAGTTGGCAGCTGCATCTTCGGAGTTTTTGGCGTTTTCAGCGGATTTTGATGCATTGCTTTCAGATTCACTTGCGTTGTTTGCATCTATATTTGCGTTCTCAGCATATGTTCTACATTCCTCTATAACTTCCTCAAATGTAATATAATCATGGCTATCTATATAAACCCAATCACTTGGTTTGGGTTTCTTTCTAACGGCAATTTTAAAGCCATATAAACATTTAGTGCCATCTGATGCCACAATTTGTACATAGCCTGTTATAGCATATGGCTCAACAAGCAAATCGTTTGGTATCTTTACGCAAAGAATACCGTTATCATAAGTTGAATTAACTACATATGCTACTTCTGATGCTGAATTAAAAAACTGTACTTGATACGCAGCTGTGATTCTCGAATCGTTAATATAGATGTATACATCTTTATCAAATTGCACAAGGTTTGAAAGTGTATTTCCATTTAGGTCATAAACCGAAATATCTTGCATCAAAAATCACCACCTTATATAAATAAAAATCGTGTTTTATCAATTACATTACTCAATATCTTCATCGTTATCATTCAATTTGCCATCCACAGGTAAACATCTCACTTTCTTCATGAGTGTAGAAACATATCCGTTACCGTGGCGTTCGTCATGATATACCTCATATAATTCTTCCAAAGCTCTGAGCTGTCTAATTGTAATTGATTTGTTAGATATTGCAGATTCTCCGGCTTGCACGATATCATGTCTCATTCGCTTCAATTCGACATTATCTTGCTCATCCAAAGATTTCTGAATATTAGTTAGCTGTTCGCTAATTTGTTTTAATTGCGCTTCATGGTTCTGCACCATTTTCTTCAAAGCGTCACTTTCATCTTTTACAGTGCGTGATGCTTCAAATATCTTATAAAGTTTTTTAAGTCCAAACACGATAACTCCAATAATTGTTCCGATAACAAGAATCCATGCAATAAGTGTTCCGACTTGAATTGAAGATAAGTATTTAATAACATCACTCTTATCCATGTTTTCCTCCTATAATTAAGGCGGCATAATAGCCGCCACTCTTAAACTTTCGTTTTGGAGTTACTTTAACAATGCTGACATTTTACTTTTTGATGCATTTCCATAAACTCCATCAACTATCAATTTATATTTTGTTTGGAAAGCGCGCAGAGCATAATCTGTATTTTCGCCAAAACTTTCATCGACAGTTAAAACCTTCCCATTTTTCCCCTTAAAACCAAGATACTTCAAATCTTGCTGTAAATAGCCCACCTGTTTTCCAGTGCTGCCTTTTTTCAAATTAGGTGTTGCACTTGCCAAAGTAGGAATATCGCTTTTCTTATCTGCATTAGTAGCTTTAGCACTATCGCTTTTTACTGTAGTCGTAGACTTATCATATTTTGGTCTGCCATATCCGGCAATTCGACTATAGTTCAAAGGATAATCCTTGTATGCTACGCCGCCGCCATTGGCAACTACCGTATTGCCACCACTTGTATTACCTTCGATTGTATATACTCTTGTGCTTGTAACCTTATATACAAGTCCAGTATGGCAAATATTACCAATCTCTTGTTTCGTGCCAGACTTTACAAAGAAAATCTGGTCGCCAACTTCCGGCGTTTCACTTGCCTTATGCCAAGCTCCCTTTTTGCTATACATTGTCGCAGAAGCAACAGTATAGTCATCAAAATTACCACCAAGAAGTGATTTAGCCGTTGCAATTCCATATGCTGTATAAAAACACCAATCTACAAAAGCATCACACCAATATGCAGGGAAATCCATTACTGCCGGATAAACTTTGTGCATATCCCTACCATATTTTGTGTAATTGTCACTTCCTGCACCTTCGGTCTTTTTATCCAAAACTGCTGGATTCTTCTTATATGCGGTTGCCGATTTTTCGAGATAACCAACCTCATTCTGTGCAATCGCAATTACTTTATTAACCGTATTAGCCATATTATTTCCTCCATATAAAAAGAGAGCAGTGGTTTACTGCTCCCTTGGGATAATTAGATTACTCATCTGTATTTTCCTGGATAATAGCTCGTAATGTTTTGAGCGCATTGTTAATCTCTGAATCAATCCAACTGATTAGTTCCTCTTGATTTGTAACATTATTCAAAATAGGATAATCGTCAAAGATTTTCTTGATAACCTCGGAGCGCTTAATTTCGCCAGCTTTTACCCAATTTTCATAATCTTCCTCTGCATCTGTAATCATTTTCAAGATTGATTCACTGATTTGCTTTTTGGCAATTGCAACTTTCTCGTCTGTACTCAGTGAGAAGTATGCTTTTACCTTTTTATAAACAGCAATCGCCAATCCAATAATTACAATAATCAAAGTCCAATTATCATTGATAAACGACAAGAAATTTTTAATGCCAGTCAAAATATTCATATTACTTCCTCCAATCAACTAACAGATTCCTCAACATCTTCCTCAATACTTTCATCGACACTATCTGCATCCATCATTGCTAAATCATATGTAATGCCGCCAACTGTGTTTTCTTTTGTTGATTTCACTGCATATATAAAGAACGTAATGATTTGTGCCGCAATATCAGTGACAAGAACGCCTAAATATGATAAATCTGCAAAATGCCACATTGCAACCATAGCAAAAATCAATATGACATTGAGCAGTAAGAATAAATAGAGCATTACAAGTTTTGTTGTGGAAACCTTTTTAATAATACTTGTCCTATATTTATTTCGTTCATCTTTCAAAAGTTGAATTCTCTTGAGGGATTCATTATTTTTTTGAATTTTCTCAAGTTTTTGCTGATATTTCTTTTCAGACATATTCCGCATTATTCATCACCTTCTGATTTTTTATTTTTGGTATCTTCATGTGAACACAAAATAGACTGTAGTAATATAATATTGTTTGCTGTTAATACGTCATACTTTCCATTATCGTCATAATCAAAAGCACTTTCATCAATTGTATAAATATCTAACTCAATCTCAATATTTAACAAATCAGCAATGGTATCATAAAACTCTTGGGATACAGATTTATCAACCATAGGCAATCCGTTTGTGGACACTTTAACGTTACCGTCACTATCTTTTAACATATTGTCTGAGTATGATTCTATAATTTTTTTCAATTGTGCTTCATAAATCTGATATTCCGTTGTAGCCAACATTATATTACGCGTAATAGCGTAACTAATCTTCTGAGGGAGCTTTTTATCAACAAAAAAACTCAACTCATTAACAAGCCTAATCAATGTATGATTTGTCATTTTCATGTTCAAATCTCCTTTCTATCTTCAATTATTTGCCTTTCCCAAACTATCCAAAATCTCATTCAACTGAGATTTCAATTCGTTAATTTCTTTGTGTTGTTCTTGGATAAGAGCAAGCATGGGTGGAATAACATAACGCTCATTCCAGTTTTCTGGTTGTCCATTTGGGTTATATTCTGTAGCAATTGGATAATATTCGTCCATTTCTTCCGCAATAAATCCGCATACTAGCTTATTGTATCTCTTGTCATCATCGTCAAGATAATCAAAATTATAAATATATTGCCGGATTGGAAGGTCGTACAACTTGCTAGGCTTCAATGTTTCGTCAACAATGTCTGATATATCATGCTTATATCGCTGAGAAGATGATGTTAATTCCGCTAACCATGCGTTAGTTCCATCTTGCATTCGTATATTTGCCGTTGAAGTGGAAGTATGTTTTTTAATACCGTTTGCACTTATTTCATCATTCAATGTTACTTTATCACCAAAAGTGCTAGTTCCATTGAAAGTATTGTTTCCACTAAACGTGTTGTTAGATGCTTTTTTAGCATAAAGCGATAAATCATAACTTGGGATTATTTCTCCAAATGAAACACCATTTATATACAAATTATCATAGCCGAATTTTGCGTTATTCGGAGTAGTTATTTGGATTGAGGTATCATCTATGACAATCCCAGCGGCTAAATTGCCACCCGATGTATAACCAAATTCTATACCGCTGCTACTAGAATCTATAACAAAATATAAATCTGTTTGACCCCATGTTGGATTATTCATATATGAATTAACCTTAAATGTTTTTGTAAAGTTTCCATTGTTTACTGTCAAATTTTGAGCAATTACGTTAGCTGTACTAATCCAACTATTACCGATACTTGTACTCCATTTTTGACCATAACTATCTGTCAACTGGCTTACATCAGTAGGGATAGTAGGAGAGTTACTAACTTGTGACCATTCTAAAGTCACGTCAGAACCAAACGTAAGTGTACTTCCATCAAATTTTAATTTATCTCCAATATTAACATTACCAGTCGCAGTTACAGTAAATTTATTTGATACTGATAATCCGCTTGTTCCAAAATACATTCCACCAGCTTGTCCCCATGATTTATTACCATGCCAAATAGATGTGCTGTTAATGTTCCAACAAGCGATTGTTCCCTCAGATGTCGCAGTCAACTTATCTGCTGTAATGTCGCCAGTGATAGAAGCACTTGTGGCAGTCAATTTCCCATCCTTAGTAACAGTGAAAAGGTCTGTTATTGATAAATTACCTTCATTGTCTACTTTAAACTTATCAGAAATAGAAATTCCATTTGTGCCAAAGTACATACCGCCAGAAGTTCCATAATTTGCATTACCTCTATATATAGAGCTTCCGTTCACATACCAACTTCCGATTTTACCTGTACCATCACTTTTGAAATATGTTGCTCCGTTTTTGCCTAGTGCAATATAATCTGTTCCCACATATACACCATCTTTGTCGGTGTTATATGCACTATGACCATTAGAATACAACTTTCCGGCAGCAATAACAAAACCAGATTCTCCACCAATATATCCGCTATCAGCTGTTATTGACCCTTTAACAGCAAGGGTATCTCCGTCATACTTTATTTTTCCACCAGCAAAATTGAATTTGCCACTTTCCAAATTGATGACTGAACCAGAGGTATTATCTACATCTCCATCTTTGCCGTTATACATCTGGTCAATAATATAACCCGTTGTAACGCATTTTCCGTCAATTGTGGTAGTGCCTTTTGCAAGTCCTTCAAACTTTGCATACTTCGCCGTAATTGAATTTACATCCACAGTATCAAGAATGATATTGCTAACTCGTGTGCCAAACATTTCACTATTCAGCAACTTTGCCAACATTGTATTGCTGATTGTTACATCAATATCGTCTGATTCGCCATATGTACCATCTGAACCACCACTAGAACTACCAGAACCTCCATTTGTACCAGCTGACGCAGAAAGACCAAGTAAATCCTCAAGGTCTGAAACCTTCGTCTTTGAGCGGATGTAATTACTAAAAGTCATGGTAAATTCTTTAGAAGAGGGCAGTAGTGGATTGAATTTATAACCAACCAATCTCAGCTTCATATAGGTATTGTCTTTATACTGTACTAAGATATAATTGCCAGGAATAAAATGTTTCCACAACGGTTGAAATTCAACCAAGCCTAAAAGATTATCAGAATCTACGGCGAATGTTAATTGTGGTCTACATAGAGTAGATAGCTTTTCTATGCCATCGTCCAATAGCTCGCTCATAATATCAATGGATTTACTTGAATCGTCTATTGATGTTACGAGAATATTTTCATTACTGTATGATGAATCTCTATATAATAGATAAATCTCTTTGCACTCATCTGCCGTGAAATAATTATCTACTGTGACATTCTTAACAATATTGACACGATTTGCCTGGCAATCAGTTTGTGCCTTTTTCAAAGAGTTAATTTCCGTTTGCAGACTATCTAAGTATTCATATGCTGATTGCCTATAATTATAATAGGTCATGTATTTATCATAGAAATAGTTGATTTCAGCGCCGCCAAATTGCTCTTTTTCATCGTCTGTGAGTTCCGACCATGTTTTAATTGTGTCAGCTTCGGCAGATGTTAAAATAACAGATTGCTCAGCGAGTATCTTCATATTAGAAGTATAAGTGTCAATCTTTGCTTGCAATTCGATTGTGCCGTACAATGTCCAATCAGTTTCCCATGCTTTGATTGCTTCTTTAAATTGAGCAATATCCTCATCAGTCCATTTTGTTTCATCTGAATAATAAGGATAAGTATGGCAGGCACACTCGATTTCAGTAATGGTATTCTGATATGCTTCATAATCATACCAATACATCGTTTGTTTGATATAAGATTCATTTACACTGCCATCGTCATTTACACCAGCTGTACCGTAATCTTCTTTATACAAAGCTATGAGAGAAGCCAATAGGTTCTTATATGTTGTCAATGCAGCCGTAAGCTCATCATATGTATATGTTCCCCAATCGGTTTTTAAGCTATCATTAGGCACACGGTACTGCAATTCTGTTATTTGTTCGCCATATGAGCTATAGTCCTTTGAATACTGAATATATTGTTGTCTCAGTGATTCTCTATATTCGATAAACTTCATATACTTTTCCGCAAGTTCATCGGATACATAGATACGCTTTCCGTTGCTATCTCTTGCATTTAACTTGTATGTAATATCATCAATATAAGCCAATCCAAAATTTACTTGTTCAATTGATAAATCACTCGCGCCAGTCACATATAAACGTGTCGTAAGTTGTTCATCATTTGAAGAAATATCCAGCGTATTTATTAAATTGTCGTAACTGAAATTGATTCCGGTATTTTCTCCGATTACACTAACGGGTGTCATATTCACTTTGCGATTAACTAAATCAAATGATACAATACATTCAGACGCTTCGGATAATGTATATGTTAGAAAAGAATATATTGTTTCATCCGTTTCAAATTGATATTTTTTATTCGCAAGAGTATAGTCGCCTTCTGAAACGCCGTATATTTCTCCAATATCCCAGGCTCCACCAATCTTATCTAATACGACAGATAATAAACTAAGTTGTTTCCTGTATTTCTTGTAGAATGTAATTAAGGTATCCACTCGGTCTAAGAAATTCGATAGAAGAGTAATGGAGATAAGTTTTTCACCAGATTCATCGTATGTAAATAATACATACTCTGTAAGTGAATAATCGGATATACCATTTGAATCAACTGTTTCCGTAACTTTATTTTTTAATCGTGGAATCAAATTAAATAGCTGCGATAACTCGCTAATAATTGATTCATCGGTCGTTGTCACTTGACCGCTTGCGTCCTTTGAACCATAATAACCATTGATATATTTCTCTTTTGCAATCTCAAGTTGCTCTGGGAAAGTATTATAAATCACAAGCCAATCGTATGGAATATTTGTATATGGATTCAATAAAGATTCTGTCTCGTCATCATCATAGGTTACAAGATATTCCTGTGATTCAGTCGTGCCCATATTTAATGAGAGAGAGCAATTCTTATCCTCTAATTCACAATCACAACTAAATGCAATCACAGTCTTTGTTTCCGTAATACCATTATTTTTTACGGATGGTTGCTTCATTTTGAATAGACCAATCTTTTCGACAAATAAATACATACCTTCTTGAATTGCTTCATAGGATGTCTGTATGTCATTAAGACTATTTGTTATTGTGAAATCAAGCTCATACTGTTGGTTTAGCCCGATAACAAGGCTTGTGTCATCTGTGTTTATGAATTCATCAAGACAACAAATGATTTTTCCGGATGGTTGTGCCAAAAAAATGCTTAATGGTTCGGGATTATTGTAAATATCTACATTAAACATAATTAAAATCCTCCCGACTTTCTCGGATGTCTAGCACTAATTTCTACTGTTGTAATGGTGCTATTGTTTTCCGGAATAAATAATAACTGATTTGCGCCATAAGCTAATCTAAACCAGTAAAATAAATAGGTTTCTGCTGATATAAAATTGTACTCATCGCTTGAAGGTACGGTTACGCCGATATCACTCATTGTAATCAAGTTACCATCTTGGTCAGTTATTTGCTTCTTTTGTGTATCAATAATCAATTTAGAAATTCCTTTTGGTAAGGTAATAACCATTGAATTGTTATTATCGGTCTTATTTTGAATAGTGATTTTTTCACTACCATTAAATACTCCGCTCGAATATATTGTTACCAGTGGTTTAACAAAACTATTCTTTTCAGAGGAATTATTATAAAAAGAACCAGAGGTAATATCATTATTCGATATAACATATTTATTTTTCACATATGGCGAAAATCCATATGGCGCATTACAAGTAAATGTCAAATACAAACCATAACAATCTTGTTCAAAAATGTATGGTTGAACATCTGTAAAAATTCCGAAATAATATGTATCAAAACTATCTTCAACAAACATCATATGAAGTTCTGCTGGCGTTTTGGGACTTTCCAACCATGCACGAATTTCGTCCACGTCATCTCCCGTAAGTCGCATTTCATCTGTATCATATATGTCTGGATTTTTCAAAACCAAAAAAGAGAGAATCAATACATCAGAATAATGAGTAGAGTAATGATTTGGAATTTCTCTTATTGCAGATATATCAGCCTTATCAATTTCCCTGCTGATAAATTGTTGAGAATCTTGCGGGTCATACATTTTTAAATCATAGTCTGAAAGCCAGCTTCCATTAAAAGCAAAATCTTCTCCTATCATTTTGCACGTTCTCCCTTCTAAAATAATTAAAATAGTGGGAATCACATTGAAGTGACCCCACTATCTGTAAGTTACACATATCTTTTCCCGCCGGATTTTAAGTATCCTTTGTAGATTTTTTCACTTGTGTAGTTATATGACTTTTCAAGAATATCTTTACTGAGTGCTTTCAAATCTTCCACGGTCGCAGCATCAGCACTACCTTCAATATTGATAAGGCTATCAAAATGTTGGCTTACCTCTGTCGCTGGGATTTCGATATCCGGAAAAGAGATGTCTGGCATGGTTATATTAGGTGTAGGTACACCTTTCAAAGCTAAGTCGTATAGTCTATCTGTCAAATATGACGGAATAACGCCATCGCCTTGCTCCAATGGAGTAATCATACCATCTTTTGTGACAATAATCTCATTACCTTTTTCGTTGGTAAGAGCATTGAGTTTCTTAGGAACATTTCTAGTACCAGAAGCATAAGCGGCTTGAATGCCGGAAGCTACAGGGTCAATACCGTAGTAGTCTAACAGCTTATTCATTGTGCTTACAATAGTACCAGCCGAACTAGAAGTTAGCTGGTTCGCAGTTGACATAAGATTTGCCAATTCAGTAAGATTTGAATTGATATTATCCCATTTATCATCAAAAGCATCCTGTAATGTATTTTTCAATTCATCCAGGGCATCTTGTGATAAATCAAAGATATGCTCATTGATAGTATCTTCTAACTCATCTTTTGCATCAGATAATTGTGCTTCATAGGTCGCACGTTTAGCTTTTGCTTCGGCTGTTTCGACACCCTCAAGAGCTGCAATCTCAGCTTCTAGTGTTTGAATATCCTTTGTTCTGTCCTTAATTGTCTTATCATATTCATAATAGGATTTCTTCGCGCTCAATGCATCATTTCGCGCATCAATTAAGTCCATAAGTGAATCTAACTCTGATTGTGCCATGTCTTTATACATGTCAACAATACTGTCAGAAAACTTTTTCATTGATGATGCAGAATCTAATAAGCTAACTTGTAACTCATTCAACTTTTCAGTATATTCATCTTCGGTATAAAAACCATCTGCGTATAACTTATTTAAGTTTTCGATATCTGCTTGATAATTTTGTACTTCTTTGCGCGCATTCTCATATTCGCTAACAAGATTAGCGACTTGAGCAACACCGTATTCAGTCAAATTATTATCATCATCAAAATACATATCATCATCAATCAATTCTGACAAACCGGATAGTACATCTTGAAATCTTTGAGCAGCTGCATGAGCCTTTTCAAATGTTCTCCAATATACATCGTCTCTTAACGAATCTTTGAGTTCTTCATTTTCTACAAGAAGATTATTGATAGAAGTGCCAAATTGATTGTATTCAGTAAGCCACTCATTAGCAGTTTTGCCGCCATAAACACCTTCTGAGTTAGAAAGCGCTTTTAAGTAATCAGCATATGCTTGAGTTCTTTCTTTCTGATATTGCTCAATTTGCTTACTGTTATTCTCCATCTGCTTCTCATAATCAGATACGCTCAAGTCTAAACCAAGAGCTGATTTATAATCTATTGAAGATTTATCATATGATTGTGCAGATTCTAGTAATGAAAGAATCTTTTCGACTGATTGATATGGAAGGTCGGCAATAGAATTATTTAATTCTACAATATCTGCTGTGAGATTATTGATAGAAGTATCATAATCATAGTATATTTCCAACCATTCATCGGCAGTTTTGCCGCCATAAACACTGTCGGCACTATTTAACGCTGTCCGATAATCGCTCCATGCTTGAGCGCGAAGCTCTTGATATCTAGCGATTTCAGCATTCAAATTCGCTATCTCAGTTAAATACTGGCTCTCTGTTTCTGTTAATCCTTTGGCGCTACTAATAGAAAGCAGAGACTTGTAATTATCTTTGATAGAATCCAACAAGTCAAGAACCTTTTCGAGATTGGTATACGGAATTTGCGCTATGGCATTATTCCATTCCTCTTGCTCAACTCTACATTCTTCGGCTTTATTAGAGTAGTCATTCATTGTCTGAATGGCATCTTTATATTCCTGTGAATCAGTTGTCCAGTATCCAGCTGCTAAATTTGCCTGTATCTGTTGTGAGATAGCAGACGCAGCTTGGCTATAAAGCGATTGGTCTGTCTTGCTCTGATTGATTAAATTCTTATAATCAGATGCGGTTAATGACAAACCTCTTGTCGTTTTAAGAGATTGAGCTGTGGTAATTTGAGCAGTTTTTGAACTATTCTCATTCAGCTTATTGGTATACTCTTGCTCGACATTGCTAACCATTTGTGTACCAATGGCGGCTTTTTCTGCAATAGCTGTCTGCTCATCAATTTCTTTCTGGGCTTCTGCTTGTGCTTTGCTTTCAATTGCATTATTGTAGTCAACACATGCTTGGTAAAACGCTTTGGTTACATAACCCTTTGAATAGTATTTCGCAAGTGCGGATATTACCGATGCACTAATAGCCACACCGGATTTGGCGGCTTTTCGTGCAGCTTCAATCTTTTTCTTAACAGCTGCTTGCGTTGCTGAATCAAGTTTCTTATACTTGCTCGTGCCAGCATTTTTCTTTAAAATAGTGCTTTTATTACTACTAACCTCAGCAGAATATCTATTGATTTCTGCATCGTCATTTGACAATATAGTATCATACTGAGCTGCTTGTTGTGAAAGATAGCTATTCTTCGCACTTGCAGTCGTAGCATTATTAGCCTTTTGAGATAATAAGCTAATATTATCATTCGTCTCTTCATCCATATTGCTATATGTTTCAGCAATATTTTGATAGATTTCCGAACTTGTGGCTGCGTAATTTGTAGCCTGCTCTAACTTTGCTGTTTCAAGATTATCTAAAGCAATATTATATGCATATATCTTTTCATAAACAGAAATAGAGTATTTCTTAATTGTCTTTAAATCAGCGCTTGAAACTTTCTGCTTCGATTCAATAGCCTTCTTCGCATTGTTAAGGGCTTTCTTGTAAACCTTTTTCTTCTTTGCGTCACTGGTTTTTAACGCTTTATTGATAGCTTTAGTTCCTGTTTTACCAACTGAGGTTGTATCACTGGAAACATTTTTAACTTCCGTATCGTATGCGCCATTCTGTGACTTTAATTGCGAATTTGTATAATTGAGTTGGCTATTTTTAGCAGCAGATGTTTGTGTAACGCCAGATGTTCCGATAGAAGAGTATGTGTCTATACTTTCCAGCTTTGCATCTCTTTGAGCATCACGAACATCTTTTAAGTCTTGAATATATTCACGGATTGACTGATGTAATTCAGTAATAGCATCTTTGGCGCTCTTGGATTTTTCATACCATTCCTGGTAGTCCTTGATAACCTCTTGAATTTTATCTGAATACTCAGATATATTCATGCTTCCAGACTTTACTTTTTTGGCAATAGAATTAGCTTGCTTTTGAGAAACAACACCCATAGACACAGCTTTCTTTAAGACAGAATTAGCCTGTGTATTATATTTAGACGCTGCTTTTTGTTCATAAGAAACTTGGGTTGTGGTTGCGTTTATAGCTTTCCTATAATTTTTAGCAGCACTTTTATAGTTTCCATTATTTTGAGCATTGTCGGCTTTGGTTGTATATTTTTCTATCTTATCTGCTTGTCTTTCAAGTTTAATTTCAATCCAGTCAAACAGTTTTGAGAACCATTCTTGGAATTTTTCCAGTGCGGTTTTAGAATTGCTTTTACTACTACTACTGTTGTCGTTACTACTAGATACTTTTCCAACAGTTACAACATCTCCCTTATTGTACATTGTACCTTGAGCATTAGAAAAAGCAGTACCTTTTGCAAAAGATTTTCCTCTTCCACCATAACTTGTAACTCTACCATTTTCAAAAAGCTCTTTGGTTTGTGCTGCATTGAAAATAATATCGCCCTTTTTATAATTGAAGAATTCCGCACCATTGTCACCGATAGTAAAATATTTACCATCACGTACAACAAGTTCTTGCCCTAATTCACCACCTAAAGCAGTGCCGCTATTTTTAATTCCCCAATCTCCGGAATTATAAGCTACGCCCTTTGCATATGCCGAACCTTGAGCATCGCTTGTTCCAGATGAAGAAGTTTCTGCGGTTACTTTGTATGTCTTATCCTTTATTACATATGAATTGATGCTATAAAGTTCCATCATAGGATTGTTGTCTATGGAAACATTAAAAGTTTTGTCATCAATCGTATATTCATCAATTCCATCCAATGCTTCTGTAACTTCGGAAGAATTGGTCAGCAACTCAATATCTTTGGTTTTAATACCATTTATTGCAGACTGGACACTTTCAATATCTTCACTATTTAAGGTGACACCAGTACTAACATCAACTTCCGTATTAGAAAGATTAGTTAATGCAGTCTGAAAATCCTCATCATCCAATTCCAACTTGGTTTTTACTTCATCCGGAACCTCATCCAATTTAGAAGCTACATTTTGTAACTTCTCTTGTGTATCAGAGGTATCAATTCCTAACGATGTTTCAATCTCAAGGTCATTGGAATATTTCGTAAATTCCTGCATCAAACTAATGGCATTTGATATATCTGTATCCACATCTGATAGAGCAGTAGTATCAATCTGCATTACTTCTGGCGCAGTTAATGTCTGCTTATTAGATATGAGAGTACCTAATATTGTCTGAGCTTCTTGTGCGCCATCTATGCTCACATCGACATTGCCATCCGTATCCTTAAAAGTGTCAAGGATATCCTGGGCTTTTGTTATTTGCTCATTTACATCATCAATGCTTTGAGTATCAAACGTAAAAGTATAATCGGTCTTAGATAATTCTTTTAACTTATCATTTGCTTCTTCCGCATCTGATTGCAATAATTCAAAAGATGAATATGCAGAATCTAAATTGACATCAAATCCATAAGCACTCATTGCTCTTAAAAGAATTTGAACCTCTTCTGTTGACATTTGCAAATCTGTCATTTCATTGATTGCATTTGCAAGTTCTTCATCGCCACCAACGCCGAGGTTGACAGACCAATTTCCGTTTTCGTCTAACTTGACCCAATCTTCACCAAGCTCATCGCTCACTGTTTTCGCAGTATTTAGAAATTGTAATAATCCATCCTGGCTTCCAGTGAAAAATTGTTTCATAGTAGAAAAGCCATTGTCATATACAGACATAAGCTCTTCAACAGATGCAGTAGACAAATCTGTATCTGTCATAAGCTGTACAGCTTCTCTAAAATCATCGACACCAACTCTGCCGGAATCAAACAATTCTTTAATATCATCCAGACCGTCAGATAAGGTTGTAAACATATCATCTTCATCTGGTGTAGATTGCGCTTCTTCCCACTTATTAAATGCCGATGTAAGTCCTTCGTATTGTGCAGCTAAATCCGCTGTATCATTGATTTGCTCTAATATATCAGCCCTTTGAGCATATAAATCCGCAGTTCCAGCCGCATCGCTACAATCATTGATTTGCTCCGTTAAGTCATTGTACTGACTAATCAAATCATCTAAATGACTATCAATTTCACTTTTCTTTTGCTTCTCGTATTCCGATTCAAGTTCTCTGAGTGCAGTAACATTTAAGTGAATACCATTCGCAGTTCTTTCAAATAACGTGCTTTCATCATAGCCTTCAAGGTTTTGATATAATTGCTTGACACTGTTAATAGTATCAGTGTCTAATCCCGTAGAAGAAACAGATTTTTCGATAGCGTCATATACAGTATCCATATGACCAATCTCTGCATCTATCTTAAAAGAAAAGCCATCGTCAGCTACACTATAAAGACTAAGCATTTCGTCTCTAAGTGTTCTCAAAGCATCAGCAGCAGCAGAATTCTCACCAACCGCTTGTATCTGTTCATCAAATACTTCCATAACAGAACCAGCGTCACTTGTGCTGCCGATTATATCCTGCATTGCAACTTTGATTCCAGTTCCCAAATCATCTGCATATTGAGTAAGAATCGGGAAATTCTGCATTAAATCGAAAATATCTGAATTTGATAAATTTCCGGAATAGTAATTATCTAACGCAGATTGTAATGTATCAAGCTGTGAAGTAAAATCATCAATAACTGTTGAAAAATTACCATCATCTGTATCTTGCATTAAATCATAAAAATCTTGTAATGAAGATTCAGTAGTCTTTCCAGTTTCTTTGACAGTCTCTAATTCACTTTTCCATTTCTCTAAAGTAAATGTCGCAGAATCATCAACTTCTAAGCTGATATCATATACAATATCTTGGTCACTATCACTAAGACCATTAAACCATTCTTTTGTTTCATCACTAAAATTCTTTGTGAGTTCTGAAAACTTTTCTACTCGTTTTGTTTCATCTGCTATAGCTTTGGAAATTCCAGCCAATGGCACTTCACCATCATTCACTGATTCCGTGGTAGAATTATACTTTTCAGCCCATTCATCATAGTAATCAGAAAATGTATCAAGTGAAGCCATATAGTCATTCACATATGTTTCAATCTGGTCTGTACTTATATCGCCGCTAGAGAGCTTACCAGAAATATAATCATTATCAGAAATTAAATCAATCAATTTCTTACGATATTCTTCATATGTTTCAGCACTATCTACAATTATATCGTTGTTATAAGATTCAACATCCGCAGCACGTTCTATCAATGATTTAGCAGAATCAGTTTCCTCGTCTAACAACTCTTGATATTTTTCAATAGCAGTACCTAATCCGGTATATAAGTCATCATCGGCATATCCTTCCAATGTTGACAATCTATTGCGCATTTCCTCTAATGCATCAATTTTGCCTTCGATTGTACTCACATCAATGCCAGAAAATTCGAGGTTTTGTTCGTTAGATGTTAAATTTACTCCGTATGTGCCAAATATTGGTCTTTTACTTACAGCTTGATAATATTCGCCAAGTGCATTTCTTAATTCTTTCTCAGAGTATGATGTTTTTCCGGAATACTCATAGCCGCTAGAAAACCCAACACTATCGTCACCGATAGCAGTATCAGAAGCCTTCTTTGCTGTTGTATATGCCGTATTTGCAAAATCAAGAGCTTTTTCGGCTTCCAACTGTTTGACTTCATTTAACTTTTCAATCTGTTCGTCTAATTTGCCATTGACCAAATCTAAATTCTCTACCTGGTCGCCAACAAGGTCTACGATTTGTGATTGAATATCTGCAATTTCAGCTCTTGTGGAAGAATCTTGAGTGTCACTATTTTTGAGTTCTTTATATTTTTCAATTAACTCGTCAATAGAATCCGCTTCTTCTTTGGCGGTTTCGGCAGCGGTCTTTGCTTCACTTGCGGCTGTCTGAGCTGCATCAGCTGCATCCTTCTTAGCATTTACAAGTTTTGTTAAACCTGTAATAACAGCTTGAATAGCCAATGCCAATCCCATTGTTAAAGCAACATTAAGGGCTATAACTCCAACTTTTAGCGCGATTGTAGCTCCCAAGGAAGTGTTTTCAGCAGCGGTTAGTCCAGAAAGCGCAACTTTTCCACCATTACATTCAGCAACCATATCTTGCGCTGCTTTTGAAGAGGAAAGCATTGTTCTATAAAAAGCAGTTTGTGAACCAACACAAGCATCTATCTGGTCATTATAGGCTTGTATATTAACAATGTCTTGTTGAGTAATTCCGCTGCTAACAGAATTTTGCATGGCAGATAATCCGCTAAAAAGTCCACTAGCGCCAGTTTTCCCAGAACTTCCAGCGTTAAATGCATTGACTAAATCAGCAATACTTGTTTTAGCAATACCCACTTGATTGATAAATCCATCTAATTCAGTAGATAAATTTCTAAAAATCGAACTATTTTCAATCTTGCTTGTATATTGAAAAGCTACAAAAAAGATGATATAATAATATTATCAAGGGGGATTTAATGATGAAAATTTGTCCATTGTGCAAACGTATTTACAACCAACCAAATGATTATTATTGTCTCAACGACAGAAATCGGCTTGTTCCTTATTCGGATGAACAATCAGAACAAGACCAGTTGGAACGAAGAGAACAAATAGTGAAACAAAGTAATATTCCTATATGTCCAACTTGTAAATCCACTAATATTAAAACAATATCCTATGCGAAAAGGGTGTTACATGGATATGCTTTTGGTTTATTTAGTAAAACAGCACGTTCACAATTTGAATGTCAAAATTGTGGATATAAGTGGTGATATAACTCCTATTTTACCCTTTATATCATAGGGTCAAGCATGTATGAGAGAAGGAGATAGGATTCCTACTATAATAATACCGTCATACTTCGGTTAGTTCCGAGCGCATATTACCGTGGCATCGTTGCATATAACCACGACCATCTGTTGTCGCTACAGTGAGGGCTTTTCTCAAAGAGAACTATCCCTGCGAACCAATGGAGTGCAACATTGTTACGAACCTATCTATGTTGCCATAGTAGGAGAGTAGTTACAGTGTACCATTTTCCTCGCATATTGAGACTTCGTTTAACTCAATGTATTTCATTGAGCGTTGTGTCTAAACTATTGTATCCAATAGAAATTTCACAACTGTCGGCATTTAAGATTAGAGGGAAAACATTTTATCCCTACCGACATTTTTGAATGACATAGCCGCAGCTATACCAGCTAAAAGCGTTGGTATCGTTCCAAACTTTGAAATTAAATTGTCAAGTAAATCAAGAAGTGATGTTCCAGAATCTACTAATGCTTTTAAGAAATCGGAATTTATAATTGTATTAGAAAGAGCTTCCCAAGAAGCCTGTAATTTTTTTACTGATGCTTGTATGTGTTCGCTCCATGTTTCCTGCTCTTGCGCAGCAGTACCTTCGGCGTTAGTAGCAGCTTGCATCGCTGATTCAACTTGATTCCAGTTTTTCAAAAGAGCGGCAATATCAGAAGCTCTATTTTTACCTGCAATAGTTTCTAAAACGTTTGATTGAGTATTTCCATCTAACGAATCCCAAACTTTTGCCAGGTCAGACATTACATCATATGTAGAACGTAATTGACCTTCTGCATCCACTAAATCAACTCCGGTGAGCGATTTAATATTGTCTTGGAGTTTCGATGTTACAGAAATCAATCCTTCTGTATCTTCTCCAAGAGCTTCCAATTCTTCTGCGTCTGTACCACGCAAACGCATAGATAACGTTCTTAAAGCATTGCCCGCTTTGGAAGCATCTTGTGTAACTTCCGTAATACCAGTTACCATAGCAGCTGATTCTTGAATTGAGTTACCAGCTACCTCTAAGGCAGAAGCACAATTTGTCAGTCCATCACCGACATTTGCGGCTGTAACAGCAAATTCGTTACCAAGTTTATCGAAAATATCGGCAACGTATTCTACGGCTGCGGCAGAATCGCCAGAATATAATTCGTCTAATTGTTCTTGAAATCCCTTATATGCAGTTACCAAATTATCTACGGCAGTAGATTCATCTAAGTCTGTAACATGTTGATACATTGTAGTGATTTCAGCTAATTTATTTGCAGTCTGCGAATCAAATCCCAAACGAACCCAGCTAGCAGTAGAATCAATTATCTCTGATAATGAAGCTCCGTATTCTTTTGCAGAGTTTGTCATATCTGCATACAAAGATTTATATTGTGATGCTGATAAATTAGTAACACGATATAATTCTGTCATTGCTGTATCAACTTCGTATACATTATCAACCATTTCTCTGATTGCACGAACTGATTGATAAATGACTGTGGAAACAGATACATACTTTGTAATGCTAGAGAATGCGCCACGCATTGTATCGCCAAATGTTTTTCCGGTTAATCCAGCTTGCGTAGCTGCTAAAGAAATATTCTTAAATTCATTCTCAAGCGATTTTAAACTTGACAGTGGAACTTCGCCAGAGCTTGCAAGTGCTCTTAATTGAGACTGCACATTTGCAATATCAGCACCAAAAGTAGACATTGCCCTTGAATTATTTGCAGCCCACTGAGATATCTTATTGTCAAGAGTATTTATTTGAAAGCTAGTTGCAAAAGTTTTACTTTCCGCTGATACTGTTGTTAAATTATTTTTTACTTTGGCAAGCGTCTCATTAAACTTCTCATAATTGCTAACCAAAGCCTTGCTATTTGATGATGTGCTCATCTGCGATTGCAGTTTATTTAGGGTTTCGATATCACTTTTTATTTGTGATAATTTTGAATGCCCTGTGGTGCCTAACTTCTCATACTGAGCAGTTACTTTGGCGATAGATGCTTCAATACCGCCACTACTAATTTGAGAATTTATTCTATCAGTTAAACTCTTTGTCAGACTGCTAGTTGCAAAATTAGATACATTTCCTAAACCAATTTTTGAGATATTTATTGTAAACTTCTGTCGGTTTAATGCAGCTTGCACTTGAGATGCAAGTTTGCTTGTATCCATCTGCACATTCTTTATTTTAACATTACTCAGATTGATTCCGGTTTTACCAATCTGTGAAATTTGGCTTGGTATTTTGGAAGTATCTAATTGAGCTATAATTTTAGCTGTAAAATCAGACATATACTTACCTCCATAAAAAAATTTGCATAAAAATAACACGCTACATATTGCGTGTTACTAAAAATCAATTTTATAATTCTGTTAATGTTGTTTGTTTTACACTCTTAATACCATCTGCACCAAAATATTTATCAAACTGAGATTCAGCAGTTTGGTCATCGTATAAACGAACCATATCTGAACTTTCCCAACCGATTATCTCCTGGATAACGCTTTCTGGTAAATTAGCCATTGACAACTTAGTTGTAAAATAGTGTCTTAAACTATGCCAGTAAAATGGTTTCTCCAACATTTTAGAAAATGTATTTCCCCATGAATCCAATAGAACAGTATCAATCTGCTCATCAATCCATTGTCCATCTTTGAATTTAGGAAATAGCCAGTCACTTGTGATTCCTAATTTCTTACGTTCATCTAACCACAAATCAAGATATGGTTTAAATGTACTTGCCAATGTATACACATCAAGCATTTTACCTCTTGAACCTCTACCTTTGGTCATGATTTTTTCTGGCGTTTTATATAATGCACCTTCGCAAATTAAATTTTCATCATTAAAATATGAAACTTTAAACCTTGGCAGTTCGGCTTTTCTTCTACCATTATTCATGGCAAGAGCTAACGCACATGCTTTCATATAATATTCAGACGCAACCAATTTATCGAGCAAACCTTGTAATTCATCCTCTGAAAATACTGTCTTTGTTCTTACTGCCACATCTGCCGGAGATTCAATTTTTCTTACAATTGGTTTGTATCCTTCAAATTCATCGTCAAGAATATTTTCAATATAATTGCTCAGAGATGAGATAGTAGCTTTTACTGTTCGTATACGCTTTGGCGACCATCCCCAAACAGTCATAGCGTGACTTTGAAACTTAGAGATTTCTCTTTTCGTTAAATTGACAAAGAATTTGTTTTTATTAAATTCAAGATTCCAACACCAAAATACATGTAAATTTGCTTTGTATTGTTTAATTGTTGATTTGGCTCTGTCAATGGAAGCAAGGTACTCCAAAAAGTCGTTCTCCAACTGAATATTATCCGGATTCACCTGTTCCATTTTATCTTCGGAAGTTATATTGTTATAGACAGTAGTTCTTCCTTCCTTTTGATTTCCCATTTAATCACTTCCTTATATAATTGTTATATATTAGTTATAACTTTCTAAAAAATGAAGCCATAACTGAATCTAATGTTTTCTTAAATTTATTTTCTGAGCGTTCCCAGAAACCACCACGACCTACGGTTTGTCTTGCAAGTGCGCCGCTTTGAGTAGTCCATGGTATTCCCTTATCTGCGAGCAATAATACTTGCTCCATGCTTGGGTTATCACCTGTAGAATATTTGAAAGAAGTGTCTAAAGATACATCGAATGAAACTGTTTTTCCACTACATGAAATAGCAGTAACTCTTGGCGTATCTCCTAAAGCACCTGTTCTAATATACATTGTTGGATTTGAACCAGTATAAAAAGAATACGTTTCTTCCATGACATCTGCTTTCATTTTTTCGGCAGCTACATTCATTGCTTTTTTTGCTTGACTTAATAGCATTTTCTCTAATTGCGCCATATTTGTGGCAACCATACAATCACCTTATTTCTTTAAGTGGTCAATAGAGACAACGTTTTTATCCGCATCTTTGCTTTTTTCTCCGGAATTGATTACCTGTTTAAATCTATTTGATTTCCCATATGCATCAACAACCGCTTCTGCACTAATCTTTCCGTTTGCGACATCTCTTGCAATTTCGGACACTTTATCAATATGGTCATCGGATAGAAGAGGATTGATTGTATCTAAAATAGCAGATATAGATTTCTTGATTGATACAAATGCGCGCTCAATAGAATTTTTCTTGGTTTCAACAATTTCCAGTGCGTCTCTATATGCATTTGCGAAGTCCATACGGATTCCTGGATAATTGCCTACAATTGCGTTGTTAAATGCTTCAATAAAATCATCATCCTCAATCATTGTTTCCATATCCATTGCATCTACAATATCATGCGGAGCATCAAATTTACTTTCTACAACACACTTATTGTAGAATAATCTCATTGCATTTATAGTTCCTATCTGTGGTTGATATTCGCCATCCTCATTGAAATACTCAAGAACAATTTCATTGACCATAACTAAATAATCAACCATTCCTAAATCGGTATTTACGACCATTTTTCTTTTTGCCATTTTTGCATCCTCCAAAATTCTTATTTGTTCGTTTTCAACTATATATTGGTATTTTTAATGAAATAATCCATATCATATGAATACCTTGTTTTTAATTTCTTCTGTGGAATAATAATATGTTGTATATTATGTGTTTCAAGGTCTTTTAGATTAAAGCTCTTTTTATCAATCTCTGCAATCAGTCTATTAAATTCTTTGATATTTAAGAAAATGGTTTTTTCGCATTCTCTGAATTCTATTATGAAACCACAAATTGTACCATCATATTTATCCCACTCGTTAAGACCGCATATTTGATGAAAATGTATTTCGCCTTTTTCATCCTTATTTCTTTCAAAAGATATAGACTTGCCACTGACAGTCTTTAATTCAAGAGCATATAAATAATGCCTTGAAGAATCCCATAAAAAATAATCAAAAGGATTCTTGCGACTAAATCTCAAATTATTACTTCCACCAAATGACTGAGCTGCATCTGGAAGTCTATACATTTTTGCATAGGCGGGAACATATTTTTGTATCCTTGATTCAAAATCCTTCCCAATGTTCAATATATATCAACCCCTAATAAGAGTTATTTTCGTTTTTATGTGGATTATTTTCCATCCACTTTTTATAAACAAAATTTGTTTCACTTTTTAAATACCAGCCCGTAATTTTGCTCGGAGAACCTTCCTTTTCCCAAATAAATCTTGGCTGGCATCCGTGTTTAGCATAAAATATAAGCTGTTTTATATTATCTATTGGTATTAAGTTGTCTCTGCCATAGCATTCAATTGCTTCTTCGAGAGAATCAAAATCTATTACTTTCATTATGCTTTTCCTTTCTTTTTATTTGCGAAAAATAAAAGGGGCATACTCATACGGATTGCATAAGTCTTACCCCTTATTCTTAAAACTACAATACAACCCTGTTATTTATCGCCTTCTGTAGAATCAGCCTTTTCAGCTGTATCCTCAGTCATTTCATTAGTTGCTTTCTTCTGTAATGGCTTTTTATTGCCCTGGTTTTTATAACCATTATTGTTTTCTTCTTCCATCTTATCTACAATGGAATATCTACCATTATCTGCTTTAACAAAAACTGTGTCCACTTCTCGATGGATTGAAGGGAACTGAATACTGATTTCGCCAAACTTGACAACGGTAACTGCATCGTTATTTAAAATAACTTTACATTCTTTTGTCATAGTCTCACTCCAATCTAAAAAGGGGCTTGGTAATAAAAATTACCTAGCCCGCCTTTTAATTATTCTGCTTCGTCAGTATCCTCAAGCATATCAAGAACGTTTCCATTCTTATCTTCCATAAGGTCGAATGTAATAGAAACAGATGCAGGGTCGCCCTCGGAACTGAATGACAACTCAAAATCTCTCTGGATAGATGCTTTGTAAGCTGTGATAATAAATGGAGTAAGGATACCTTCCTCATCCTTATCTACAGTAGACATAGTAATAAAATAATCCTTCGGAATTTTCTTGTTATTAAATGACACACGCTTAACGCCGGATGTCTTATTAACAATGTATCCAACTTCATATTCTGTATCTGCTACAATATCATCTGCTTTTTCAGCTGTAAATACACCTTCTGCATATTCACCAGCGATTTCAGTATCGCCGAATGCACCAGATTCATAAACAAATACTGTACCAGTCTGGATTTCTGCTTTGTCGCCCGCTGAAATAGTAAGTTTACCTGCTTCTGTTGCCTTAACTGTTGTTTTTACGGCTTTAATACCAGTTGTTTCAACAACACCATCGGACAGCAGAGTGAAAAACTTGAACGGATATACCTGTGCTTCGACAGTCAGTGTACCCTCAATAGGATTCTGGAAAGCAATTGCTCTAGTACCTTTCTTCATAGCATATACACTATCGCCAGTAAGACCTACTGTAGTAGTATTAGCTGAATCAAAGAAAAGGAACGGAGCCAGTGTCTTTAAGATACGAATATCAACGTCACATACCTGTCGGTTTGCTTTATTTAATTCTGGCATATTGTTTCCTCCTTAATTTAAAACTCTTTGAGTTATTGTTTATTTTTTTCAAACATGTTTTTATGCCATAATGCATAATCAAATGTTCTCTTCTCATCACCCCATGCAGCAACTCGCATACTATTTATAGAATGCGCATCATTATTTTGCAGTCTGTTAAATTGGTCGTATAACTGAAATAATGTAATGTCCCAAATGTTCATGATATTAAGATTGTAGCTTTTTGCTGCAACGGAAGATATTATATTTGGCAAAGTCATATCCGCATTATGTTCTGAGTTTTTCTTTTGTTCTTTTGCGGCTTCTTGCATTTTTCTCCATAACTTTCGCGCTTTTTCATTCTTGAATTTCAAAGTAGATTCATCAATTTCTTCATCGGTTTTGATAAAGCAAATTTGTTGTAATAAATCTAATACTTCATTGAATATATCCTTATGAATTACGCTCCGTATAATATCTTTTGTGACTTCTATATCGGAATCAGCTGTTGAATAGTCGCCTGTATTTAACAGTACGAAGAAACCTTCTCTAAAAACAACTCTCTCTACGAAGAAGAAATTGAATATTTCTACATATGTATTACATAGAACTTCATCAACGGTTACGATGTCGTAAAGTGAAAATGTTTCTTTCTGCTCATCAGATAAATTATTCCAGTAATTTGCTTTTAAAACATTTACCTTTGTAAAATAATCTTCTGGTGTTAGTTTTAAGAAAAATTGATAAATACCAAATTTAGAAAAAGTTACTTTGCTGATTTCACGCAATGTTGGATTCCGAAGAGTTCCAATAGACAGCTGTATTGGCTCCGGACTTAATAATGAACCATAATCTAGTTTCATTATCTAAAATTGGGTACAACAAAAGTTAATATGCACCCATAAAAACGAGTAGCATTGTAGATGTTAATGCTGTCTAAAGTCAATTCTCCAATGCCAAAGTTGTTTACAACGGATTTGTCGAGAAGAGTTTCTTCTACCATCTGTGATAGAATATCTGCTCTGTCACCAACGTATCCTTCTTTTGTGTAACCATTATCTAAAATGTCTCTATGACAAATTAAATACATAGTAACACGGCAATCTTTTGTATTTGAATGCAATTGCGGCATTATTACATCGTAATAAATATACGTTCCCGTATCCGTAATTGTATCTTCTATAAATAAATGTGATTTGACATGCTTTTTAAACTCTGCCATAACCATTGCCGTGGACATACCACTTGTATCTCCTAAAAGTATTTCACGAATATTTTCGTTCTTATATAGGGCAGAATGGATTTCTTGTTTAAATAGTCCACGTTCTTTTGTGGTTTTTTTGTTACCCATATCTACCTCCTAAAAGAATGATTTAATTGTGATAATAGTAGAAGCAGTGGTGTAACCATCGGCATTTAAAAGTAGCTCAAATGATTTATTGATTAGCTCCCTGTTATTAACCGAAATGCTAATAGAATTGTTTGCTTGAATTATTTTTAATTTATCTGCAAAATCGCAATTAACAGTCCAATGTGGTACTACATGTGCAGCTTTTCCATCAGCTCCAACAAACTTAGCCGTAAAAATTCCTGCATCAAGACCATTGTAGATATCAGTCGAATCACATAGGATGTGAGATGATAAAATTTGGCTTTTATCATTTTCATCACTAGGCTTGTCACACAACCAATATCCAATGCCATCTATCTTATAATAGCCATCATTTTCATGTTGTTCATCTTGAGTTGCTATAAATTCCATATGACCACTATCGCCAAAATTATAAAGGACAGTATCACTTCTGGTTAATTGATATGTAATAAGCGGATTGCTTGTATCTTTGACAACAGAATCATCAAAACCTTTTTCGTAGATTGCACATCGTTTGTCAATTACAAATCTACAACCCTCAGTTATCAATAAACTTTCCTCATCATCTGGAAGAGAAATAAGTAATTGGTCACTGCGTACAAAATAAAACTGCATACCAGTTTCACCATTGTTATATTGTGAAGCGGAGATAGCGCTTACCCACCTCTGAATTACTTTTCCGCTAGTATTTAACCATGCTAATTTCCAATTACATAATGACAACACGGCTTTTTCATACATGACCGTATTATCATCGACAAATCCTACAATAAGCCAATATATACCTTTATATTTAACATACATCCCCGCCTTACAAGAGCCTATAGGCGCTAACATTTGTCTTGTAATAGAATTTAGTTTTGTATCTTGTGTTCGTGCTTGAATAATTGCCCTTATAGGCTTAACTTCCGATAAATCGAAATTACAAATCTCAACATCAGAAGCTATATCTGTTTCAATCGCTTCAAGAAAACCTTCTTGACCAAAATCATATAGTCCTTCATTTTCATAACCACTTACTTGGTCATATGGTGAACTCAGTAAATACCATTCCTTTGCCATAACAACACCGCCTTAAACGTATGCTGTTGGCAACTGATTGTTAATCATTTCAATTGATTTACTATCATCATATTCCAACTCACTTTTTGCAGCTGTTTTTGAACCATTATTACCATCAATACTAAGGTCTTTTCCAACGATTGAAATACGTTTATTTACTTTTGAAACCTCGCGCTCTTGATATGATTGCTTCATAAAAGCGCCTAATGTATCAATAGTATATCTGTCAAGCTCACAATCAAACTCCATTGAATCCTTATCAAAATTCAATTTATCAAGCTCAACTGAGTATCTTCCAATGGCTTTTAACAACCAAATTAACTCTAAATCATCTGGGATAACTTTTTTATCCTGGAATGAAGATTCAAAGCTATCAAACACTTCGTTAGCTTGCGTATTACCCATAACGCACCGCCTTTCAGTGTCTACAGTTTATATCCTGTATAATCCTCTACAAAACGAATCTTGCTATAATCATTGATTCCTAAGCGTTTAATCGCATCAATAGCAGCATATTTCTCTGCTCTTGTGCGAATACATTCCTTAAATTGCATCTGAAAGCCTTCCGAAGAATGGATGGCAAATAATTCACTAATCAATTTATCTGAGAATACCTTTTGCTCAGTATCCTCTGTTTCAAAACCTGCTTCAATTCTTGTGGGCTTATCCTCAATAATCAATGTTGCATGAGAACCAACGCCATCTAAGCCATTAAATAACTTATTTCCGTTTTGTACCTGTGTAATAATTTCATTGCGAGAAAGTCTAATGCTTCCTTTTGGAGAAATAGTAATATCTCCAGCATATCCATCAGCTCTACGTGCGAAACCAACTGTCCAGTCTGCAATACTTTTTACAGTTACTTTTGTATCAAGATTCAACTCTTCCGGTTCCTTGGTAGCCTGTGTTTTCTTTGCAGCAGTCGAAGATTTCTTTGCTGCCCCTGTTGTTTCTGCCATTTTCAATACCTCATTTCAACTATTTTAAAATTAGATTGCAACTAAAATTTGTGCTTCATTTCGTTATATGATTCTATAATCTTATCCAATCGTTCAGATTTCTGGAAAATCCAGTATCGCTTACCGCTGAGTGAATTTATCTTTGATGTATAGCATTTTTCATTAAATGCAGAAAGATAATGGAATAGTCGTAAGGAATAGCAATAGAAAATATCGTTTGTTTCCATAGCTTTTTCTCCTTTATACGTTAATAGGGCGTGGTTTAAGTCACGCCCTAAAACTTATTTTAACGATTACTCGCTTAATCCACCAACATTGGTATCATAAATTGTACCAATCTTGTATTCCTGTGTCTTAGCAACATCGCATCCGATTTCAAGGTCGAAACGAGTTTCAATCTTTCCATTCTTTACATTGTTGCCCGTGAATGATGTAAGACCACCACGGCTGTAAGTAGCGATAGGTGACTGCGCACCAGCAGGAATAATAAAACCTAAACCAGCAGGAAGTAAAGTCTTGAAGTCCTTACCATCCTCTGTAAGATTGTATAAATCATATGGATTTGGCATTTCAGATAAGATAGCACCATTGTACTGAGACAGTGCGCCATTGGCTGCAAGCTGATTCATTGTAGCTTCTGAAATACCTGTGATAGTATTGGCGTTAATCTGACCAACATAACCAGCCCAAGGTGTGAACTGAGAAATGAGAGCATAATCAGCAATTACAGTAGGTTTACCCCAACGTCTGATTCTCGTAAGAACATCGTCAACGGCAGTCTTTGTAAGACCAGCTTCCTCAACCATATACTTAACACCAGTAGCATCGTTTAATGCTTTGTAAACGCGATTTACAACTGCAAGCATAGCACGATTACGAATATCAATCTTAACCTGGTTAAGACCTTCGTTCTCCTTAGACATATCGCCAAGCGCAACACGTCTATAATCTACAGCATAACCGCCAGATACAGTAAATGTAGATACCGGATATACTTCTTTTGTAGTTACAGGGAATACAACGTCACCGTTTGCAGCCTGTTCACGAGAACGCTCGCCAGTATGCATATAAACCTCGCGTTCAATTGTCTCATCGTATCCTACAGGAGTGTAAGTACCAAAAATACTTAACAGCTTGATTTCCTGCATAATAGGTGTTTCAATTACGAAACGTCTTAAAGTATTCAATTCGGCAACAGCAACAGGGTCGCCATTGTCTGCACGAGTACCTAAGTTTTTGATATAATTCACAGCTGTATCAGCCTTTGCGCCGAACTTAGAAAGTTCCTCGCCATTTACCATGGCTGAGAAAATTTCTACGACAGGAGACTGCTTTGTGAATTTACCACTAAATGCGTCAGAATCTTTACGCAGATTGTTTAACTCATATGTAGTATTCATTTATAATAACCTTCCTTTCGTATTATTGTTAATGCTTAGTCACCACTTACTTCGTCAGCACCAACAGCAACGATTACTTTAATAGCTGGCTCTGTAAGAGTAGTCTTTTCAGCAACAATAAAATGAACTGCAACTGCCTCGCCAGTCTCTAACTTACCATCGGCATTTGCAACAAGAACATCTCCCTTGTTAAGAGATGCGATGCCATCAACAACATGTTTAGCATCAACAACAAGTTTCTGTCCTTCCCAAGCCTTAACAACATAACCATTAAGTTTGTCACCAGCGGGAATTTCAATACCTTCTTTGTATGAATCATCACCAACTACAGTGTTGTCAACCAGGTATAAGATACCGTCAACTGTAATAAAGCTGTAATTTGCAACAGCCTTTTCAGCGACTAAAGTAGGGTTGATTTTTGCAACATCATACATACCAACTGTCTCAACTTTAACCATTGTATATACCCATCCTTTCTCTAATTAAAAAATATTGGTATCTTCCGCAGCGGCAGTCTTGCCACCGACCTCGGAGAAGATATCTTCGTAATTTGTATTAACAGCATTCTGTTCAGCAGCTACCTGTGCAGCATCAGTCTTTGCTTTCTTGCCAACACCTTCCCAAATCTTAGAAACAACAGAATTTACTTCCGATGCAATTGGGTCAGCATTAAAAGCATCAATCTCAGCCTGTGCATAAGCCTTTTCCTCATCTGTAAAAGAAGCAATAGCAGAATTAAGTTCGCCAATCTTTTCTTTCTTTTCGGATTCAGCAATAGTAGCTTTCAATTCATTGATTTCAGACTGCATCGTTTCTTTTGCAGCATTTAACTCTGCATTTTCATTTTTACAAGTCTCTAACTCGGCTTTAATTGTTTCAATCTGAGAATTAAGTTCAGAAATCTGGTTATCCTTATCTGTGATTGTTTCAGTAGCAGCGGCTACCTGTGCAGCACACTCATCTTTACACTTATTCATCTCAGCAGTAACATTCATAGTTGTATTAACAACTTCACCGACAAGAGCTTTTACTTGCATTTCATCCATATTTTTCTTGTCCTCCTTGCTATTTAGTTCCAAAATTTTCGCAGTTTGGTCAGCAGGTCTAACACCTAAAAGTGCATAACCGGAATGCTCAAATACGGTAGGAATACGACCAAATTCCTTATATCCATATTTGTAAACGATTCCGTCATTATCACCAGTTTTCAAAATTTCTACACTGCCAGATGGTGCATTACCATTTTTAATATCTTCGTCTAGTTTTTTACAAAAATTGTTGTAACAAAGACCATCAATGGTTCCTTCACCAACGCATACAGTTTTTATTTCGCCGTTTGGCATTTCAATTTCTTCTATGTAACCTTTGTCAAAAGTACCTACAACAACGGCATTCTCAAAAACTGGTAAACCATCCTCAGAACAAATTTCAGTCTCTCCATGTCCACATAACTCTGTACGCTCATCATCAAGAAACTCGCACTTCAAACTCATACCCTGGATGCTTGGCAATGCGGCTTGGCAATATTCTTTAATCCAGGTAATGCCGTTTTCGTTGAATTGAGTACCTACTTGTCCTACTTCGTCAATACACGAATCTGGGAAAATCTCGTATAAAATAGCTTTGAATTTCCTTCGCCCATTTTTTGATTTACGGCTAGAAAGTTCAAATGTTTTCATACATTTTCACCACCTTTTCGTGATATATAAAAAGAGAGTAGTATTGTGTACTCTCTAATTACCATTATCTACACTAGGCTTTGGTGTATTATTGCTTCCATTAGCTCTAGTTTGTAGAGTGCTTGGATTCGTTGAATCCTCTTCAATTGGTCTACCACCTTCATCACCACTTTGATTAGATGATAGAGTATATGAAGTTTGATGTACTGGATATTTATTTTCTATATCCTCTTCAAGCTCTTGGTCTAGTAATGCAAAGAATACTTCCGGAGAAATACCACATGCACTAGCCCACAGTGAAAGACTGCCTTTGCCTTGCAAATACAAATCTTTTGCATAACCTACCATTTTCGTCTTGTTTACATTAGTAATTGGTAAGTATTTGCATTCCACCCAATTTCGTGAATCTTGAATGATGTTTGCAGAGATGCACTTATTCAATTCACTTTCAATTTGTTCAATCCATTGAAATAACTGTGAACTTAATAGGTCAAGATTATTTTCTTGAGAAGAATAATTTCCAGAACCAGTACCATTTAACAGACTTGCTGCAATACCCATATCAAGTGCAACTTTGTCATCAAGATTAGATTCATATTTATCATCAAATATATCTGTGTTGTCAGCATTGATACTATTGATTTTCGTACCAGCTGCAACAGAGAAAAATGATATACCGCCACGATTATTTTTATTCATAACTGCGCTTTTTACTGCGTCATGTTGACTTTGTTGCTGATTTTTGGTTAGGGCAGAAGTGCCTTTTTCTTTTCCCTCTGGAAATGTTTGATAGATAATCCTATTGTTAATTTCATCTAATACATTGCGTTTTGTATCTGTGAAATAATCTCCATATAGAATATCACTAATAGCAGCGAGAACTAATGGTCTGCCCCATTTTTCATCCCGCTTACTACGAATCTTATGAACAATGGTTTTTGTATTATCAAGAACAACCCAATTTCCATCATTACTCGCAGTATCAACTCTATTATGATACGCGTCCCTTATTTCTTTTGGATATTTTCTTAGTTTCTTTTCAAGTGTTTCTCCGGTACAATCATCAAAATAATCCAAATTAAATGCAATTACATATGATGAATTTTTAATACCAACAATTCTTGTGTAATCTACAGGTAAAGAAATAACACTTGCATTGATTCCAAGTTCATTTATCTCAACAATACTTTCCACATCATAATCAGTCATTGTTTTCTGTTTTGACAATGGACGAGTAGTTGTTTCAAAATAGTAAAATGCAATACCTTCAATCATACCTTTAAATAAGGCATCTCTAACGATTTCCTTATGCTTTATGGTATGAAGAGCGGATATCATTTTTTCTTTATTGGCTTGCTTTTTACGTTTGCTCTGACCATGAGTTACAATAACCTTATCCAATGTTGGCATAGCTGTCATATAATCAACAGTATTTGTATAAACACCGTTCGCGCTATATAACATCAATGAAATTTTTCTCAAAATCTCATTATTACCGATTGGGTCTTTTACCAGAGAAGCCAATTGTTCTGATGTGTAATAATCAAATATATTAAGACCAAAATAATAAGTGGATAGGGTAGTAGAACTGTTATATGAACAAAATTCATTTGTCGGAGCCTTATTAGCTTCACCTACATTCTTATTAGGAGAACTGCTTCTCTTTTTTTGAGTAGGAGAAGTGTGGAAATTATTTCCTGCCATTTTTGTCCTCCTTAATTCACAAATACTTCATATTCGTATTCGTCTTTATCAGAAATTAAATCTTGCTCTAATAATCCAGCAAAATAACTTCCGTAACTAACACTTGTGTATCTATCCTTCCTGTTAGAACCACGTTCTTTAATTGTAATAACACCTGTTTGAACATTCTTTTCATATACCAAACCAGTTGTCTCACTTATAAGAGCTTGTGTCTCTAAGAAAGGTGATTCGTAAAACAATTGAGTGTCTGCATCTGGTGCATTAACATAGTCTGTAATATGAGGTAAAATTTCCTCACTTGCTTTCTCAAAAGAAACAAGTAAATCAATTCGTTCCTCGTCCAATGTACGTCTAAAATCTTGTGCAATATCGCTATTTAATTTAGGCGTAGCATTGATAACAAATATGCAAGGTTCTGCGCCATCCGCTAAAACTCTGTTTGCGATTTTTTCGTCATTCATACATGACAAAGGAGAATACTCACAATCGCGCTCATCATCATACATAACCCTTGCCAACATATCATAAATTGATATACCTGCATTTCTAAGGTCAAGCACAATATAATCGGCATGAAAATCTTCAAATAATTGTCTGATTCTCAAAGCCTGTTTTGTGGTATCTCCACCTTGAACTGATTCCATATACGGAACAATTCTTCTATAACCATTACTTACATTTACAACACTTGAATCGTTGCGTGTAAAGTTTGTAAATTCTGGCAATAATCGAATACAAGAAAAGATTGAGTTATCATTTCGTTTGTTTTCTACAAAAGCCATATCACAACTAACAAGTCTGATTTCTCCGGATTGTTTGGAAATATCATGGATATTTTTCTTATTAAACCTTGCATCTGCATTTCTTCTAGGGTAAAATGCTTTCTTTACCCGCTGATTCTTTTGAAGCATACTATATGTAAAATACGCACTCGTATCTTCTTTTACACGTTCATTTAAAAACTCGATTCTCCATGTTAGAGGGTCTTGTTTTTTCTTTTCATTTTGCATATAGGTCATAGACTTAATATGATGTTTTAAAGTGATACTCTCATCGAATGCAAGTAAACATAAATCTTCTCCATTTATCATTCCATTGTAAGCCTGGTCTACAATTTTCCACATCCAATGTCCATTATCTAACCAACTAGATGATATATAAACATCGACTGATTCTTCTTGCAACTCTTTATTTGCTCCATAAAAAACGTCCATCATATATGGTGGATTTCTGATAATTTGGAAAGGTGCTAATACACTATCCTCAATATGTTTATCAATTTGACGAAACTCTTCTCGAATAATACAAGTTGAACGATATCCTCGCCCGTTTTCACTTGCTGGTACAACAGTAATAGTGCTTGTGTTTCTGAAAAATACAATTACTTCATTTTGATTATCCTTTATATTACGGATTTCTTTTCTGAGCATAGGAGATTGCGCCATAAGCTCATTTCTAATTTTTTCTGAAATAATCAGTTTAGATTGACCTTTCGTAGCACTCGAAAGTACGACCTTCGAACCAGGTTTTACAATGCAAATACAACATGCGTATATTGCAATAATGAATGATTTAGCAGCAGAACGACTTGCTATAATCGCTATAAATCTACTTATTCCCATTAAGTAGAGTATCAAAATTTGATATAAATGTAATTTCAGACCAAGATAATCTGTTGCAACTCTGTGTAAATTTCTTCTAAAGAAAGTATTCCATTGAAGAAAATTATCCATAATCTTTTCATTGCTTAAAAAATGATTGCTTGGAAATTTCTTGTATAATTCCTTTTGTTTTTCGTCCGCATGTCTGCTTTTATAGCGTTTAGTTTGGTTCTGAGAATTCATCTTCATCACCATCCTTGACACAATACTCATAATCCCTATCTGTAGTGCCGTGCATTAGATTACGAAGCGGACGCAATACAAATCTCTTGAAATAATCTCCAACATTGTCATAATCTTTGAATAATTCCTTATTCTTGTAATATTCTGCCGGAGTATATTCCTCAATTCTACGAACCCATTCTCCCCAACAGTCATCACTACCCATATCAACTTCTTGGACTGTTTTAAGACCTGCTTTTGCAAAAGTTTTTCCATATTGTTCATTAGCCTTTGCATAAGCATCTAAATCACTTTCTCTGAGTGCTTTCATCATTAACATATTTAGATGACATAGGGAAGTAATAAAAATTTCCTGGTTGCTAGTAGTATTAGGATTATTTCTTTTCAGCTGAGTATAGTGCTCTTCTAAAAGCATATAATCAGAATATGAAAATCCATTTCCCCATTTCATAACTAACTTAGGGTCAACTTGTGGTTCGTCAGATTCGCCAGATTCATCATCTGAATTTTGAGGTTGTTTAGTGGAAGCTGACTGTATTCCAAAAGAAAAACCTTCGTTAATAGAAGTATCGAAGGTCTTATTTTTGTATTGGTTCATATTTAATTTTTTGATATAATTTCCTACAACTACATCACTACCGTCATCGCAAGATTCAAATAATGCTTCATTATAATATAAATCATAAGCCATGCATAATCGTTGCATCGCTTTCTTTGTACTTTGATATTGCAAAGCATAAAGATTGAACATCTTGTTTAGGCAGTTCTTGCAAATTGGCAAATGATGTATGCCAAAGTAAAAATCACTGTTATTTTTGTAATAACTTTTAGTTGATAATGGTTCGTTGCAGTGGCAGCAAGTATAACCATTATCGCTATTATTTGAATTGCTTCTAGGCATAAGCTACCTCTTTTCTTTCAACTATTTTATTATTATCAACTATTAAGCGACAGCGATAGGATTCGAACCCATATGCCGATTTCTCGGCACAACAGATTTCAAGTCTGCGCCGTTATAACCATTTCGGTACGCTGCCAAAAATATCCGTACTCAGATTTGAACTGAGATAATACGTCTTAGAAGGGCGTTGCTCTAATTCCATTAAGCTATACGGATAAAAATATCTGCTAATAGAATCGAACTATTATCTTAACATTCGTAGTGTTATATGCTGTCCATTACACCAAGCAGACTGAATACATAACGACCATGCGGAGAATCGAACTCCGAACTCCACAGTGACAGTGTGGTATTATAGCCATTTAACTACACAGCCATAAAACGAAGAGCACTGTACTCGAAACAGAAGCCTTTCAGCTCACACCGCTTAGCGGGCGGGTTCATTGCCTTAATGATTTACTCTCCAAGTTAGTGACGTGTACGAGGTTCGAACTCGTGATATATCCGTGAAAGGGATATGTCTTACCACTTGACCAACACGCCATAAAAATAAACCACAAAGAATGCGGCTTAAAATTCGATTTATATTTAATTATTATCTTTGTTGATAAATTGCTACGCATTGGAGTTGAACCAATTTTACCATGGTTATGAGCCACAGCTAGATATCCGACCTACCGCCAGCTATAAAATTGGAGTGACAGGATTTGAACCCGCGACCTCTGCATCCCAAATGCAGCGTCATACCAAGCTAGACCACACTCCAATAGCTCTCACAGCAAGGCTCGAACTTGCGACCCACGGTTTAACAGACCGTTGCTCTGCCAACTGAGCTATGTGAGAATAGTGGGAGAGTATTAACTACTCTCCAAATAAAACACTTAATAGTGCTAAAACATCAATTCCAATGCCGATAGGTTCTCCATCTGCACCTTCAATAATTTTTGCGTTGTCAAAAATCATATCTAATACATCACAACCATCATCATGTTTGTCAGTATCAAATTCGATTTCATAACATTTATCATCATCTATACCTTTGATGATGACCGAATTGGCTTCTCCAACAATAAAGGTCTTTTCTGCTGTATACGTTAAATATGCACCCTTACCATTATTAAGCTCCTTGCTATATGCTGGCTGGACATCAATAATATAATCTCCATCAATAGATATGTAATATTCTTTTGAATACCCATTATAATCAACATCCATAATGTTAATTCCACCAACACTTGTTTCATCGAAACTCATTAACTCTTTCAAGAGTTTAGCTGCGTCATCGAAAAAACATACTGCATATGCTGTATCACCTGCTTCTGCTACGTCAAACATCATATCTGCAAGTGTTTCATAATCTTTAAATACAATTTTCTCCATGTTAATCACTCCTGTTTTTCATTGACTGCATCTTTTATTGCTTTGGCAATCTTACATTTAACTGTTTTTACTGCTGGGAAAATATCTATCTTTCCGGTTTTAGGGTTTCTGCCGGAGCGCTCAGCACGTTCAGCAACTTCCATGCTCATAAAACCTTTAATGATAATTTTCTCGCCATTTACCAATGATTCTTTGACTGTATCAGAAAAAGCATCAAGCATCCTCTCACAATCAGCCTTAGTCATTCCCGTTTTCTGTGATATATTTGTAATTAGTTCACTTCTTCCCATTTCTTTTCTCCGTTTCTATAAATCAATAGGGTAACATGCATGTACCCCCTTATCGTCCAATACAGCGACCATCTGACTTGCATTTCCATAAATACGTTTAGAAACACAATAATCATCACCTGTTCCTGCGAAGCTACCACTGCGGATGATTTTTACTCCACAAATATCATCATAGCTGCATTTATGTAGATGACCATAAAAAATACCAGTTGGTTTAAAACCAAACATCATAACTAATTTTGATACTCCGTTTTGTGTATATGAATCATAATCTCCATGAACCATCCAATATTCATGATTTCGAATATTTACCATGGCAATAGTAGAATCATAATTTTCATTATCAATAAATTTTACATTTTCAAGATGCTGTAGTGCTGCCTTCATATACCAAGGAATCAAATTATCCAATCTATTACTTCTAAGAACTTGGTCTTTAAAAGAAGTACGACTATGATTTCCAGCAACACCATTAACATATACATTTTTAAAGTGCTTGCTTAACTCATAAATGAACGCTGAGAGCAATTCTGCACATTTTTTGACCTGTTCTGTAACATTCTCCCTATTCTCTAATTGAGTGGTAAAATGAATCTCACCGTTTAATAAATCCCCAAGTAATAGAACATATGCGTTTTCAGAATTATGTGTTTTCTGGATTTCCAAAATTCTTGCAAGATAGTTATTTAATCTCTCTGCTGCAATGTCAGAATCGAATTTTCCAAAATAATTGTCATTTTGAGAACCTAAATGGAAATCAGATATGCATATCGCTAAATCGTTATCAGAAGAAATAGCAGGAGAGTTGATGGTTGGTAAACTCTCAAATGCTTTTTCTTTAATCAGCGTTTCCATATAGGTTAAATCATTTTCAGTCCGTGCCTGTTCTCTGAGTTTTCTATTTAACTCAGTACGCTCATCGAACATTTTTTGCTTTTCTTTTCGTAATTCCTGTTTGGCTTCTCTTAATTCTTGTAAATAAGAATCTTCGCTATGCTCAGCTGCATACTTAGATTTAAAATATTCTGAAACAAAAGCGCCGCCAAAAATGGTTTGTGTAGCTTTTCTCAGAGTATCATAATGAATATCTAAACCATACTTATTAACAATCTCTTGCCAATCTAAATCAATTTCATGGTTGGCTTTTGCATAAGCATCAGAAAGGCATGATTCATATTGCTCTAAAGTTAAGCCATACTCTTGAATCTTTTCTTTTAATTCCTGTAACATTCTTATTTCCTTTCGTGACATAAAAAGTCCCGCTAGAAAACTAGCAGGACTTCGTATTGAACTATGTTATAAAATGTCATCCATTTTGCAATCTTTTCCAACGATATGAGTAACTACACCGTTTGATTTTGCTTCCTCTGGATACATATACCATTCTGTTCTATATTTATTATCATATAACTCATTTGAAATTGTTGTACGAGATAACACATATTCTTTTGTGTGTTTCTCCATCTGTCCTGTTTCAAATTCCATTCTATCTTTTAACTTGCTCATAGAATCCCATGCCATAGAACTTCCGTCATGACATAAATATGTAGAGCTTGGCATTCCAAAACGCTTTTCTCCGGCAAGGAAAATTAAAAATCCCATAGAATAACATTCTGCTAAATTTACAGTATATACAGGAGTTTCACTTGTCATGATAGCATCAATTAAGCCATATCCAGAAGTTACACTTCCCCCTGGTGAGTTAATGTAGACAATAATTGGCTCTCTATCTTCACGAGGTTTGCCCTTATCCATTCTGTTATATTTTAAAATCTGATAGACAGCTGTATCAATTACATCATCATCAATTCCGTAATTGATATAAATTCTACGCAACTTATCATCTTCAATTTCATATTTGTCCTCTAAGCAGTAATTAAATACTTCTTTAGCATTCTCCATATCTTTTTACCTCCTACAAATGTATAACCATATCCTTTACAGACGGAATCACCTTATAAGTCTTATTATTTTTGGATATAGCATCTTTTAATTTGTCTGCCAAACAAAGTTTGCTTTCTTCTGAGCCATGCACTAGGACTAATTTATTTGTTAGTAATGAACTACCATATTTAATTAAGTCATTATGTCCAGCATGGCTACTAAATGTAGAAAGCGTAATACAATCAGCTTTATTTGGAATCTGTTCTTTGTTAATTTTAATATCTTTATGGTCACGATAATTTTTTATCCGATATGATAGATAAGAAGGATTGTCACCAATATAACCAGAGAAGATAATCATACTATTCACATCTTTTAAATATTTTTGTAGATAGTTAATAATCCTACCATTTGTACAAAAACCAGATGAAGAAATAATTATCTTTGGTTGATTATCAGAAAGACAAGCCTGTGAATCAGTCTTTTCAGATATATATTTTACATTTTTCCATGTGTACACATTATTCCAATATTCAAAATCTGAGCCATCTAATAATTCATTATATAAATCACAAATTTCGCAACTCAACTTTGAATCAACAATAATTGGTACATTGAAATTATTATCGTTACCAAAAATATCATATAATGTTGTTAAAAGTTCTTGAGTTCTGCTAAAACTAAAGCACGGCAATATGACACTTCCTTTGCGTTCTATAACTGTGTTGATAGCAACACGCAAATGTTCAATGTCAAAATTTCTGGTTTTCTTGTTTATTCTTGCAGAACTTCCATATGTAGATTCCATAATAACAACGTCATTAAACATTGCCGGAATCTCAGTATTCTCTAAATAATGATTATTTGTTTCCAAAGCACCAATATCAGAAGTATATAAAATCTTTTTTGTTTTTCGCTCATCAGATAATATAAGCTGCAATTGAGCAGCACCAATACAATGTGCGTTCTTTAACCATTGAAAACTTACAACTTCATTGAGTTCTATGATTTCATCATAATTATCATATGTGCAAATCAGGTCAAGTGTATTATATACATCTTCCTCAGTGTATAATGGTTTATATTCTCTGCTATAGCGTTTTGATAATACTCTTGCTTCATCTTCAACAATATAGCAGGAGTTCAGTAAAAGCGGCTTCATAATCATCGCCGTTTTCTGTGTAGTAATAATTTCCCCATGAAAACCTTCTTTTACCAATCTTGGAATAAGACCACAATGGTCTATATGCGGATGTGCAACAAATAAAAAGTCTATATCTGCTGGTTTAAATTTAAACTTTGCAGAGTTGATTCTATATGAATCAAGAAAACTATTACTTTTTGATTGGTGTAGTCCACATTCTAAAAGACATTGATAGTTTCCGAATTTTACAACATATTGTGAACCAGTCACATCATTTGCTGATTCTCCGGTAAAGTAAATCCCATCATTCTTTATTTTCTTCTTTCCCATACATATCCTCCCATACAACTTTAGTCTAGGGATAACCTATATGACATATGCCATATTGATAATTGGAGCAAGCAGATTTGAACTGCTGACAACCTGTGTATCAGACAGGTACTCTACCAACTGAGTTATACTCCAATAAAGCTGACGGAGGGACTTGAACCCACAACCCACTGATTACAGGTCAGTTGCTCTACCATTGAGCCACGCCAGCATAATGATAAGCATTTCCTCTTATCGTGAAGTAGGTTTTCATCTTCTATGTGTCCGCAAACACATACCCCTATTTAGTTATAATGGGCAGGGCAGGATTCGAACCTGCGAAGCCAAATGGCATCAGATTTACAGTCTGACCGCTTTGAGCCGCTTGCATACCTACCCAGGTATTGCGGCTACTATATAGAAAACTGAAATGTCATATCAATCCAATCAATTTACTAAAAATGTTTTGCTAAATTTTGTTAATTAAAATTTCTTTTTGTTCACGAAATCTAATAATATGTAAATATCGTTACAAACTTTCTGATTGTTTTGTATATTATCTCACTAAGAACACGTTGCTCGTAAATGTTGATTGTTAGTACGACATATCGAATGAGAGTGATAGGGTAGTATTGAATTCGCGCTGAGAGATGTTCGCATCGAAAGAGTGTATAACCCATCTTTAATTCTGCATTATCTATCATCGAAATCATAGACGCTTTTATACTTGATATATTTGAAATCAACTATCGTTGATATAGAATTATATAGTAATCCTAAACTGTACAGCGTTATACTTCATCTGCACTTGAAGCGATTGCAACTAATAATCGTTTCAGCTCTCTATATAATAGCCGCTATTTAATTGGGAGATTTGAGAATCGGACAACCCATTTAATATTCATATAATAATTTAGAAGGATGATTCCCAATAGCCCAAAACAATTGCTATTTACTCTGTGTATATTTTGAGACAGCATCCTCAAGACTATCGCCAATCTCGTATATTGTTTCAAAATCCACCATTGTGTTAAGCTGCATTAAATCAATTTGCGTAGAAGTGGAATCTACCTCTTGACGCAATCTCGATACAATGGCTTTTACGGCATTCCTGTCAAAGTCAATAGTAGTAACCTCTTTGATATCGTATGTATACTTTACCTGGTTTCCTTCTTCATTAAACTTTGTAGATGTTCCTGTAATTATGCATTCAGATGGCTTAATAGTTGTCATGATGGATAAACGATTAAGAAGAGTTCTCTTGCGATTGTTAATCGCAATTAAACTATCAAAGTCATTATCCGCTGAATGCTTTGCATCGTTGATGGCTGTAGTAAGCTGCTCCATGTTTTTCTGAATATCACACGCAAAATCAATAAGCTCCATTACCTCGATTTGATAATCATTTCTTTTTGGTTTAATGATTTCTTCGTCCTCTGCACCAACATATGCTTTCTTCCTCATATGCTCCTGTTTGGTTGTTGTCACATTATCTGTAAATGAAAGTACAGTAATGGCACTATCAAAAAGCTGTTTTAAATAATTCTGTAATTCAAAACTTTTCTTCAATGTAATCATGATATTTCCTCCCTATTGAACTAAAATCTCTTATCTTGTTAATACGTACCTGGTACAACATTGAACGCCATACCAGATACGTCACACAAAGAAAAGAGAAAGATAAAGAAATGAAGAATAGAGTGGAAGATATAACCTAAGCTACATCTCCCTCTATATTAAGAAAATTCAATTTTTTTATCGACCTTAAATTTCCACCCTAAATTGAGGGTTTACAAGCGGTCATTTCAAAACTATCCTAAAATGAAGTGGTATTATTTTTTTCTTTCCATTTCCTTTGGTTTTCCCTATTGATGCGCTTTCTCTCATTTTCATAACACATATCGCAACGAATCCTTCGTGATATAGATTCAACCTCAAATTCTTTGCCACAATCAATACATTTAATCTTTTTGGCTTTGATAGGAGAGTAAGCTATGCAGCTAGAACAATAATGTTTGGTTCCAGCTTTATTACCACGAACTAAAATCCCACATTCAGCACAACGAATAAAATTTTGTCCTTTATATTTCAAATACTCATATCCGAGTTCACGAAAATCATGTATAAATAAAACATTCTTGCTCTCATTGTCAATAAATGTAACTCTATAACTGAGTAAATCATTCTTTTTAGGAAGTTCTATCAACCCCAAATCATATAAATCACTAATGCGTACATACCTATCAGTAACACTTCCAGATATTCTAGCAAGTGAAAAAATTGATTTAGCGTCATCATTTATCCATCCGTTACTTTTTGGGTTTCTTTGAATTGATAGTTTTGCCAAACATAACATAGTAAATGCTAATCGCTCTAACACTTTATTTCCTATATTTTCAATGGTATGTAATTCGTTTTCTGTTATCCAGACACCCTCTATCTCATATAGAGTATATTTTTCTACATTGCTTGCCATCTTTTCAATAGTGTCATTCCAATATGCATATTCTTTTTGGTATTTAGGATATACGTCAGACAGAAATGACGTTAAGTTTTCAATAATCTGTTCTTTGCTATATCCTAAATGGTAAAAATAATATTTCGCTAAAATCGACAAAGCGAAATATGGTTTTGTGTCTATGCTTTTATGTCTAAGACAATTCTCAGCATATTCCAACTCATTCAATACAATCATCATCACTACCTCCGATTATAACCTCACGCATTTCAAACTGTTCTCCACAGTATTCAAAATCCCCGTTTGTTTCAACATGTATAGGAATATGTATGGTATAGTTTGAGTTTTTTAAAAGATTGTCCAATATTTTATCTCCACATACATCCCAAGCAAATTGTTTTGTCTTGGAAGTTTGATAACATAAATCCAAAACAATATCACATAACTCATCTTCATTACTACAAACCTTTTCGCATTCTATACGAAACTTTTCGGCAAATCTATGATATCTCTCTGCAATATCATAATCCGAATCATCTTTCTGCATTCTGGCTGTCTTTTTATAAGCATTCATTTCTTCTATGTAGGTGTTAAAAATATCCTTAACATCACTAAAAACTTTTTTAGAATAATCTACATTCGATTTCATGATACTATAATCAAATTCTGGCTGTTCATACTTTTTCGACAAATAACCATCAAACTCATTTTCAAATATATGACATATTCTATTTACAACACAATCATTTATCCCAACAGGCATATATTTATAATAACTATCAAGGTATGCAATCATTTCTGGTGTCTTTGGTTCATAATCAATAAGTTCGGTTATTGACTTGATGCCATAATTCTTAAATCTAAGAATTGCACCATAATCATTATTTTTAAAATATGTCTTTGCTTTTGATTTAAGTTGTGGGTATACATACATCATAAAGTATGGTTTATTAGCTGCCACAAGAGTTATGTTTTTATTTTTCGCTTTTACTGTTTCTGCATCATCGTTATCTTTGACAATACATCTATGTAAGTTATACCAATAATCCGGCATCGGCTTCGCTATAATCCCTTTGGCTCGGTCTATGGTATTTTGTTGATAAAGCTGACCGCACATGATACGATAAGCAAGTTCCTCATATTCTGGCGTCCCTTTGTCAAATCCTGCCTGTCGCTCAATCATGCTAGTAACATAATTTGTAACAGTACCGATATCATCATTAAATGCCAGTTTATTAGCTTGTATAATATCTTCTTCTGAAGGAATCCTTTTTTCTGCCTTGCGCTGTACACACATGATAGTGGGAGAGTTAAGAGTTTTTCTTACAATAATCTCATTATCAGTATCCATATTAGTATCACCATCTTTATCAGCACCATTCATTGCATCACAAGCAGTGTCCCAGGCGTTGAAGATTGCAGCTGTGGTAATATATTGATACCAATGTCTTGTTTCCTCTCTATCTGCTAGTTTCATTTTCCGGATATTATTATGACAAGTCATTGGCGCACGAAAACACGCTAGTTCTGTGGAACCTTTGTCAATCCAATGCTTGTGGTATAATTCACCCTTATGAAGTAACCCTGTTATTTTCATTCCAAACATACTTTGACATAAAGCATATGGGTCGCCAGATATCATTGCAAAGTTAGCATTTACTTTTATTGCACCACGTTTTGCCATCTCAATTCTTTTAGAAATCATATTCCATATGCGTCTGCGAATAAATGGGTCATTTATCATCCGCTCATCAATCATTAACGCCTTGGCACAATAATCGAAGTTGCCGTTAAATGCATTGTCCTCATCCAATCCATACCCAGCCATAAAGACAAGACTTTTACGGTAATCCATTCCCAAAACATCCTTTAATTCTCTGATTGTAGGGTCACATAAGCTACGCAATTCATCATCCGTAAAATCATAGCTTTGTAAAAACTGGTAATTGGTGTTTCTAACATTTTCTAACTTGTCCGGGGTGACTTTAGGAGTAGAAAACTGATAATGATTTTTGCAACAATTATCATAGTAATCTTCCCAATTTTTATAACTATCCCACAGTTTAAGCATAGAAGTGGTAAGTATTACTTCTGATTCTCGTATATCTCGCTTATCACCCCATGCATCAATAACCTCATACGAATCAGCAATCTTTTCCCCAAACTCAATATAATCAAAAGAGTACACCATTCCTTTGTTCCAAGCCCATCTGGTATTCATCCCCGAAATAACTTCGTCTTTTCCAGTAAGATACTGATTAACTTTTCTTGCGTATGATGGAAGCATCATTCCATAACCATCTGAATCGTTATGTTCAATCTCAAAATTTTTCTCTATTGTTAAAACAGGTTCACCATCATTCTCATCGTTAATCATAATTACATCTTCTGTAAAGTGGGTAACACAATCATCCACGACAATAACACCATTGGGCTGAGGAATAGGAATAGAACCAGAACATATTAAAGCCTGGTACGCTTCTAATTTTGCAGGAACCAATTCCATTTCCATATTTCTTCCATTATCCAGTCGCCTTTTCAATTCTGGGTATAAACGCTCACTAACATACACGATAGTAGACTGTTTGATTCCACCATTTGTACCAAGAAAACGATGATATTGAATTCCATTAACTTTAAACCCTTTATTTGCTCTATCATAATCAGAGTTTTTATCCATAATTACATAAAGATAATCTTTCTGAAATTGAAGCTCATACAACTGTTGATAAAGACAGTTGATTTTAATTTTGGTTTGTCTATTCCTTGGCTTTTTCTTCTCAACCCTAATAGCATATTTGATATCCCTAGCTTGCTTATCTGCATCAACAACACCATTTAATTCATCTATAAACCGCAAAAGCTGGTTATCACTCAATGACACAATACAGTCTGAATAATCTCTGAGCGCAATGTCCAATGGTAATTTCAAATCCCATTTAGATTCTCTTAGTTGCTTGCTATGTAATTTATAAATAAATTTATGGCAAGACTTTTGTTCCATTTCTCGTCACCTTCTTTTCTTAATTGTTCTGTCTTGGTTATAAAGTAAAAAAATAAATTACTTATCCAACCAAACCTCAAAACATTTATCGTTTTGTCGCCAAACAACTTTGAGATTATCATGTTCAAATCTCAAGAGGTCTGCTATCTGATAGATGTAAAAGCAGTAGTCGTGAGCTGGTAACTCTGAACTATTCCCTCTAATTGTTTTTAGCATACTATTGATGAATTGGCAGTAACGAGCGTAACTTGTTTCGCCACGGTATTCACATTCAGAAGAATAACCGTTGACAATCAGTTTAGCAGAAGATGACTTCATTTTCTTTTCTTTACCTTGCTTTGTCATCAACTTCATAATTGAAAAGTATTCTTGCCATTGTGCATCTGTCATGTCACTATCCGGTTTCCCTGCGGTAAGAGAGACATGACGAAAATCATCAAGTTTCAAATCTCATATTATCCTCCTATAAAGTCTCTCTGGCTACAAATAATACTGTCGATTGCCTTCGCAGTTTCATCGCGCCAGTCGTAATTGGTATTATCCATTGGTGGTTTTATATTGACAAAAACTTTGACATTAGAATGCCAGTTATTATTCTTGTCTTGATACCGAGGAAGTTCTTCGCTATGGATTATCGAGAGTTCTTCTAAAATCTTTAGTGCAGCTGTAACACTACGAACTGATAGCCCAATATTATCAGATATCGTCTTTAGCATCGAAAAGTGCATTATTGGTTTGCCTGTTCGCTTGTCCATGTTAAGTCTGATATAAGACAATAGCAATAGAATATGAGAGTGGTTTATTCTTTTTCCGTTTGCTTTTTCTTTTATACGGTATTGGATAATATCATCATATTCGAACCTATTGATAATACCAAAACTATTTATTGGAGCTTTGATACAAAAAGAAAAGGTATCTCCAAGTTTTTCTTGGGTGGATACAAAACCTTTTTCAATTAACGAACCTATTAGCGTTTTAAATTGCTTCTCAACACCGGAGCTAACACGACCTCTAACAAAATCGCAGTCATCTATAAGTTTGTTTACAGTGCAACATTTAGAACTCCAACATGTAAATAGTATAGAAGAATAAACAAGGATTCTTTTGTCGCCAAGTTCCTTATCATAAATAAGGCTGCGAGGTATTCTGATAAATTCCATTGTTTCTTCCTTTATATTTTTCCAGGTATCTATCTAATTTCTTGCAAGCATCATAACACTAAAACACGAGATTGTCAATACTTTTTCTGAATTATTTTTAAAACCCTCAAACTAGGGCATTTTGCAAAAAACTGCATCTCCTATATATAATAATACTATATATTATAAGTAAGATATGTCTTATATTTAATAGATAATATATATCTAGTCTTATATAATATATAGACATATTATATATTATCTATGCCTTAAAGGTCAGATAAGCATATCTTTATTATAACCAAAGAGAAATCTTTTTGCCATTGCGCAAGCAATGTAAATATACGGCAATTCTAATTTCGGGCGATTTATACTAATATTTGACCACCTGTTTTTGCTGCCGTTTATTGATTGTCGGGTCATTCTGGAATGAACAATTTTAAAGTTTTGAGTATTTTTAAAAAATATAAGTCCTCAGTTTTCGGCACTTTGCAAATTTTGATTTTTAGAAAAACTTTTCCAATCTTAAATGACATCGGGAAATGAACTTCGGTACACCGATGTTTTTTCATAAGTAAATCCTCAAGATAGGAGAGTTTAGGTCAGATATTTCAACTCAAATTTTGCCATATTTTGCGCTTTCGGTAAACTTCGGTAAATCTGTGTTTTTCGCCCTAATAGGGGGCTTTTCGATTTTTCGGCTATTTACATCGTAAACCCTCAAAGTAGGGGATTTTGAAAATCTGTGAATCGGCTCGGAAACATTTTATTGATTGAGAGTGAAAAACATCTCATACTACACGCCTGGCGGCTGCGGCTTTTCGCTGAAATGTAAACACGCCCCCACCATCTGACTTTAGCACGGTAAAGCGTTAAATCAGTAAAGTTCCCTAGTTTGGGCGTTAAGTCCGTAATAGTGCAAAGTACGGACTTTACCACACTAAAGCATTAAAGCGATATTGAGCCGATACCAGGAAGCATATTAGCACTCATTAAGAGAGAGTGCTAATAAATAAAACTGGTGACTTTATCGCACTAAAGCACTAAAGTGCATTATCGGCGTGATAACTTGACATAGTTTAAAAAATTATTTTAAATTGTTCCCATAACCCTACATTATACCATCAATAACCACATGTTATAATATCAATATCACACAACATAGTTTTAAAAACTACATACACATAACATAATATCAAAAACTATCACACGTAGTAATCAAAACTACATAGCGCCAAAAATAGCCGGATACCTTGCGACAGTTCACAAGTCATATAATACCACATAGAACCACCCGACACAATAGCGCCGATAATATCGCAGCTTGTCAAGTTCTGATATACATATTTTTTGCATTATATAGAAGGAACGCAAACGCCGCAAAAATAAAAACGCCTAAAACGCCCACAAAATCAAGGTTTTTCAATAAATTTAAAAATAATTCAAAAAAACTATTGACATATAAAGTATATAATAGTATCATGTGATTAGTAAATGAGTTACACAATATAGCTTGTTTACCGGGCTACATAGTCAATACAAAAAAGATTAAAAAAATAATAAAAAAGGTATTGACAAGCTCTAAACACTATGTTAATATGAGTACAACAAAACAAGGCAAGCAAAATCAAGGAGGTTATCTATTATGAGTAAAACTAAATTAAGAGAGCACGCAAGCGCACAGTGTCACGTTGTAAAGGGCGATAGACTGGACTTCATCAGCTACACAACACGCGTTATAAGCATCTGGCGGTAAGGTGGAAAAAGATTTGTGGAATGCACCGGAACCTATAGCGCGACAACTAGAAAACAGATGGCATGGTTTTTAAAAGAATATGCACCGGACTTAACCTATTATGATATGAAGGCGATTGTAGGCAAGGGTGCGGTTGCAATGTAAAACCAAGACAGAAAAAGCATTGAAAAGCAGAGGACAGCCCTCCGGGGCTGTAATGCTACCAGGCAGGGCGTTCCAAGTCGCCGCCATAGCAAATATCAAAAAATATGGAGGATTGAACCATGACAAAAACAACTATGTGTGTAGGATTATTAGACCAGGATACGAAGCGCCAGGAAGTAACAACGCTGGATGCTTACAAGGTAGCAGCGAACATTTTCGCAGCGACAACGGGCGGCGCTACAATCACAGAGGGAACCGGAGTTTATACACATGATGACGGTACAATCGTAATTGAGCCGACACTTGTATGTGTAATCTATGGAAGTACAACAGAGGACATCGAAAAAGCAGCCGGACAGCTCAAAACAGCTTTAAACCAGGAAGCAGTCACAATCGAAACTTGTGAGAGCAACAGCAGATTTTTCTAAGAAGGAGGTAGTGCGATGTTTGACAAGTTCAACAGCAGATACGCGAAACTGAGACGGTTTTTCCCGGTGAAGATGGCGTATAGATTGACGGTCTGGACAATTTTATAATAAGCCGAAAAGATGCAGAGCAACGCCCGGAATGGGCGGTAATGCAGCCAGAGCCAGTTGCAAGCCTGGGATGCAGGAATAAAAGGAGGATAAGTCTATGATGATGAGTGAGTTTATCGAAAGGACGAAATTTGAGCCGACAGCAGCCGAATACGCTGATATCGAATCCGAGTATATGGGATGCGACATTGACAAGGACGCATTTTGTAAGCGATGGGTCAAGAATGGCGGCGTACAGAGATTGTGTAGAATCAGAGCCAGGAGAATAGAAGAGCTTGAAGCTGAGACGGAATCGCTTAAAGTTCTACTGTCCAAATACGAAGCCAACGCCCGCGAGCTTGAAAACCAGATACGGATGTTTGAAAATCTGAAAAGAGACATCAAACGACTTCTTGTATAGTCGAAATGCCCGGAAGGGCATCTGCCAGTGACTAGCCGCCTGGCACTGATGAGACAGGCTGTAGAAAAGAATAGGAGGATGCACCATGGGATATGAGAGCAGAGTTATCGTAGTAAATGTGAACAGACATTTGCTTAAAAACGGGATGGAGAAATGGGTATACGCCGAGCGGATAGCCGATATCAAGATGAGCAAAATGGATTCAGATTTTCCGAAATTGTTCACGAAGGATATCGACTATAAAATCTTTAAGCCGCATACAGAGGAAGAAACGGATACGGATTGCTACGGGGCGCACATCAAGTCCGCGGACATCCAGACAGTTGTTGGATGGTTAGAGGAAAACATGAAGCATGACGATTATAGGCGTTTAGCGCCGTTATACGGTCTTTTGAAAGGATTCAATCCGGAACAGTGGGAATGCTTAGAAGTATTGCATTACGGATATTAGGGAGGAAATTTTTATGGGAAAATATGTAGTTGATTGGGATGATGGAAGCAGCGAACACGATGACGGAAAAGTGTTTTGCAATCTGTCAGCGGCAGAGGAATTTTTTGATAGCCTGGACACGCCTTATAAGGCGCTGTATGAGGAAAAAGTGACGAAGGATAAGAATAGCAAGATTCCTTTTTTCATCAAGATGGAAGAGGAAAACACGCCGGAAAATCTGGATATGGCTATGGGATTATACGGAAAAGAGTATATTTCCATTGAGGAAAATACCATAAAGGTGGATATAGCGGCATGGGAAAAGAAAATTTGGAAGCGTAATGGCTGGATGTAAGGAGGAAAATTCAGATGAAAATTATCACGAGAGTACCGGAAAACACGATTCCATACAAGTGCGGAGAGCGTTTTATGGCTTGCACTTGTAAGGTCGTAGAGGAAAAAACAGAGACAAGCAAAGGAAAACTTGAACTTGATAGGTGTACGGATTTTTTCAAAACCGAAGAGGAAGCCAGGAAGTTCATGCAGGAAAATCCAGAGTATAAATGGATGGTGAAGTAGGAAAAATCGAATCGGCGCGCTCACATCTGAAACAGGAGGATGCAGGGCGCACCGTTTTCATAGGAAAAAATCGACTTGAACAGGAGGAAAATTATGGTATATAAAGGGACTGAAACAGGAAAATTGTACACGACAAAGCAGCTCAAAAGGATTTACGAGCAGGCGAAAAAGGAAAATCCGGAAGAGGTAGAGGATGATTTTGCTGGTTTTCTGTTGAATAATACAGGAAAACATGGATGCTTAGAAGAGGTTGGAAAAGAGGAAAAATCTGTATACACAGTGTACGCAGAGCAAGAAGATATGACGTTTATCATGGAGAAAACTTTCCGGACAGGAGAATTGTGCAGCCTTGCGGTTGTCGGATTCTATCGCGGAGTTCCTATAGAGGAAAATACCATGCTTTATAGAGGAAAATCTAAGGAAGTATATGAGGAAAAAATAGTAGAATATCCGAGGACTGTTATAGGAAAAACCACAGAATCAACATACAACCTGGCACTCATTAAAGGAAATTTTGTCTACTATCTGGATGAGGGAGAGTGTGACGAGAGCATGTGCGTTATCATGTATGAAAAGGAAAATTTCAACCTGGTATCAGATAATTACTTTGCATATGGGGCGCTCATGGAGGACATGGAGGAAATTTACAAGGGGATTTCTGAACCGGAATTTATGAGCGATAATCTAAAGGAAAATTTGCAGCTGTTAGCAGAAGCAGGATTTTTCAAGGAAGATTAGATATATTATAGGAAAAAATTAAAAATAATACAGAAAAAGTATTGACAATAGGATAGTTCTATGGTATATTATATATAGTAAATGAGTTACTAATCAATAGGAAAATATGGAGGTTATGCTATGAAGTTCGCAGAGTTTAAAGAGAGAGTACAGGATGAGTATAGGAAAATCTTACCGAACAGCATTTGCAATGTTATGGTATACAGATGTTTGGGAAAAAGCATCACTATCGACTGCCATCTCGCAGGAAAAATCGAAGAGGTATCGCATAGGATTATGAGCAATGATATGTTTTCAATTGGTTTTATAATCTCTTTGCCGGATGATTTCAACCAGGAAGAGGATGAGCTGCCGCAGGAACTTATCATGGAAGCAACTAGCAGGACTTACAAGATAAAGCCGGAGAATAAAAATTTGTACTGCGATTATCGCCAGTTGAGCTACAGGAAAACCAAGGGAGATGCAGAGAAGATTATCAAGGCATTAGGAAAATTCTTTGTAAGGTTGCAACAGAGCTTGCAGGAAGATATCGCGGCGGGCAATATCCATCCGGATAATATCGAGCTGGTAAAGGAAAAATTTTCTTGCAAATAATACAGAAAAAGTATTGACAAATAGGAACAAGTGTAGTAGTATATATGTATAGTAAATATATTACTTAACAAAAGGAAGATTTCAAGGAGGAGGAAAATTGTATGAGTAATAAAAGAATTGCATGGATACTTGACAATCATGGCATTCCTCACTTTGAGGAAAATGATAGAATCTACGCCGACAGCATGATTGTTGGTACAGAGTTATTTGAACAGACCGATGACTTGACAGGGTACACAGTTGGAAAACTGCGTAAATGGTTAGGTTATTGATGGAGGGATTGAGCATGACAGCGGAAAAAGTAAAAGAATATATAGAATCAATCAACCTGGATGATTATGATTTGGGTGGCGTTGAAATAACAGAAGAGGATTACGAAGAGATTGCACATAGAGTTAATGGAACCGGAGGAAATTTATCCAATGCGGTTGACACGTATCTGTATGGAATTAGAGCAACCTTAGACGAGGGATTATAGGAGGAATCATAATGTTAAAGACAACAGAGGAAATGATGGAAAAAGTTTTAGAGATGAAACGGGATGGAAAAGACAGAGTGCAATTTGAGATGACAGAAAATCTCGGAATCTTTGTTGAGGTCGTATCTTTTATGGGAAATGATAAATTAGAAATTGCCATCGAGTTAAGAGATATCGACACTGAGGATACGAAAGAAAGCGCCATCTGTAATTATGATGATGACGCTGAAATTGAAAGCTGTATTGATTATATTAGAGCATGTATATAGAAAAAATTAAGGAGGAAAATATGCATACTGTTACAATCCAAGATGCACCAAATGGATGCAGGAAAAAAGTCACAGTAGATGGCGTTGAATATCCATCAATGTTTGAAATGAGATGTTCTCTTTGCCTGGGCGAGATGGAAATACTCAATTACAAAAAGCATATGAACGTATCCACAGAGCAGGCAATCTCTGATTTGTTAGATAAACAAGATGAATATATAGAAAAGCTCCGGAAGAAAGCAAAGGAAGAAAAAAGAGCAGCAGAGGAAAAGCGGCTAAAGGAGAAGGAAAAGGAATTTTCATTCAGAGGAAAAACATATCGCACCTTTGGTCATTGCTGCCGCTATTATCGTGATAAATTTGGTATCTGGATTAGTAACAATTCAATTAGAGCGACTGCAAGACGGAACCAGGAGCCTTTGCAGGATGCATTAGAAAGGGCAATCAAGCGCCTTTTAAAGAAGAGATATAAAGACGAAATAAGCTGCGCCAAAGAGGGAATTATCGTTGTTAATTCCAGAGAAAAGCTGGTGTACTATAAGGAAAAGCTGGGCGATAGATACATTTGGACAACACAAGAGTGCAAAGATAAGCGGGACTATAAGACACCTGGGATGTATGGTGCTCATGGTATGCTTTACCGTATAGGATATGAGACAGTTAAGAAGTCAAAGAAAACACAAAGGAGGTAAAATTATGGAATACAGAGTATTTGAGGAAATTTTTAAGAAGGCAGGGTTCACGCCCAGACAGGTAAAAAGAGTACAGCAGCGGGCATACAAAGAGTATGAGGACATGCGCGGTAAGAGAGTAGCCACAGGCGGGCAAAAGAAGATGTCATACAATTTTCTCATCAAGTATCTTTTCGAGCTGGATGTGGAAGATTTGGTCAAGGAGATGTATAATGTTTGCAGAGCAAGCAGAGAGCAGGTATCCCAGCTGCATACAATCTTAGAGCAGGGATAGCAGGATAATCACTAGAATCCATAGTCAATTATATGTGGCTATGGATTTTTTTTGATTAAAAATATTGAAAAAATAATATAAAAAGTATTGACAAAGCAATATGTTTTTGATATACTATAATCAGATAAAGGAAATAGCTGATACACAGGAGGTAATGAGATGGATATAAGAAGAGCACAAATAATTATCCGCAAAGTCGAAGGAGAATATGTCAAGAGAATTGATTCTGTTAAATGGAATCAGATATATTCAGCGGAAAAGGAAATCGTAGATGATTTAAAAAATGTTCATATTCCGGATGCAAATGATTGGTACGGAATTGCAGCTCTATATAAGGGATATGAGTATATTCATTCATTTGCTAGACAGGTACAAGCTGGAAAAGAACTTACAGAAAAACAAATGAGACAGTGCAAAAGACTGGCGCTTGAAATTAAAAAGGCGGCTAGTATCAAAGAATGTTATTAGTAAAAATAAGCTGACCTAACGGCATGACGGGGAGAAGGAGAAATTTATGAACAATACAATCATCTTAAAAAAAGGATATGCGAGACTTACCGAAAATGAGTATAGAAAATTTGAAAAGGGCGATACAATTTGGGGAGATGGAAGTAATCCGGAAGAAGTAAAGAGATGGAGTATCGACCAGAAGGAAGAAGCAGAAGTAGAACTTGCGAAGTATAGATGCGCCTATAAGGGTGGAAACAATATCGAAGAATGGGCGCTTGAATATTGTGAATGTGATGAGGATGGAGAATTTGTCGAAGGTTCAGATTTTTCGCTTGCAGAAGAGAACACGAAGGATAGATATGATACAAGGGAATATGAAACAGGAGCCTGGATTGATAGCTTTGATTCAGTTGAGGAAGCAAGGGCTGCAATTCAGAAATACGAAGAAGATAACCGCAAAAACGGGACGTATGAGGAAGATTCATATGAAATCTATGATACAGAAGAATGCAAAATAGTTGATTAGAAACAATAGAAAGGGAATAGAAGATGGGTAGATGGAAGATTATAGATAATTACAGAGAGCAGATTTTAGAGCCTGGATATGAGACTGAGAAGGATGCTAATGATGATATGAGGGCTATGATTGCAGAGGATAAGTTGCGTAGACAGTGTTATGATTATGATGTAAAGTTTTTTGAGAAGAACGAAACATACGAAGAGTATATTAACAGCATAACAGAAGGATAGGAGTAAAATATGATTAGTACAAATAAAGATTTATCGCAGGCGATTGAAAATGTAATCACTGAAAACGGAATCAAAAAAATTTGGATAGCAGAGCAGCTCGGAGTGGCTAACCAGAATGTTAATAAGCTGATAAACAAAAAGAATATTTCACTTGACGATGCAAATAGGATACTTGCAGTAATTGGATATAAAGCAAGCATTGTCATTGAAAAACAGTAAATGGAAGGAGCGATATTCATTGTATAAATATATGGTATGGGGAAAAATTCACGGTTCAGATGTTTTGATAAAGTTATATGGAGATACAAAAAGGAGAACTTGTGTGTCGTGGATGAATAAAAACAAAAAGTATTATGATGACATGAGAATTTATGAATTTTGTAGATAAAAACAGAATTTTATCAAGAGAAGAATACTATATATAGAATTATTTCTGCTGATACATACTATATGTTGAGTGCGCGGGATGGAATTCCGAGATGGAGATATAAAGGGTTTGTTTTCTGAAATATTGCAGAATAAGTATTGACATCTGATATGGCATGTGGTATATTATATATAGTAAATGAATTACTAATCAGATATAAGCATGGAGGTAATTGATATGTTAGATGGTAATATATTTGCAGTATATACAACAGATATTAAAGAGATTGGACTTTGTGCAATTCCAGTAAAGATTCCAAGATGCAATAATTTAGTAGGATATATTAGAGATTTTAAATGTAAGACATTTAATGTATGCAATACATGGAAGGATGCACAGAAATTAGCTGAGCAGTGGAACCAAGATTTCAAAAATAACGGTAAACGAAGGCTATAAATAATTCAGATAAACTATTGACAAACGATGAGCGATGTGTTATATTATATATAGTAAATAAGTTACTAAACATTGATTGCGGAGGTAGCGATTATGAGAGAGGGCTATGCAAAGTTAGAGAATGATACAAGACTAGAGAGCGTTGTAAGATGCCTGGATGCTAGGCAGCGCATAGATATTTGGAAGCTCGATAGATACTCGGATTCAATCACAATGGATAGCGTGAAGCAGACAAGATTATCCGATGTAAAAAATGTGTACAATCTATTTGATAACAAGTATTCAGATATCATGCAGGACTATGTTATCGACTATATCAGATTTGATTTTGACAGCATTGTAATGATTATCAAGCCAAACAAGTGGGCTGAGTTTAACAAGTAGGAGGTATATGGTATGTTCGTTATCAAAGTTATGTATTATAGGTATATTAAAGGATATGAACCGGATTATTCCAGCCCTATCCATAAAGAGTACGAAGGAGAAAAGATTTCAGAGTGCATGAATGCTATTAACAGCGACAGGATGCATCACGACTGCGCAAAGTATACTCCCATGGTGATATACGATGTGGTCGATACATCTGAATGAACATGAAATTTGAAAGGTGGGAGACACAATATGATATTATTTATACAATGCGTTATAGTAGGGCTTGCTTTCTTTATCTTACTTACTTGCGTTAGAAAAGGAAAACTTACAGAGGGTCTAGTAGAATGGTTGTTAATAATTGCAGCATTTGTTATAATGATTAGATGGATAATAGAGTATTGAATATAGAAATCGAGGTGGATAATATGATAAAGCGAAAGTTAATGAAATACGCAATGCTTTACCTGGCAGATATTGTGGATGACGCGTTTGTTGGTGACGATGAAATGACAGTCGAGAAGTTTATTGAAATCTCAGAAATCAATTTTGATTACTATGAGACAACAGAAGGCAGTTCAATCTATGGTCATTTGGTTATAACAGAACACGGCGATATTGAAGCAAAATTTACGACTTGTATCGCAAGATAAAAGTGCGGTTCTAATAAGGAAAGGATGTGGTTAGATTATGAAGATTTATACAACAACAGATTATTTCGGCTTGACATTCGATGAAGCTGCAAAGGTAATTGATGAATGTGGAATGACACGAGAGGAAGCAAAGGTGTTGGATACTGGATATGAACAGCATTTTTATGAATCACATGATTTCATGATGCAGCAATACTATTCAGACTTTTATCAGAATAGAATTAAAGAAAATGATTATGATGTTAGGATGTTCCGGCTTGTTGCCGATAATACAAATCACAATAGATATTGTATGTGTTTAGGATATAATCTGTAGCTGGATAATTAGGAGGGCGGCAGCATGGAATCAATCATTATACCATCTATCCATAAAGGAGTAATAGAAGCGTTAAAGACGCAGGATTATGATAAGATGGACGAGCTGCATCATGCGGTAAGTACGGTATACAATGACTTATATGAGCGCTTGATTTCTGGCAAAATAGATGGATTTTACTATGATACAACGCCAGGGCACAAAGGATATAATAGATATGTGTATACACGTTCTGCGAAATCTGACGGAGTGCAGCGGTCATGCATCTGGATGGTAGATGGCGATAGTATAGCTCTATCTGATAGTCAGTATCAAAGCTGGGAAGATTTGGAGTATGATGGATGCCAGGATGGTGTCACAATGATATGTTTTAAAAGCGAAGATTTTTTGTAATTTTCTAAAATAATTCAGATAAAGTATTGACAAAACATATTGTTCGTGATACATTATAATCAGTAAATAACTTACAGAACAAAGGAACGATTGGGAGGTAGATTATATGGCAGTAAATGAAAATACAGTTATCAAAGATTGGTACATCGCAACTTATCCAACTGATGAGTTAGGACAGGAGCTTAATGATTCGATTACATTCTATGGATTATTTGAGAGCATGGATAATTACAAAGATGTGTATGAGGTTTTAGGCGTTAGTGATAGCCTGGTTCGTGAAAGATGCTTTGAGCAGCTGGCAAAGATTATGAAGGTTGATTATGATTATATTTATAATCAATGGATGTTGTGCAAATAACTTATATGTAAAGTATTATACAATAAAGTTGATTTAATATATACCATATGAGACAGAAGGCTTATTAAATATTTTTTTAAAAATAATACAGATAAAGTATTGACAAGCTGCAATCTGTGTGCTATTATATAATCAGTAAATGAGTTACGAAACAAAAAACAGGAGGTAGCAATTATGACAAGGAGATATGAAGAAGAACATTATAACAGGAAAACAGATAAGATGGAGCATACAGCTGATTGGAGCTTTACAATCTATCCGGGAGATAATAACCATCTCACCGTAAGCAGAGACGGAGTAACAAAGACAGTCAAGGTAGTTCCGGATATTGAGTTTGTTTATAAGCTGCAAAAGACACAGGTTAGGGCAATTGGTGGAGCAGAAGGATTATATAATTTCTTAGATAGAGAGTTATTTGAATGCTCTACAAGCTGCATGGCGTGGAAAGTATTAAGACATTGTTTCTTTGATTGCAAGGCGGCTGCGTAAGCAGCCTGCCGGATTGGAGGATAAAATGGCAAGAGCCAAAGAGTGTGAAATCATTTTTAACACAAGATGTGGTTACTGTATGCAACCTATAAAGTGTAAATCAATCGCAGCTGCAATCAGACTAGCCAAGGAAGAGCGCATGGCGTTTAGAATTTTCGTAGCTGGTAAATGTGTAAAATCCGGATGGTATTAGGGAGGACATATCCATGAAGAAGTTAAAAGGTTATTTAACAAAATGGTTCAATGGTGAAAAGGTTAGAGGAATTCAAGTATCTTTATGTGATATACAAGAGTGCGCAAGGATATACAATGCTATTGTTACAGGTGATAAGCCAGAGTTTATTAACGGCAAAGTCAAGGAGATTCTTGACAAGTGCGGTATTAAAACAAAGGAACATGGCATTGGATGGATTATTATATAGGAGGTACAAGTATCATGGCAAAGAGATTTATAAGAGAGGTAAAACCGTATGCAAGGCTTTACAGGGATACCAATACAGGGCTTGCATGGATTGAAGATGGTTCAAGCGGCTGCGGCTTTAGTGTACATTCAAATATAGACATTACTGGTTCAGTAAGAGGTATGAAGCATCTGGGATATTGGGACAAGAAAGACAGAACAGTAAGAAGTCACGGATTTATATATAATATTGATACTTTTGTATGCGACAAAGACAATGAGTTTGAGAGGATTCTTGCAGATGAGTGCAGATGCCAGGGCTGTTGTGATAGAAGAGAAAGAGCAAAACAGCTTAAAAATAATTCAGAATAAGACTTGACAAAGGTTATATTCTGTGCTATATTATATACAGTAAATAAGTTACTAAACATAAGGAGATGAGAATATGACCAACAATAACACTTTTTCAACATTTATGCAGCTGTTCAATGTTTCATATGTTGAGCGCCCGAAGGCAATTCTCGCTTTTAAGCGGGCAGGATTCAGTGTGGATGACATCAATACTGTGAGAACAGATGCTAGTCACTATAACATGTTTGCCGCAAAGACAAATGCGATGTAGAATAAATCAAGGAGGTAGATTTTATGTCATATTACGATGATATCTGTGAAGATTTATACATGGACAATCTGCTGCATAGTCCAGAAGCAAACAAGGCAAACGATGAGAATTATATACCATCATCTACCGATGGCGATTATTCTCCATCTAACCCGTGGGATGCCCCTGGTATGAGCATTCGTGACTTTATTTAAAAATAAGGAGGTAAATGTAAAATGAAATGTTATGATTTTGAGATACAGACAGAGAAAACAAATCGGAATGTGAAGGTCGCAGTTAATCGCAAGGCAAGTCTCACACTGGATGATAATACTTGTATTGGAGATATTATTCAGTTCGAGCAGGATGCAAAGAAGGTTCTTAATGCGGTTAAAAAGGCTTATAAAGATGATATGTTTATGAATGTTAGTTTATCCGTAATGGTTTATGATGAGGGCTGTGATGGGCTTGTATCAAAGTCATATGACCATTGGCAGTTCATTGGATACCAGGATGGCGATGAAGGGCTGCACATGAATCCGGATACACGATATACAGATGAGTACCATGATATCTGGATTGGTTATAAAGAGGGATTTTTTGAAGGTATTAAAAACCTTTAAAAGCAATTCAGAAAAAGTGTTGACATGAGTTAAAGGGTGTGTTACACTATACTTAGTAAATAGATTACTAATCAGTAATAACCAGGAGGTTGAGAGAGACATAATGGATAATACGGCAAGAGATATATTTCTGTTTGATACTGATTTAGAGCAGTTTGAAGCAGACATAAGAGCAGACGAAAGACAGAGGGTAAGAGAGGAAATGAGACAGCGCAGAAGAGCGAGAGAAGCAGCCAGAAGAGCGAGAATCAATTTGTATAAGAGATATGCTTTACAGAGGATTATCGGCGTAGCGATTATTATGTTAAGCATCGCAGCGGTATATTTCGGCTGGACATATGATGCAACAACAGGAATGAATGATGGTACATTTTTAATACTCACAATTCCTCTGGGATTATATGTCACTTTTACTAGAGAACTTATGTTTTAACCAAGACAGAAAAAGAAAGGATGATAAAAATGCCATTATTGATTGTGTTAGGAATTTTGGCAGTGTGGGCTATATATGATATTGCTGTAGATTGTCAGAAAAAAGCGCCAGGCGTTAAAGACTGGGATGCGTATAATAGGGATGCAGTAGGCATGGACGCAAAGGAAATCAGAAAAGGATTAAAGGAAGGTAGGTGGTGAGCATGACGAGATGGGTAGGCGGCTAGAGTGAAATGTTAAATAATGAATCAAGGGGGAGAATAAACTATAAAGGATAGTCCTGTTACAGAGGGCTATCTTTTTTAAAATAATTCAGAAAAACTATTGACATATGCAAAAACCTCTGCTATACTATAATCAGTAAATGAGTTACAGAACACAAAAGGAGGTCAAGAGCAATGGCAGTAGAAATCAATGGAGTAAAAACATATGAAGGCGCAGTAGTAAAGACTTCTTCCTATAGCTGGTTAGACGGAATGTACAGCGTATATGCAATTGTGTGGGATATGGAAGCGCACGAGTTCAAAGATATCAAGATTGGATATTATGGTATTGATGGACAGAACCTTGTGGATGGCAGCTGCGATATCGACTTGACCACAGAGGTTGCAAGAGATATTATCCGGACAATGAAGATGAGTGCTTACAAGTCATTCTGCACTACAGTCACAGAGCATAAAAATTCAGTAGCAAAGGGAATGGATGCGGTAGTAGTAAGAGGACGCAAGGTAAAGAAAGGTACAAAGCTCAATGTATTTTGGGTCGGTGAAAGACCTACCTATCAGAGCCAGAGATATTCATACATAAATGAGACAGAGCTGATTGCCGGATGCTATGATGAAAAAGGCAATAAGGTATGGATTAAGGCAGAGTACCTTAAAAGCATCACTCCAATTAAAAGCCCGTGTGCAGCGGAGCGGAAAAAGTTTGTTGACAATTATATCAAACATAATGCAGATAGCATTGTATTAAGAATGGCAATGGGTGGATGTTAGTCCACCCAGAAGGGAGAAGAGATGACAATTAGCGCAATTACAAAACAGCTTTATGATTTAGCAGTAGGACATTATTTTAATGGTGAGAAGTTCACACAGAATAGATTACAGAATTACATTACAAGAATGATGAGCAATTCTGATAGATTGATTATGACAATTGCATTACCAGATGGATGGTGGTATTTCAGTATCAATAGATATTCAAAGAGAATTGATGGGCTTGACTATACTATTCCGGACAATCGGGAACAGGAGCAGCGCATTAAGGAAGCATTATTAAACACAAAAAGATAAGTATGCAGGATGATGTAGAATGGAGGTAGAAAAATGTTGAATCGTTTAAATTATGAAGCAATTGCAAGAAATTTTTGCGAAAAAATCAAAAAGGAATATCCAAATTGTTATTTTTCACACACGGGACACCATGATGACGAGGTAGGAACAGTTGTTATCTATGGTGAAAGCAGGATAGAGTCAGACCCAAATTCCTGTATGTATCGTCCTTATGAACGGTGCCTGCCGATGTGGAAGGTAACATGGTCGGGTAAAATCGTACAAATCAGAGAGCATGGTGGTTCTTTGTTAGATGCAAGAAGATAGGAGGTATTGTTATGGAATTAGATACATGGGTAAACGGATGCAAGGTCAGATTATTTCCGTGGATTGATGGGAAACATTACTATATGAATGTAATGTATTATAAGCCAGGACAATCTATCGAACAGCCGCCCGCATGGGATAAAACAGTTTACATTACCATAAATGACAAGGGGACAGATGCAATCAGAAACTTCTTATCATCCCTGGTAAACTATATAAGCAAACTGAGTATCAAAGCTGGTCAGAAGGTTGTATTAACATTTTAAATAGAGCACAGGAGGGTGCGATTATGAAGATTAAAACATGGATTAAATACGAAGAGCCTTATTTGCCTAAACGTTGCAGAAAATTAAGATATAAAGAGTGTGAGGAATTTATAGATGTTGAGCTTGCAGAGGTTCCGGCGCAGTTATTGGAGCTTGCGTTTATCGTACACTCTTATGATGGTGGAGAAATTTTTGCGTATAATGGCAATTTATGGAGCAAGGCTCCAATCAGAACCATTTGTGTTGATGGAGAAGAGGAATATGGCTATAATACTCCATTACAGGCGCTTGCGTGGCGGAATGAGCATGGCAGCAACTATTTCCGATTCGATTTTGACAGAGAGTATTATGCAAAAGATACATCCAGAGAAGCTGTTATCGAGCAGGCGCAGAGTGATATGAATAAATATATCCTGGTTGATGGTGAGCTGTATGTTATGGCAGCAGAGCCGATGTATTGTATATATACTTTTGGTTTAGGACATAACCATGGTGGCACAAGTTTGTCCGTGGATACTCATTATAATCCAAATATTTCATACAAGTCATATCACAACGCTTTGGATTTTGATAATGCAATTAAGCATGTTATCACTACGGCTGCTGGTCGTGGAGATACAAAGGATGTAGAGCGGTATCAAAAGATGCAGGCAGAAGGCAAACCAATTATCGAAGTAGTCAAACCAGAGTGTGTAACGCATAATCCAGCAGCGGAGCATGGTGATGGGAATGAGTTTACAAATACATTAGAGAGTGTTATCTCCAATAGTAATTCATCTCTCGAAGCTGGACTGTTATGCATGGCTATTACAGCTTGTGAAATTGGCGAGAAATAATTCAGAAAAAGTGTTGACAATTCATTACTTATATGATATATTATATATAGTAAATGAGTTACTAAATTATAGAGAAAGGTTGGAATTGAACTATGGCAAAAAATAAAGAAAATTTAGGAAGAAGAATTGATGAGTGGAAAGAAAAAGTATTAGATGCTTGTGAGGGTAAAGGAGCAGTTAATACCTATAAAATGATGGTGGATATTGATAGAATTATTGCAGAAGAATTTGGACATGACACCGTTTTCAGTAGTGAAGATTAGTACAAAAACACTTTAAAACACATATTTCACACGGAGGTAAGAAAGAATGGGGAATCTTATTTTAATCAAGGATTTAATTGATAACTGTAATAAAGCACTCGAAGCATTAGCAGGCAAGACACCAACAAAGGAACCTGGTGGACTTTCACAGATGACAAAGGAAATTCTCGAACCTGTACTCAAAGATATGGATGGCGCGTTGAAAATTGATTCATGCAGAATCAAAGTATATTGTTCTCCGCTTGATAAGGAGATTGAATTTGCGGATATCAAACCAACATATAAAGCTGATAGGCGCACATGGAACGGTGTGGGCGAAAAGCTGGAATGCTTAAAGGTTGTTCTCACAAGAGATATTCCGGAAGATTTGTCCGTAGTTGACTTATCACAACAGTTATCGTATGATTATGCAAAAGAAAACTTTGATAGATTGAAGAGAGAGCAGGATGAGTTGCGTGAACAATTTGCTGCAAACCTTAAAGCTATGGAAGAGTTACAGGATGTAATGAGATGCGAAGCATACAATGATGACAAATCAAGAGAAGCTGAGCAGGCAAAATACATTCTTTATGAATTGAGAAAGTAGGTTTACATGAAAGAAACAAATCTAAAGGCAATTAAAGATACTGCATCCGGTTTCCTATATATGGATATTATACCAACGAAATATTCTCCAATTGTGGTTATGCATCCTATATTTGAAAATGGTATTCAGTATTCCGGGAAAACCAAAGAGATGGTTGATATTACAGCTAGCGAGGAAAACCTTGATATGATAAGGTCAGAGGTCAAAGAAGCAATAGAGCAAGCACAAGACCTTATGGAAGTATACCTTATCATTAGAGGTTCATATCGACTTACATTTTTAAAGTTCATAAAAAATTATCTATCACCGGGGGATTTTGGAAAGTTATTAGCAGATGCATGGGTTAATAGTGAGAATCCGAACCAGGATAAAAACGTTAGCATCGCTATGGCTGCAAGGTGGTTTAGAAAAGCAGATAAGACAACACTTATGACACCAGAGGATTATGAAGTATACAAGAATCTTCCGGATAAGGTAGTTGTCTACCGTGGTGTAGCAGTAGGAAGGAATCCCAAAGGATTATCGTGGACTGCAAGCTATAAAAAAGCAAAATGGTTCGCAAATCGTTTTAATCGAGAGGATAAGTCGGGTTATATTCAAAAGGCGATAGCTGACAAGAAGGATATATTGGCTTATTTTAACACCAGAGATGAGGATGAGCTTGTTATATATCCAAAGTCATTAGAAATAGAAATAGTCGAGATATAATCTTCAAAAATTTAAAACTAATTCAGAAAAAGCATTGACAGCAAAGGCGATATGTGATAATATAATATCAGAGACAAGTAAACGACTTACACAACAGGAGGTAAAGTAAATGAAATTCGTAGTTAATTGTACAGAGTTAAAGAAGGCGGCAGACAAGGCGATGGCAGTTATGCCGAAGAAAACAACAATGAGTATTTTGGAACATATGCAGATTTCCACAGAGGAAAACGCTATTACAATTCATGTAAATAATTCAGAACAGTTTGTAGAAGTTAGGGTTTCGGCAACAGTCATCGAGCCGGGGGTCACATATATCCATAAAGATAATATCAAGAAGGTATATGGTTTATCTGATATGGTTACAGTAGAAGTGGAAGATGGTCTTTTCAATGTGAAGGGCAGCAAAAAGAAATCAGCTGTTCCGGTAAAAGTATATAAGGAAGATGATTTAATCTCATTCCCTACGATGGAAAATGCGGATATGTATATGGATATCGAAGGACAGCGTTTAGTCCAGACATTAGGAAGTCTTTCATGTTTTATCAGTGATAATTTCAATAACATAATGATGACGGGATACAGTTTTGATGGAAAAGCAAAGCGAATTGTAGCCCTTGACAGTCACAGGATTGGTTTAAGACGTATGGAAAATGATTTCATGACCGACAAAAAAATTGTGGTTCCAGGCGTAGTATATTCTCAGCTTAAAAAGATTTCTACAGCAAAATCCGGAAATATCCAAGTGCTTGCCAATGATAAACACGTTGAGTTTATCGGAGAGGATTTCAAACTTTATAGCAGGCTCATTGCGGGAGAATATTTTAACATTGATACCATGTTAGATACATTTTACGACTATCAGCTGGTTATCGACCCAAAGGAGCTTTACAAGTTATGCAAAGAGTATTATGGAGTGGCTAAGAGCGCAAAAGCGCCTATGTACTTCACATATAACAAAGAGCACAATCTGGTAAGAACCGGAATATCGACATCGGATTATATTACTGTTGACGAGCTGGAAACTGTAGATAAGAATAAATCAACAGGACTTAACAAAGATTTCATTTATGGATTCAATCCGTTATATATTTATGAAGCGATGCAGCTGTTTGATGGCGAGGTTAAATGCTGCGGAGTATTAAAAACTGGCTCTTTCAGAAATGTTATTTGCCCGATTGTATTTGATGACGATGAATACTTAGCATTTGTACTTCCGGTAAATATTGCTAGTGAATTAACCGATAAATTCATTGAGTATTTGAATGCAGCATAAATAAGACAGAATAAGAGTTGACAAAGAAAAGTAAGTGTGTTACTATACAGTATACACTTACTTGTCAACTATGGAGGTATGAATGATGAGCAATATTGCAAAAGATTACATAGCACTCACAGACCTATGGGAAATAACACCTAAGAGTGTTATGGCAGACAACATAGAAAGGTATTTTGGCTATTCTATGATGTTCAGAGGGCATAAAGATGATACCAGAATCAAGGAGCTTACAACCATCACAGGCGCAACCAACCATGCCGTTAGTGCATGGCTTAATCGTAGCAGGGAAAATGTCAAGGTTCCGTTATATAAATTGTGTAAAATTGCGGACTATCTTGATGTGGATGTGAGACTGCTGCTTCGCGCAGACACTACAAACAATAGAGATTGGAGTGCAGAGGACAATGTGAATATTAGACAGGCAAACATGTTTAATTCAATCAATGAGAGTAAATACTTTCAAAACGGCATCTGGGATGTCCAGTCTTTTATTAAGGATTTGGATAAGATAGAGAATTATTCCGGTGGCAGCCGAGATAGTCAATTGATGGATGATTGCCTTCTGTTCTTCCGAGTTGTCTTGCGTGTCAAGAATGGAACCTTTATTTCAAAAGTGGAAGAGTGTGTGCAGGAATATTTAGGAGGTGATGGAAATGAATAAATTTGCTATAACTATTACAAAGGGTAATGATAAGAAAGTATTAAAGGCATTCGAGGATAAGAAGGATGCGTTAAAATATGGTAAAAAAATTGCAGAGAACACAACGAGCAAGGATGGAGTTGTTGGGTTGATATATGCAGACATTGACGATGATAATAATATTGTAGGTGGAAAATATCAGCTGCATTCGGTATTATCATAGTGTTAAATATATTAAACAAAACATAGCTCAGCGTCAATTTATTTTAACATGGGTTTTTATTAAAAATAAATCAGAAAAAGTATTGACAAAGCAAGCGCCGTGTGCTAATATATATACAGAAGTTGAGTAAACCAATTACTAAACAAGTATAGGAAAGGATGAAAGCCATGTGTAATGTAACATTTAATGAAGAGAAAAACGGAATAGAGCTTAGATTTGATAGTAAACCAACAAAGGAAGTTCTGGAATCCATCAAAGGAGCAGGATTTCATTGGAGCAATAGGCAGAAGATGTGGTATGCGAAACGGACTGATGAGCGCATGGAGCTGGTTAAATCTTTAACAGATGGAACAACCAACACAGAAAAAGTAATTACAGACACAGTAATTGATTTGTGGGCGTTGACAAGAACGGATAACATCGGTGAGCATCCGGAAGAAAATCTTGAGACAAAAGAAGCGGCTGCTATTATCAGAAAGCATTTGAGAAGCAGGTTCCCGATGTTCAAGTTTTCTGTAACAAGTGATTTTGATAGCATTAGTGCTTACATTATGGCTTCACCCTATGAAAAGGATAGTGAAGAGGTCAACGCAGTGCTTGAATATATGGGAGAATATATCGAGAGCTACAAAACAAATGTACGCTATGGATTCTATGGCGGCAGGAATTATCCCAATGTTTCATATGACTGCGTGTTTAATGAGATTTCGGTTAGCGAGCTTAATATCAGAAATAAATTCGTTGAGGAAAAAGCAAAGTGGAAAGTAGCGGAAGAAAAGAGGATTGCCGCAGAAATCGAAGAGCAGATGAAGCAGCAAGAGATTGCTAGAATCGAGAGCGAAAAAAGACAGGCTATTCGCAATGCCAATCATGAGAAGATTGAATCAAGCGTGGTTGTAAAAGATGTAGAGAACCCTTACTTCATGGAAGATTTAATTGAGAGCTGGCGTTCAAAAGAAGATTGCTTTGATGAATACAATGAGTTTACAAAAGACGAGGACGAGCCGAGAAGAGTAACAGCCCAGGTCATGAGGGAAATTTACATGAACCAGGAAACATATGACTTGTTTAAGAATCAGTTAATGGATGATTTCTCATTTTTGGAAGGCATGGGCGGCAGCGAGACAAGGGATAAGAGAATCAACTATATCCAGGACTTCTATAATTTGGGTGAAGATGAGCGAAAGACAGTTAAGTGGTATTCTACAAAATGCATCGCAGTTTTCTGCGACAATGAAATGAAGTTTATTATTGACCCACAGGGATTTGCATATGCAAGATATTGCTTTGTAATTGACGAACAGACATATCGCTCTGATGACATCGAAGATACTCAGAAATTCACGGATGAAGAGTTTGATGTATTCGTGGCAGGTGCGGAAACTATCGAGGATGTGAGTACAGATATTATCACTAAAAATGGGTGGAAGGATATCTGGAATACGGATAAGCAGCTTGATTATATCGCAGCGATGAAGGAGTGGATTTATAACCACAATTTCAAACTCACAAAGGAAGTGGTTCAGCAGATTTCGATTATTGATTTAAAGCTGATGATGTATCGAGTGCTTGCGGATGTTGACAGCATTACCGAGCAATTTAGTAGAGCTGGGTTAGTACAAGGTCAGAAAATCACGATTATGGGAATCGGTGATATGGGTGGCTTTATTGCAAGCAAAGTCACTTATGATTCGATGGAATTTGGCAGATATGCGCAGTATGACAATGCTGTTAAGCTGATATTCAAGCCAGAGCGTAAGAGAAATCTTTATTATAACTGGTACTACAGGGATATGATTGTAGTCGATGGATGGGTTGATATCCCGGATGAGCTTTTCTATAAGGACATCCCCAACACTACGCCAGGAACAATTACGAGGATTTCAAGGTTCTTGTCATGCGACCGTACTATGTATGATGTGGTAGAGAAGTACCTGGCAGAAAACAATGTGCAGATTCTTGTCAATACACAGAATCCTAGCAACAGAAAATAACTAAGACATAATAAGTATTGGCGCTATAGGGTATAACTTTATAGTGCCAATAAAAACTACATTTTATCAACAAAATATAACAATATATAGTGTATTTGCATATAAACGCATACAATATATAGTGTACATATAAGATAACGTATCAATTTAGGAGGATTTTCGCATGATTGATAAGGAAAATAGGATAGTTGTCCTTGGTGACGGAGATGTAAAGATTGCTTATTGCGAAACTGGCATCATGTTTGGCGATTCATCTGTGCCGGATGAATTAGCAGAGCAGCTTGAAAAAAGTTATATGTTTGGCATCCAGCTCAATGCAGCAGATATTGTTATGCTCGATTCTTTGTTAGACAAGGTGGCAGCTGGTGACATTGATGAGTTTACCTACCTTGATACAACGATTAAGTTTAAGGACAGCGATGATGCAGATAGAGTGCGTTCTGTGCTCGCTGCATGGTGTGAGCTTATTTTTGCCAAAATGAAGGAATTAGAATTGTATTATAATAGTATATTGAAAGGTAAGGTAAAGAATTATGGCAGATATTGATGATATGATTAAGGAAAATATGGGAGCAGTACAGGAAGCACCGATAAAGAATGAAGCGCTTACTCCGGCAGAATATTTTGGGGCAATCAAAGAGCGTAAGAACCATGTTACGGATGAGGATTTGGGAAAGGTATATGATAACTGTCTGGAATTACTCAATAAGTATAAAATTACTGGACAGGTGAAAGGAATGCATAAGTTATTATTCCATCTTGAATGTATTGAAAAGGAAAGAGAAATTGTAAAAGCCGGAATTGATACGTTCGTATATCGTGATGACATTGAATATTATATTGACAACGTAGCAGACGATGTAGTTAAGATTATTGATATTGAAAGTTACGAGAGAGAAATTCCGGACGAGATTGTGCATATTATTGCAAATTATGGAAGCATGTTTGACCAGCTCTACATTGTATTTACGGATTACACAGGAGAAGTGGAGCGGAAAGTTGAGCAAGAGCGAAGAGCAAAAGACCCTATTTTGTTTGGAGTGTTCCAGGATAATAAGTCGCGTTCGGTTATAGATAGATTTTATTATCTCGGAGATTGGGTTGATGAGTATTGTGATTTGACGCTTGATAAGATGGTCAATGAAAGTCAAACAGCAGGCAGAAGGAATATTGCTCATTCAATCAAAACTCCAGCTGATATTGAAGAATTAAAGGCTCAATTAGGTCAATTACATGTTAATGAAAAATCACATTATGTTGTTACAAATACAGAGCAACCAAAGAAGTCGTTCTTTGATAAGGTGAAAACATTCTTAAAAAGATAGTAAGAGGTATATCTTATGAAACGCAATATTGATTTGACTGAGAACATGATATTTAGTAGACCAAATAGAAATCATATAGGAATCAATTTGCGTCACTTGGAGAAATCCTTGGGGCGCACTTTGCATTTATGGAATCCAGATGATTGGGTACAAGGCGAACAAAAAGATTCGTTGATAGATAGGAAGCTACAGATTATCCCGTTAGGAGATAGAGAAGAGCGTATGTTTATAAAGGAATGTTTAGAAGCGGATAGTGGAGAATATTGTGATTGTTGTGGCATTAGTTTACTCAAACATCCATGGACTAGGCGGTATGGACTATGTGAACGATGTTCGGTTGAATTGAAAAATAGCACCGGACATAGTAAAGATAGACCATGGCACAATAAATAATTCAGAAAAAGTGTTGACAAATAACAAAAGCCTTGATATAATATGATTAGTAAATAAATTACTGATTAACGGAGGTGCGATTATGGCAGCATTAGCAAAGAATTATAATTACACAAAGACCGAAGAAGGTAACATAATCCAACTTATAAAGATGGATGAGCCAAAGCAGTCAACAAATAAGAAGAAGGGAAAGAAGTCAGAAGTATATCCTTATGAAATTGAGGATGCGAAACGTATGCTTAACTTCTTTAAAGAGAATAATAGTTGGTTACACTATCTTCTACTTACATTTGGTTGCAATATGGCAAGACGAGTTGGTGATACATTATCACTTAAATGGTATAATATTTATGAACCGGAAACGGGGAAAATGAGAAGAGATATACTCGAAATCCAGGAAGATAAGACAGATAAGTTGGCTAATCCGAGAATCAATAAGGCTGTGAGGGAAGCGATTGAGTTATATATTGATAACACTGGTTGCAATCCGTCTGATAATGGGTATAATAATTATATCTTTTTACAGCTTTCCGGGACGCATAAGGGAGCCATCCTTTCAGAAAGTGGTCATCTTAAAGCATTAAAGAGAGCTGCAAAAGAGCTTGGCATTGAATATAATATCGGAACTCATAGTGCTAGAAAATTTTTTGGAATGATGAATAGAATGCTTCATCCTGGTGATTATGACAGTATGGAGATTTTACAAACCATTTACAATCATTCAGATACAAAAACAACAAAGCATTATATTGGTTTAACAAAACAGAAAGTAGACAAATATTATGATGATATGGGTGATTTCTACAGTGATTACATTGTTGGAGATAAGGAGTATTCGCAAGTAGCGGACAAGCCCATTGTAAGCCTTGATACAAATGATTTGAGAGATATTGTTAAGGCTGCATATGAAGCAGGAAAGGAAAACGCCGATACTATGGACGCAATGGTTCATGTTGATGCAATCACTTCAATTATGGATATGATTGAAAGTTTGGCAAAATAGAAAGGAAAATGAAATGGGCGATATTGTAAGAGATTTATTTATTATTCAGCAAAGACATCCGGAGCTGCGCATAGGACAGATTATTTCTATCGCAGCGCATAAGGGTGGGTGGGAAGAAAAAGATACGTTCTATTGTCCGGATGTTGTCCTCAAAGAAGGATTCAAAAACTGGATAGCTGAATAAAATTAAAAATAATTCAGAAAAAGACTTGACATAAACATAGAGAAGTGATATATTATAATTAGTAAATGAGTTACACAACAAATAAATTTTAAGAAAGCGAGGTACAAAATTATGATGCAGAAAATGAGTATTAGTTGGAGCTGTAAACAGGTTACAGGGATGATTAAGAAGGGAAAATGTTCCTTCAAAAATATCATCCAGAGAAGCTATGTATGGGAGAAGGCTAGAAAGAGCGACCTTATCCATTCACTGATTGAGAACTATCCGGTTCCACCATTCTACGCAAGGCGCGTTGATGGAGTGTATGATTTCCTGGATGGTAAACAGAGAATGAATGCTATCGCCGGGTATATCAACGAGGATTATGAGCTTACACCACTCCCGGAAGTAGAGTACGAGCCGCTTAATGGCGATGGAGTAGTAAGCATTGACATTTCTGGGAAGAAATTCAGCGAACTTCCGGAAGAATTGCAGGATGCTATTTTAAGCTATAGCTTGACAATCTACTATTATGAGCAGATTACGGAAGCGCAGGTGGCAACACTGTTCCGCAAGTTAAATAATGGTAAGCCATTGTCAACGAAGGAGCGCAACATTGCAAGCTGCGTTGATATCGAAAATGTTACAGAGATTGGCGAGCATGAGCTGTTCAAGTCAATCATCACCAATAAAGGTTTTGAAACCAGAAAGCAGATTCCACTCGTTATGAAAGTTTGGTGTATGCTCAACCAGGAAGAAGTTTCATTCGAGAGTAAGGTATTCAACCACACGATGCAGGAAACAATCATTACGGATGAGCAGCGCGAAGAGCTTAACAAGGTGCTTGATGAATTGAAGAATGTCTATATGAATCTTGCAGAGCAGTTTGATGACAAGGCAAAGGTAAGAGCTATGCGCAAGAAGTTGGCTTCTGAGACACACCTTATTTCGTTTGTACCATTCGTGAAAAAAGCACTTGACGAAAATATCAGCACTGACATGCTTACCAAGTTCTTTATCAATTTCTACGATGTGGCAGATGGGGCAAGCATTTCGTCAATTTACAACGATACGGTCAAGGGTGGCTCAGCAAAGGCAGTAAATATTGCAAGACGAAACGAAGAGTTACTTGCTGCATGGGATGAATTCTTCAAAACAGACGAAGAAGAAACTGAAACTGAATAATTCTCCCATTTGTTAGGAGGTAATTAGATGGCAATTCAATGGGACAAATACCATGTTTGCATTAAGCGTGGGAAACTCCGGATAGGAAGAGGAAGTATAAGCGGTTCTGGTGTATTAAATATTGATACCTATTCGGATGATAGGACATCGGAAATAGCAAGTGTAGTCGCAGCAAAAATGAAAATGGATTTAGATAAAAGAGACGATAGTAGGGGATACGTTGGCTACGATATCCCCTATATCGGCAAACTGATTTTAGTTTCGCCAGACTATGAGTTTGAAGTGAAAAAGAAATCAAAAGAAAGACAGAAAAAGCATTGACACACAATTGCTTGTATGGTAATATAATTACAGAATAATCATAGAAGGGGGTGCAATGCAAAATGGATAACAGTCGTTGTTAGACAAAATTGCTTTTTCGTTGTTATATGATGTGTATGCTAAATAATGTGGGAAGTTGTGAATGTGTGACCTAAGTAAGAGTGACTACAACCTTAAAGTGATTATTGCCTTGTATTTATAGTACCAGATGGAAGAGCAATATCTACAGCATAACAGTTAATGTGTTTATTTTTACCCGGAATGGAAAAAGAAAATTGTTATTTTATGTTGAAATTTAACAAAGAAAGATACGGTTTAGATTTTCCAGACACGATTGGATAACTTATTTCGGTGGAGATGAGTAAATTAAACAATAGGATGAGGGGGAAATTAACTACTCTGATTTTAAGTAAAAAGGAATATTATGATATTATTCCTAAGAGATAAGACAGAAAAACACTTGAAATAGCAGAGGTGTTGTGGTATAAATAATAATGTGTAATATATACTAGAGAAAGGATGTGTGTCTTATGGAAATGCCGACAAGGGCTAAAATATCCACAAAGGAGTTATTCGATAGATTCTTTGAAAATAAAGATGAGGAAAACGCTAGAAAAACTAGACCACAAATTGATAGACCGGAGGTATACGAATATGAGAAAAAGATAGGAAAGCAGCTTGTGGAAATGGATGTAGATGAATTATTTGAAATGATTCTTACATTTAATGGAAACAGAAGCATGAATTCTTCAACATTCAGTGTGAGCTATAGTTCGTATGACCAGATTGCATCAATGTATAGGTCGCTTTTTAATTACTATATTGATAATGTAGAAGTTATTAAGAATCCATTCAATGATAAACGAATGAGAGGGACACAGGCGGCACAAAGGCTTGCAAAATCAAAAGAGCCATTCAATATAGAATTGGTAGATAAAATGATTGAAAATCTTCACAATGATTTTGAGCCAGAACATGCAATGTATTATGAATGTATTATCAGAATGTTTTATGAAGGATTTGCAAAAGCAGAAGAAATTGTTATGCTTGATGAAGATATGATTTCCAAAAAGGATAAGACTGTAAGGCTTCCAGGCAGAACAATCCAGCTATCAGATAGATGTTTTGAATTACTTGAACATATACATCAAATGGAAGATATTGAAGGTTGGCGAGGTGATTTCGCCATGGTGTCATGGAGAGGGCATTATTTTAAATATATTGTTCGTCCAAGAAAAGCAGACGAATTACAGGCAAGAGAGATGTCAGATATTGCTAATGTAATAAATCGGGCTATCATTGTGAATGTAAAAAATAAATATGGAGTAGATATCAATTATAGATTGCTCTACTTGCTTGGTTTTTATGAATCATTAAAAAAAACATTCGGCAAAGAAAGAACTAGGGAGCTGATTGTATCTGTTAGAAATTCAAAGGATACGGCAGACCTTATGGGGGCAGCAAGACTTTATGGTGTCGTAGTGGATAATGTTACGCATCTTAAAAAGTTTCTTAGACCTTTTATTGGTGAATAAATAATATTATGTAGGCTGTCATTGACAGTCTACATAAAGCACACCTTACCAAGACAGAAAAAGTATATATACATGTAAATATTGGCAATATGGCATTTTGTATTGACAAAGGTTCCATAAAAGAATATTATTGATATGAGGAATTAGAACATTTGTTCGTGCGGATGCCATAGTAATAAAAGAAAGAGAAAGAGGGCGTGTAAGATGGCGATAAACTACGATACATTAGAGAATGTAGAGCATTTTAGTGGCAACGTGAGTGAAATTTATACTTGTAAGCTGATATATAAAGGGGAGGAATTAAATATTACATATGATTGTAAGAAGAATAACCTAATTGTTCATGAGTGGTACAAGCTCACAAAGGAAGAGCTGAATAGTATAACGGAAGAACTTGCAAACCATTTTATGCATCTACACAATGCATCTTAGTTTATATGTTGCACTTCATGTTATATCTTGGAGTGCAACTATTTATCAGCTTAAAACCAATACAGAACAAGAGAGAAGGTGCAATAAATTTGATTGAATATGTCATAACAGATGGACATGGTTCTTATATCCGGCATGATTCTTATTCTGGCAAATATGTTCCGGTTAGAAATGAATCACTTGCTGAAAGGTGGGAACAAAGAAGTAAGGCTCAAAATATTTTAAAAAATGGATTATCAAAACAAATCCGTAAGAAATTTCACGTACAGGATGTGAGTGATGGAGCGGGAATTTGCAATGTAAAAAAGGATAATCCGGATGAAGAGGAAAAAGTGACAACGGTAGCAGATTTGCATATCGACAAGGTTAAGGAAATTATCAGTAAGGATTGCAATGATTCTCAGATAAAAAAATGGGAAGAGGGACTAAATTCAATGACAGAGTTTGTTATGGATGCAGAAGAAAGAAGAGAAGAATTGTCCCAGGCTATGAGTGAGATAGATAAGGAGATTACTGATATACAACACTACATAGAGTTTAATGATATGAATGCATACCAAGGATGGCTTGCATACAAAATGCTACAGAATAGGTTAAAAAAGCGTAGGAAAATAAAAAATGAATTGCAAGTGCTTACGCAGCTGGGCGGTTGTAAGATTGATTCTTCTATGCTTGAAGATATTACAAAGGCAATAAAGGACATGGGAAATCGAATTTATACGCCGAGAGTATTAACAGAATTATTTGATTAGGAGGAAACTACAATGCAGGTAAAAGAAGTTCTTAGTGTGACGGAAATTAAGGTTCCGCATTGGTTTTTAGAGCCAAATGAAACAAAGATGCGTGAGTGTCGAGCTTACTATGCGAAATATGGAAAACTTGACAGAGAAATTGTTGTCAATTCTCGTGGAACTATTAAGGATGGTTATGTTGGTTATCTTATTCTTCTGGAAAATGGAGTAAGAGAGACAGAAGTAACAATGCTTGTCAGCAAACAGCAAGTAGATTCTTACAGAACACAACCAACGACATATGTATACGGCAGACATAATCCGAGATTAAAGGAATATACATGGCGAATCGCTGAACAGACAAAGGGTGTGGAGAATCTTAAAGTTGGCGGTCGTGTTCTTGTTCGTACACAGCATGGAGAAAAGGTTGTTGAGGTCACAAGAATTGAAAAGTTGGATAAGCCACCTGTTAAGCGTTGTGTAAAGAAGGTATTGAAATGTTTCGAGAATTAAGGCGAGCTATTAGCCGCTTTATATTTTATATAACGCCGAGAGTACATAATTTACCGGAGTGTATATTTATTAGATGGATGGATAATGAGTATATCATACCAAAAAATGACAATGGTTTAGGATATAGGTAGGAGGAAGCGCCGTGATTAAATTAAATGGTAAACCTGTTGATATTAGAAATTTTCCTGATGGGACATTACTCTTGAAAGAAAAAGTAAAGCGTAATTTTTCTGATTATCGGCATGTAACAATTACTTGGCTTTTTAATAAAGACGAAGAGCTTGTAGCACTTATTTATTTGACAAGACATTTACAGGAACATGGTGTTTCAGAGATTGATTTGGAAATGCCATACATCCCTAATGCAAGACAAGATAGGGTAAAAAATGACGAGGATGTTTTTACTTTAAAGTATTTTGCTCAAATCATCAATTCGTTACATTTTAATTCTGTAACCGTTTTAGACCCGCATTCATATGTAAGTGAAGCATTGATTGATAATATTATCGTACAGAATCCAAAGCGATATGTAGAAAATGCCCTTCTTGATATTGGCTCAGAAAATACAATGCTTTTCTTCCCGGATGAAGGAGCGATGAAAAGATATTCAACTATGTTTGATATTCCTTACGCTTTCGGGATTAAGAAACGTGATTGGTCAACAGGGCAGATTATGGGGCTTGATGTATCTGGTGATACAAATAATATTAAGGGCAGAACAATCTTAATTGTTGATGATATTAGTAGTCGCGGCGGCACGTTCTATTTCAGTGCTAAGAAATTGAAAGAGCTTGGAGCAGGAAAAATTTATCTTTATGTATCTCATTGTGAAGATACTATTTTGGATGGGATAGTTTTAACAAGCGGTTTGGTTGAAAGAGTATATACTACAGACAGTATTTTTACTGCAAATCATGAGAAAGTGAAGGTGTTTAATTATGAATAAAACAAATCCTATGCTGCTAATTGATTTTTACAAGGCGGTTCATGCAGAAATGTTACCGGAAGGAATTACGAAGTCCGTATCTTACTTTACTCCGAGAATGAGTAGAGTAAACAGATGGGATAGTGTCGTAATGTTTGGTTTACAGGGCTTTATTAAGACATATCTAATTGATTATTTCAACAATGAGTTCTTTGGCAAGGACTTTGAAGAAGTAATAGGAGAATATAAGCGGATTATGGATGCTTCACTTGGAGCGGAAGCCTATAAGATTGATAAGATTGAAAACCTTCATAAGTTAGGATATTTACCGATTGAGATTGTAGCATTGCCGGAAGGAACAATTGTACCGATGCATGTCCCAATGTTTGGAATTACAAATACACATCCAGATTTCGCCTGGCTGCCGCAATCGCTTGAAAGTTTAATTTCTGCCGAGAGCTGGCATCCGATGTTAGCAGCAACCGTGGGATATACTTATCGTCAGATTGTAAACAAGTATTATGATTTGACTTGCGATGATGATATTCCGAGGGCAAGGGCTTTGGGAGCATTTGATTTCCGTGGCGAAGAATGTACAGAATCAGCTATTAAGGCAGGCGCAGGTTGGTGTTTATCATTCCTCAATACTGCTACAGTGCCTACAATTCCATATCTTGAAAACAATTATAATTGTGATTGTACAAAGGAACCTGTCGCATTTGGTAGCCCTAGTACAGAGCATTCAGTTATGTGTAGCAATTATGCGGCAGATGGTGACGAGATTACTTTGCTTAGAAGATTACTCACAGACATTTATCCAAACACAAGTTTTTCTGCCGTGTTGGATTCTTATGATTATTGGAATGTTATTGAAAATATCCTTCCGCAGCTCAAAGATGAAATCTTGGCGCATAATGGTTGTATGTTGATGCGTGGAGATTCTGGTGATTGTGTAGAGGTAGTTACAAGAACAGTATTCAAGTTGTGGGACGAGTTTGGCGGTACAGTCAATAGCAAAGGCTATAAGGTGTTAAATCCACATGTAAAGGCAATTTACGGCGATTCTATCACGGTTCAGCGATGCGAACAGATTTATCAGATTCTTATGGATAATGGATTTGCTTGTTCAAATGTTGCACTTGGCGTTGGGTCATTTTCATTCCAGTGTATTGAAGAGGACGGCATTTTAAAGCCATTTACAAGAGATACGTTTAGCTCTTGCATTAAAGCAACATACTGTGAAATTAACGGAAAGCCATATCCGATATTTAAAAATCCAAAAGATGGAGGATTTAAAAAATCACAGAAAGGATGTTGCTTAGTAAACCTTGATGAGAATGACAATATTTTATTTTCAGATGGTCATACATGGGATGAAGCAAAGGCAGCAAATACGAATTTATTGAAGCCTGTTTTTATAGACGGACATATGGTTGTAGAGCAGTCACTTAAAGAAATAAGAGATAACTTACATGGAGGTAAATTTTGATGTTTGATGCAAAGGTACAAAAAGCAAGATGTGTAAACTGGATTAAAGAGTGGTTTGAAAAGAATGGAAAAGGATGTAATGCAGTTATTGGCATTTCCGGAGGAAAAGATTCAAGCGTTGTTGCATCTTTATGTGTAGAAGCTCTTGGTGCAGATAGAGTTATTGGTGTGCTTATGCCTAATGGAAAGCAACTAGACATCGAAGATTCACGCGAAGTTGTTAGACTATTAGGTATTACGTCATATGAGCTTAATATTGGACATGCATTCGATGATATCAGTAGAGAGGTTTTACGAAAAGTTGGATGTGTAAGCCAACAAACAACTATAAATCTTCCAGCGCGCATTCGTATGGCGACATTATATGCAGTATCGCAAAGTATGAATGGTAGAGTGGCTAATACATGTAATTTGTCAGAAGATTGGGTTGGATATGCTACTCGTTATGGGGATGCTGCCGGAGATTTCAGCCCATTAGCAAATCTCACATCGGATGAAGTAATTGCAATTGGCGAAGAGTGCGGACTTCCTGCGGAATTGACAAGAAAAGTTCCTTCTGATGGACTGTGCGGAAAAACAGATGAGGACAATCTTGGTTTTACATATGAGGTTCTTAATAGATATATCAGAACGGGCATATGTGAGGATACAGATATCAAAGAAAAGATTGATGCGATGCACGAAAAGAATTTATTTAAGTTGCAACTAATACCATCATTTCCTGTTGAGTGATGGAAGATTAGTTATGAGCGATACTGGATTGATTATAGATGAAAGGCATAGGAAAAAATATGAAACCATATGATGTAGGTCTTATATGCGGAAGGTTCCAAACTTTTCATATAGGGCATGAATCCCTGGTAGAAACAGGTATTAAGTTATGCGATAGGATATTGATTTTGATTGGTTCAGCACAAGAATGCGGAACGGAAAGGAACCCATTTAATATCAACACGAGAACAAAAATGTTAAGGAATATTTATGGTAACAGTGAAAATATTCTTATTTACGGAATTTCTGACTTGACAGATGAGAATGATATTCGACCAGAATGGGGCAGATATTTGCTTGAAAATGTTGATAGATACATATATAAAGCGCCGGAACTTATGATTTATGGCAATGATGAATCACGCAGCAAATGGTTTGACCCAGAGGATATTAGAGATACATCTGAATTTATCGTCAATCGTGGCAGGATTCCTATTTCAGCAACAATGGTGCGTGAAGCAATGGTATTTGACAGACGAAAAGAATGGATGTCAATGGTTAATCCCAAGTTGCACAAAATGTATCCAGAACTTAGAGATGAACTTATGTCGGTACAATTTTATAAAAAGATGTTCGATGGAGGTAGATAATGTGTAGGGTATTAAAATGCAATTCATTGCGCGAAATGTTAGTTAAATGCATGGAGAACAACTACATAGTTAAATGCAATAAATTAGCTTCATACGAAAGCATTCATTATTCTAACGGTTACTTTTATTATGAAGATGGATGTGTACTTGGGAATGGTTTTATTGGTGCTCTTAGATATCTTGAGGATATGAAATGGACAAAGGATGCGGAATGGTATATTGCTTATCAACTTAGCGAAGAAGAAGTTGAGGAATTAAAAAGGATTCATAAATCTTGTCATGGTTTGACAATAAACTTTGAATCTAAATTTAAAGAATTCATAAAAGAATTGGAGGACAAGCATGGACACGAGTGATTTAGCGAAACGAATGAAAAATTATGAAGCAGTCTCAAAATCTTCTCTTATGCGGAGATGTCCTGTTGCTATGAGATTGGATGGAAAATCATTTCATACATTCACCAGAGGATTTATTAGACCGTTTGATTTTGTTCTTCAAAAAGTTATGCAGGAAACAATGAAATATTTATGTGAGAATATTCAAGGTTGTGTATTAGGCTATACTCAGTCAGACGAAATCACACTGATTTTGATTGACTACCAGAAACTCACAACTTCTGCATGGTTTGATTATGAAGTACAGAAAATGTGTAGCATTGCAGCTTCAATGGCTACAATGGCATTTAATAAGTTTTTCGCTAAAAATGTTGATAGTTTTATATGGAAATTTGAGAAAGCAAAACGGCATTTCTACGAAGGTTATTATTTTGATGATGAAATAACAGATGAAGAAAAGAAGAAAATAATAAACGAAAATAATGAAATTTTTTGTAATAACGGTAAATACCTATCAATATATAAAAATGCGGTGGACAAAGGCGCTATGTTTGATGCTCGATGTTTCAACATTCCAAAGGAAGAAGTTACCAACTTGGTTTATTGGCGGCAACTGGATGCTACTAGAAACTCTATTCAGATGGTAGGACAAGCAAATTTTAGTCACAGAGAATTACAAAACAAGAGTTGCAATGATATCCAGGATATGCTCATGTTACAAAAAGCTATCAATTGGAATGATTTACCAACGACTTGCAAAAGAGGAAGTTGCTGTAAAAAAGTTGTTGTTGGCGAACCGGACGGAGCAAATTTTAGAGCAAGAGAACAGTGGATTATAGATAATGAAATCCCTTTATTCAAAGGTGACGGAAGGGACTACATTGATTCGTTGGTCTATGTAGGTGAATGAGATGGTTAAGACGAAATATTACGGTGTAAACGCAAGCAAAGGACAGAATGATGGTATTAGTTTCTATAAAGATAAAGAGACTGGTCTTATCAATATACATCAAGGATATTCAGAGGTTGATTACACTGTGAAAGAAGTGAAGGAAATAATTGCACAATTAAAACAATGTATAAAGGAATGATAGTATGTCTGATTTCTGGAATATTAAAAAGGTACGAGCAAGAAAAGAACATAAGTGTGATATATGCAATCAAATAATCTCGAAAGGGATTAAATGTGTATATGAGTATGGCAAGTTCTGCGGAGATTTCAACTCTTTGTATTTATGTAATCAATGCTATGAATTAAAAGAGCATTACTGTCATGAGAATAGAGAGGATGTTAGAATGGATGGATGGATTGGTGAAGATGTCATCTATGATATAAGAGAGAATGTTTGCTATGATTGTGACAAGCATGATAGATGCCAATATAAATATGGAGATTGTGTGGTATGTCCTACGGCAATTTCTTTGTATATGAACTATAAGAAGGAGGCATTAGTATGAGCGCTGACCAGTGGTTAGAAGATGGTGATTGTGATAAGTGCAGAAGAATTAAGTATTGTAATAAACCTTGTAAGAAACATAAGATTGCAACTAGAAGAATGATTACCAATATGGTTCTTGAAGCAACCGGAGCAAAAATCATACATGATGAATTGAGAAGGCTGGGAACAAATTGATATGTCTAATCAATTCAATATTGATAAAAGTATCTTTTTATAAATAATACAGATAAAGTATTGACAGCATAAGAGCTGTATGATATATTATAACCAAGACAGAAAAACAATATATGGAGGTAAATCAAAAATGAAGAATATCGAAATCAAAAACAATGTTCCTGGGCTTAAAGTCACAGTAGACGAGAACGATGCAAATAGTGTAGTCATTACTATCAACGAGAAGTCTGATGATATTGAGCTTGGTAAAGTCGAATGCGGCAAAGTTGTCAAGATTGGCAGTCGTAGTTATATCGTTTTAGGACACGGAGAAGAGACAACGGCTGTTCTTGATACAGAGTTTGTTAAAAAGATGGAATTTGGAAACGATGGAAACTATGCAAAAAGTGATGTGCGTAAATTCTTGAATGAGAATTACTACAATAAACTCTGTAAGGAAATCGGAAGAGAAAATATTGTTCAGCACAAAGTTAAGCTGACTGCTGATGATGGAACCGATAAGGGCGTTATTTGTAGAGATTATGTTTCTCTTATCACAAACGATTTATATAGAAGATACAGAGAGTACATTCCTGCATACGGAAGTTGGTGGTGGACTGCTACAAGAGTTAGCAATACACCAGATTATGCTCGTAACGTTTGCTGCGTCGACTCCAATGGTGCGTTGAATTGGCTTGGTTGTGACTGTTGCTTCGGTGTTCGTCCGTTTTTGATTTTGAAATCTTCAATCTTGATTCTTGAAGATGAGTAATGGAGAAGTAAAATTCGACATAGGCGACAAGGCGAAACAATTGATGTTTAAGGTGTTTGATTCCACAACAGATAAAGCTCATTATCCATCAAAATTTCGTTGCCTAGCAGGAAAATTGCAGGAATATGTTTTAAATATTCATAGCAATGTTTTAGATGCCAATTCATTCCGTTCTGATTCGCCGGAACATAAATCTAAGAGATTTGATTTACAAACAGAAGCTATCACAAACGTAAATAAATTCTTAGACCTAACAGACTATAGTTTTAGCAGAAATCGCATAAGCGCAGCGACATGCGAAGAATGGACTGGATTGGCACACGATATAAAATTTATGACGCTTGCGTGGAGAAAAAGCTAACAGCTCTTTAGGTTATATACTGATGCTCGTAACGTTTGCTACGTCAACTCCAATGGTACGTTGAATTGGAATGATTGTGACTATTGCAACGGTGTTCGTCCGTTCTGGTGGATTGCGAGAGCTAGTAAGTTGCTTTGGCAGCTAAAAGGAGTGCGCCACATCATCAAAAGAGTATATAACCTTTCTCGTGTAATTCGGGATAAAGACAAAGGAATAATATGGAAGATTTTCAAAAGTTAATTAGCTTTGAAAATCTGTATCGCTCATATAAAGTTTCTATGCGCGGTAAAGGTAAAAAATCAAGTGCTGTCAAATTTGATTTGATGGCACTTGAAAACCTGTATTTGATGAAGCAACAGTTAATGAATCATCAATACAAAATTTCGCCATATACAGAATTTATTGTCAGCGAACCAAAAAGAAGAGTTGTAAAGTCCGGTTCTTTTAGAGACAAAGTTTTACAGCATTGTCTATGTGATTATGTATTATTGCCAAAGATGGAGAACATTTTCATTAAAGACAATTATGCTGGTCAGATAGGCAAAGGGACTTTGTTCGGGCTTGATAGGCTATCTGAAAACATATCTGAGTTTTATGAAGAAAATGGTTATGACGGATATATATTAAAATGTGATATAACCAAATTCTTTTATAGTATTGACCACGAGATACTAAGAAATATCGTCCATTATTACATAAACGATAAAGAAGTACAGTATGTATGTGACTTATTTATTGACAGCACAGATGGAGTAGGGCTTCCATTAGGAAACCAGATAAGCCAGGTTTTTGCACTAATGTTCTTAAATGGTTTAGACCATTTTATAACAGGAGAGTTAGGATGTAAATTTTATGGAAGGTATATGGACGATTTTTACTTGATAGCAAAAGATAAAGAATATTTACAATTTTGTTTGAATGCTATACAAGAGTATTTGTCAACATTACATCTGACATTGAACGACAAAACAGAAATTGTCCCATTGAAAAAAGGTATCCGTTTTCTGGGATTTCACACATATATAACAGAAGAAGGTAAAGTAATTCGCAAACTGACTGGCGATAATAAAAGGCAGATTAAGAAGAGACTTAGAAAATATGTAAAGCTGATTGCAAAAGGCGAATTATCGGTAAAAGATTTCTATGAAAAATATGGTTCATGGAAAGCTCATGCATCACACGGTAATTGCATTAAACTAATTCATAGTATGGATTGTTTCGTAGAAGAATTATTTGAGCAATATGGTTTGGAGGAAGCTATGGAAAAGAAAGATGATATAAGAATAATTGTTGCTGGTAGTAGGTCGTTTACGGATTATGAATTATTATCAAAGCATTTGATGGAGAATGAAAACAATTTTGAAAATATGACTATAATATCTGGCACAGCAAATGGAGCTGATAAGCTAGGTGAAAGATTTGCAGAAGAACACAACATAAATCTTGTAAAAATGCCAGCTAATTGGAATACATTTGGGAAACGTGCAGGATATCTAAGAAATGCTGACATGGCTAGTTATGGGATGGAAAATCAAAAGGAACATTGCACATGATTAAACTTGCGAAAGAACGTGGACTGGAAACCAAAGTAATTCTATATAAGGAGAATGAAAATGGATAAGGAATGGCAGCAAGAAAAAGAGAAATGGTATAACTCAGAAATTGCAAAAAGAAGAGATATCATTGTAAATGGAATTAAAACTTGCAATCTTATTCTTGAAGAGAACAAAGAGAAACTTATTAAAAGATTTGATTCTGTTATGCAAGAAGGGAATACGTATAAAATATTCAGTTTTTGTTCTGACATAAAGTACGGATATTTTGATTATTGCGATGCTGATAAATATGAACATGGTTATGCATTATATATTAAGTGGCTCAAAGAAATTGATATTGAAGCATTTTCTATGATGTTTGAGTATAAATCAACATATGATGGAACCAGATATTTGGATAGTGAACCTGTAGAATTTGATGGAGATATCATTATTACAGACCCTTGTTATATTATGAGAGCTGAACATCATGGAACTAAACCATTAACAGATAATGATTGGTATGCTTGTGATTATGGCTCAAAAATGGAAGTGCTTGGAATCCATACATATATGACAAGAGATACATTATATGGCGATTGGAGCTGCACTACATATAATACCGATACAGAAGAAGAAATTGGAGAATTTTGTGCAGATGCAGGATTGGTTTCCGTTTTTCTTTTGGATGAAGTGTTGAAGTATAATCCGGATTTTGATTATCACAAAGACAGAAGATGGACTACAACATGGATAAAGAATTTCAAAGGAACAGTTCAGTTCGTTATTGCGTATACAGATGGTTATTATGAAGATGAAACAAAGTGGCACAAAAAGGGAGAACATTGGGAAGATTATTCTGTTAAAGTCGTTGGTCATGGAGTAGATAAGGCTACAGGAAAACCAATAAATTTCGTTGGAAAGCAAACAGGATTTTAAAGGAGATTAAGTCATGGAAAATAAGATGATTACTAAGTTTGATAAGAAGAATAGATTTATTTCTATGTTTGCTCCACAAACAGGGTTTTATGCAAGAAGTGGAGTGTTTGATGAAAATGGAAATGATACTGGTGTTGACCCTTTTATGAGTTCTTATCCGGAGCTTTTGGACATTGGGATTATGCAAACTTGTGTATGTGCTCATAAGTGCAATGTGGATTGTTACCAAAAAGCCATTGATAGAGTTGGAAATAATATGTCTTTAAAAGATTTTACAAAAATCATCGAACAGTGTAAGGGTAAAATGTTTCAGTGTGCATTAGGTGGAGCCGGAGATGTAGACACGCATGAATCATTTGAGGAAATTTTAAAGGTATGTAGGCAATATGATATTGTGCCGAATTTTACAACAAGTGGAATTACAATGACTAAGGAAAAAGCAGAGATTTGTAAGAAGTATTGTGGCGCAGTTGCAGTATCAGAACACTTTGCTGATTATACAAATAATGCGGTTAAATTATTATTAGATGCTGGTGTGAAAACGAACATCCATTATGTATTGAGCAATAAAACAATTGATGCAGCAATTGAAAAATTAGAAAACGACAGTTTTACAAAGGGAATAAATGCAGTTATATTCCTGTTATACAAGCCTGTTGGATTAGGCGTTGAAGAGAATATGCTTAACGCAAATGACGAAAGGGTAAAGAAGTTTTTTAAACTTATTGATACAGGTTCGTTCCATCATAAAATTGGTTTTGATAGTTGTAGTTGCTCTGGTATTGTAAATTTTACAAAAAATATTGACAAGTGCAGTCTTGATTATTGCGAAGGTGGAAGATTTTCGGCTTATATTGATGCTAATATGCACATGATGCCGTGCTCATTTGCAAACCAGAATCCAAATTGGTTTATTGATTTGCATGAACATACAATCCAAGAGGTATGGGATAGTGAGCTGTTTGAAAAATTCAGACATTCTTTATCACATTCTTGTGCTGGATGCAAAGATAGGCTTTCATGCGGTGGTGGATGTCCGCTTGTAAATCAAATTACACTTTGCAATAGAGATGAAAGAGATTTTCAAGAAGGAGAGTAAAATGGAGATTAAATTTCGTGCTAAGGATGCTGATACGGGAAAATGGAGATATGGATATTATGTACTCCATGAAAAAGTCACTCCATGTGTCATTGGTGAAGCTGATAAAGAAGATAATGAAGAACACCTTTTAATATTTGATGGATTTAGCGATTGGAATTTACCGAAACCGTGGTACAAATGCAATATCAATCCAGATACTTTAGGGCAATATACTAATGTCAAGGATAGCAAAAAAGTCGAAGTTTATGCTGGAGATATTTTGATTGATGAACGCGGAAGATATTGGATAGTATATGCTGCACCAGGCGGATTTTGTGTATGTCGTACAACCGAGTGGATTGAAACATGTGGTCATCCAATTATGACATCTGGATTAAGTGAATTACAAAATGTAGCATGGACTGAGCAATCATGTACTGTAGTTGGAAATATTTATGATAATCCAGAATTGATAGAGGTGAATAATAATGAAATTTAGAAGTGATTTTGTAACAAATAGTTCATCGTCAAGTTTTTTGATTTCTAAAAATATTTTAACAAATGACCAAATAGAAGCTATACGCGAACATGGAGAACTTGCAAAAAGAATGAATCTATATTGTTATGATGAAACATGGGATATCAGTGAAAACAATTCATTTATCACAGGATATACATGGATGGACAATTTTTCGATGCATGAGTTCTTTTGTAAGATTGGTATTAAACCAGCGTTTGTGTCATGGGGAGAATACCCTTTTAATTTGCCAGATGACAACGAAAAACCAATACAGAACAACGAAGAAAAAGAAGAATGGTTGAAACATCTTGAGGATATAAGAAATGGTGTTGGTTTCCAGGAATAAGATGAATTAGAGGATTTGATAAATGGTTTGGAGGATTGATTATGAAAATAAGGAGCGATTTTGTAACCAATAGCAGCAGTTCTTCATTTATTCTTTCATTCAAAGATGAAGATAGCATATATAAAACTCTTAAAGAGCAGTTCCCTACAGATATAGAAAATGGTTGGTCTGCCGGAGAATTTGGATATCTTCATCAATTATTAAATGATATTGAGAATGCAGATAGGCTAACCAAAGAGGATTTGGTCGAAATTATATTGGACGAAAGTTGGCATATTAGATGGGAGATAGAAGAGCGGCTTAAAAGAAGAGAGCATATGTCCAGAGAAGAAGTATCGGATTATTTTAATACGGATGAGGGAAAGAAAGTTCTTGAAAGAGCTTATCAAGAGCAAATTGACAAAGTTATGTCAATTATAGGAGATAATAAGGTAATAGTACAGGTTGAGCATGGCGATGGTGGAGATGGGGAAGATGGCGTATTAGAACATGAAATATTGCCAAGCCTTGATTGTACGGCTAAAAGATTTTCGCACCATTAGAAAAGGAGCGTACATATGAAAATTCGTACAGATTTTGTAACTAATTCAAGTAGCAGTAGCTTTATCATTGCACGACACAAGGATTGCACGTTTGATGAAGTAAAACAAAGTGTGAACAATCAGAGGGATAAAATAGATGAATTTCTCTCTGCTAACATAAAACACATATATCCAGAAAACGAAGATATAAAGAATCAGTATCAGTCCGGAAATAAACAGAAAGCAGTTGATTTAGCGGTTGAAGAGATTGCCGATTGTTTATATTATTTTTCCGGTGAAGCGAGCGTAGAACTGGATGGATGGTCTGCACATGCGCAGGAATTTGGGAATGAAAGCAGTGGTCTTTTTGAATCTATTATGTATAACTTTGGTTGTTCTTTTGCCAATGAGCATATAAAAATCGGATGATTTAGAAAGGAACAATATGGAGGAACGTAATGAGAAAAAACCTTTTCATTCTTGGACTATGTTCTCTTGCGTTCATTTCTGTGGTCGCCCCCCGGCGGGGGGCAGACATATGGAAATGACGAACAGATAGAGAATATTAGTGAACAGGATTCAACAGAAACAGTAACAGCCGTTGCGGGAATAAGCAAAGAAATATTTGAAATGACATCAACTATAATTGATTGTGATTTGTCAAAACAAGTAACATTATATGAAGAAAAAGAAGCAATAGAGAAAGAGCAATTGAAATATGATAACTATTGGGTATGTGCTACAAGATTAAATATCAGACAAGAACCTAATAGCGATGCAGATATCATTGACAGACTTTGTTTTAATGAAAAAATAAGTGCTGCCATTATGGATAATGGTTGGGCTAAAATTGAAAACATTGATGGCTATGTCAAAGCAGATTATTTGAATGATAGCGAGTTATCATACACTGATTATGATGCTCCAATGACAAGCGGCTTTAAGAGTTACATGCCTTATAATGTTTTTTCGAGTAAAAGCAATCAATATAAATTGCAACAAAAATGTGGCACAGGTCAATACGGAATTCGTCAATATAATGGAAGATATTGTGTTGCACTAGGAAGTCATTTCAATGCTATAGTTGGACAGTATTTTGATTTGATTTTGGAGAATGGCACAGTTATACCTTGTATTATGGCTGACCAAAAGGCTGATTGTCATACCGATTCTTCAAATATAATCACAGTTGCGAATGGATGCATGACAGAATTTATTGTTGATTTATCATCTCTTAATTCTAAGGCTAAGCAAATGGGTGATATATCATATTGTGAAGATGATTGGAATTCAAGGGTTGTAACCGTAAGGGTATACGAAGAAAAAGTTGATTTAAGGTAAAAGGTATGAAAATAAGACAGGACTTTGTGACGAATAGTAGTTCTAGTAGTTTCATTTTAACATTTGAAAATGAGGAAGAGCTTAAAAGTTTTACAGAATATTGTGATGATTTTGAATATAAAGAATTTTTTCATTTAGTAAAAAATCTTATCTATGATGGCAATACTGACAAAGATACCTGCTTATCCTGGCTGCATAGTTATTATGCAGCCGAAATCATTGATGACATAATGGATAAATATGTTTCAAGAGATGAACCAGATTATTATAAGAAATGCATTGAAATAGAAAAGACAGAAGAGTTTATCACTGAGCTGGAAGCCAAATTAAATGAAACTGATTATCCAAAGAAAGTCGAAGAAATATTGAACGCAGAGTTTGTGGTTCATGGAATGGTTTGGGATAACAATGGTGGTGTGCTTCAATGGGCTATCAGAAATGGCTTTATTGAGGAAAACTTTGGAAAATATTGTGTCTTGTGCTGGAATATTGGTTAGGAGGAAATAATGGCAAAAACAAGAGGACTATCAGTGGTTTGTGATAACACATTTGGATTAACCTCAGACGATGTAAATATGCCAATTAAGAAAAATGGGGTTGCTATTGGCACTATTACATATGTTAATGAAAAATCCATTTATGGTTTAATTTGGGATGAATGCATTGATTTCAATAGGGAAGATAATTCATTTGAAATTAAAACCAGTAAAAAGCAACAGTCAACTGTATTATATCGCGGGCAAAAGTGACAGGAGATAAGCTATGAAAATTAGAAAAGATTTTGTTACGAATAGCAGTAGTAGCAGTTTCATTATTGCCTTTCGTAAAATGCCGGAATTAGACGAAGAGACATTAAAAAAATATCCGTGGCTGAAAGACTATTCTGGATTGGTTGAAAATGTTTTATTTGCAAAAGGAGATTATTCCGATACAAGTAGAGGAACGATTGTCAAAGACATAGATGAGTTTGAATCGGAATTTATTGACAGATATGGTTATTGTGAAGATAAAACCATAGATGATATATTTTCGCATGAGGATGAGGGTATGTACGAAATGTATCAAAATATGCTTAAATATATCAATAATGGATTTGGTATTGTATTTAAAAATGTAGACAATGACGATGAAATATATGCAGATATTCTAAGGAATATGGCGGCTGGTAATGATAATGTTGTTATTTTGGAAGAGGATTAGGTGAGAAAATGAAATATAGGAAAGATTTTGTGACCAATAGTTCAAGTTCCAGTTACGTTTGTGAAATATGTGGTAGGCAAGAATCGGGATTTGATTTGGGTCTTAGTGATGCAGATATGATGGCGTGTGTGAATGGTCATGTGTTTTGCACTGATGAAGTATTAGATTACCCGAATAAAAAAGAATTGATTCAGATGATTCTTGAAAATAAATGGAATAAAGATGTATGGGATTCAAAGGCACATACATCAAGAGATTATTCAGAAGAAGAGCTTAAAGAGATGAATAAGGATACCCTATTTGAAAAGTTCTGTTCTGAGGGTGGATACTATGATGTACCAGAATGTGTATGTCCGATTTGCCAATTCCATGAATACTCTCAGCCGGATATGGTTGCATTTTTATTAAAAGAATATGGTATTTCAAAAGATGAAGTATTTGCAGAAGTAAAGAAACTTAATAGAAGAAGAAGGAAATTATATGATAGTGAGTATATTACTTATGTATGTCAGAAATTAAATCTTAATCCTATTGAGTTGCAATCTACCTGGAAAGAAAGATTCAATACGTATGCGGCATTCAAAAAATATATCGGAGAGTAAACATGGCTAAGAAAAGGTATTATGCAGTAAAATCCGGAATCAAGACTGGCATTTTTAATTCATGGGATGAATGTAAGGGATTTGTTTCTGGATATCCTAATGCAGAATATAAAGGATTTGCTACGCTTGATGAAGCAAATAACTATATGAACAACGTAGAAGAAAAATTTACACATAGTAGTGATTCTGTTATAGCATATGTTGATGGGAGTTTTGATGCAGATAATATGACCTATTCGTATGGTTGCGTAATAATTCTTCCAGATGGTTCGATAAAGGAGTTTTCCGGTCAAGGCAATAATAAAGAAAATGCGAAATTACGCAATGTGACGGGCGAAATGCTTGGAGCGATGCGTTCTGTACGCTTTGCAATTAACAATGGATACAAGGCAATTGAAATAAGGTATGATTATGCAGGCATAGAGCAATGGGTTGTAGGAAACTGGAATACTAAAAGTGAATTAACGAAAAAGTATGCAGATGCTATGAAGAAGTGGAAGAAGGATATAAAAATATGTTTCACTAAAGTTGCAGCTCATACAAATGTCAAATACAATGAAAGAGCCGACCAGCTTGCAAAACAAGCTCTAAGAAAATGATTAAAAATATATCAGAAAAAGTATTGACATATAACTAAGCCTGTGTTAATATATAATCACAGCAAAGGAAGAGAAAAGATAGAGCTAAGTAAGACATAAAGCTCTATCAATTCTCTGCAATATATTGGTTTGTAAGTAAAATATAAGGGGGATGTACTGGTTTCGATGGGGGCATAAAATTTATTATATCGCTCGTGTGACCACGTAAAAGTCAAACATTAAATATAAACGCTAACACAGAGTTAAAAGCCGTAGCCTAGTTGCTACACCAAAATATCATGAGATAATGCTGGTAATGATTGAGGTTCAAAAACAAGCGTAAACAAAATGTCTTATAACCAAGACAGAATAAGTTCTCTGTAAACTATAGGAACAGAGTGGTGGATACAGTAAATTAAACCTTTACTAGCCTATACAATGTCAAAGAAATATAATCGCTATGATGAAAGATGTTGTGAAATATTCAAAAAGGATTGTAAAACAGCGTAAAAGTATAATGAAGAGTAATGTTTTCAGACAGGGGTTCGATTCCCCTCATCTCCACTGGTCATGGTTGACATTTTCGAAGTTTCCAAACAAGACCTAAAAATGTTAGAGAAACTTAGGCTGCAAATGCAGCTTTAGGGCTATCGCCAAGCGGTAAGGCACAGCACTTTGACTGTTGTATTCGTTGGTTCGAATCCAACTAGCCCTGCTCATATAACCGATACACTCTATGGAAAATTATGATATGAGTGTACATATATTATGATAAGG